GTACTTTCGGAACACAACCAACAAGTACTTTTGGAACACAACCAACAAGTACTTTCGGAACACAACCAACAAGTACTTTTGGAACACAACCAACAAGTACTTTCGGAACACAACCAACAAGTACTTTTGGAACACAACCAACAAGTACTTTCGGAACACAACCAACAAGTACTTTCGGAACACAATCAACAAGTGCATTTGGAACACAACCAACAAGTGCATTTGGAACACAACCAACAAGTACTTTCGGAACACAACCAACAAGTACTTTCGGAACACAACCAACAAGTACTTTTGGAACACAACCAACAAGTACTTTCGGAACACAACCAACAAGTACATTTGGATCACAACCAACAAGTGCATTTGGAACACAACCAACAAGTGCATTTGGAACACAACCAACAAGTGCATTTGGTGGAACAAACAAACAATCAACAAGTGCATTTGGAACACAACCAACAAGTACTTTCGGAACACAACCAACAAGTACATTTGGAACACAACCAACAAGTACATTTGGATCACAACCAACAAGTACATTTGGAACACAACCAACAAGTGCATTTGGAACAAACAAACAATCAACAAGTGCATTTGGAACACAACCAACAAGTACTTTCGGAACACAACCAACAAGTACATTTGGAACACAACCAACAAGTGCATTTGGAACACAACCAACAAGTACATTTGGAACACTTAGACAACCGCAAACTACATTTAAACCTCCTTCCGCAAATCCATTAACATATTCTTTTGGAACAAAATAAGTTTTACTGTTTATAAGTTAATCATTCATTGTGTAAATGATCTTTATTAAATAATACAATTGTATCATAATCACTGTTCATATGTTATATATTTATATATAACATAACAAGTTAATCATTCATTGTGCAAATGTTCTAAATTAAAAAAAAACACGTTATTTATTTATATAATTATGAAATAATATTTTATGCATTTAAATAAAATGAATGAAAGCACATTACAAATGGATCAACTTATACTAGCAAGTCAACTATACTCATTACCAGAATCAACTATGGTTAAAGTTCTTAAAGCAGCTATTGATCGAAATCCAGATAATAAATCATCTGTATTATTACCATATATAAATTCACAATATAACTCTGTAATATCATCTGCCATTCTAGCGTCTGGTAGTGTACGTTCATTTGGTTTAATGAATACTCGTAATTGGATATTCTTAATACATGATATGGGATACAATCCAGACTTTAATACTTTTGAAAGACCAGTACACTTAATAGGATTTGAATGGAGGCCAGATATGGTTAATTATATTATGACAATGGTTAATGAAAGACAATATACAAGTAGAGTGCATGATCTTGTAGATATTCAGAATTCTGATGCATTACAAGAGTGTAGAATTATTGCAACGAGACTTTTACAGAATCTTATCGAAAATGCAAATTCTGAAGAAGAAAGAAATTTTCTTTATGGAAGAACTCAGTGTTTCAGATATAGAACGAAAGAAAAGCTTAAATCAGATTTAGATCTATATATTAATTATCATGACATGTTAGCTTTCAATGGTCCACGTGATCCAGTTACAAATCGACTATGGCGTCGACCAAGACTAATACCAATTAAATATTGGGATGTAAGAGGAGTTAATGATATGAGTAGTTTATTTCGTTACCAACTCCACACAGAAAACATTGTTTTAGATTTAAGTTATTGGGATACAAGCAATGTATCTGATATGTCGGATATGTTTAATTTTGATTTTGAAGAAGAAGAAGAAGAAGAAGAACCAAAACGGGGTCTTATAACTGTTACTGGGTATGAAAACTGGAACACTAGTAAAGTAACAAAAATGTCTGGCCTCTTTAGAAATTCATTTCAAAATGATGATGAGGTAGACATTTCTCGTTGGGATACTTCTTGTGTTAGGAATATGTCTTATATGTTTGCAGATACATTGATGGAAAACAAAAATATTTCTGAATGGAATGTTGGTAATGTACTAAATTTTTCTCATATGTTTGTCAATTCAGATTTTAATGGAGATATTTCTCGTTGGGATACTTCAAAAGTTAGGAATATGAATTCTATGTTTGAAGGTGCAGACAACTTTAATTGTGATATTTCTAATTGGAATGTGAGTATGGTTAGAACTATGGAAAAAATGTTTGCAAATGCTACTCTTTTTAATAAGCCACTCAATAAATGGGATACAAAAAATGTTATTAATCTATCTCAAATGTTTTATAACGCAATAAATTTTAACAAGCCTCTTGACAGTAAATGGAATACTTCAAACTGTACAAATTTGTCTGAAATGTTTTATAACGCAATAAATTTTAACCAACCTCTCGTTTGGAAAACAGACAACGTAATAAGTATGAATGGTATGTTTTATAGTTCTGGTATTAATAATCCTATTACTTTTATTAATGCAAGACAAGTTACTTCTGTTATAGGTATGTTTGCAAGAACAACAAGGTTTAATAAACCTGTAATATTATATGATACTGAAAATTTAACTGATGTCTCTGAAATGTTTGCGGGATCAACTTCTTTTAACGAAGTAATTACATTAAATAAAACAAACAGAATTATTTTGATGAATGATATGTTTCGTGGTGCCACATCTTTTAACCAACCATTTGGTGACTGGAATTGGGACTTGTCAAGAGTTACAAGTATGTCTGGAATGTTTAAAAACGCTATTAATTTTAATAAAAATGCAGTTCCTAGATCTCAGGTGTCATCACTTACAGATGTGTCAAAAATGTTTGCCGGTGCAATAAAGTTTAATCAACCTATTAATAATTTAAATCTTTCTAAGGTATCTAATATGACATCTATGTTTTTAGATGCTACCAATTTTGATCAACCGATTAGTATCTGGCCTACAGTTTTGTGTAATATGTCTAGAATGTTTAAGGGTGCGATCAAATTTAATCAACCTTTTATTATTAACCAACAACTGTTACCAAGCAATACATCTAGTATGTTTGAATCGGCGATATCTTTTAATCAACCTATCGATGGAATAAAATTCTATACAATTTATGTTAAAGATATGTCAAAAATGTTTAAACATGCACATTCTTTTAATCAGTCACTTGATAATTTGTTTACTGAAGAAGTAACAGATATGTCTGAAATGTTTAGTTACGCTATAAATTTTAATGGTAAGATAGGAGATTGGGATGTTATTAATGTAAGAAATATGTCAAATATGTTTTCTTATGCGTACGCTTTTAATCAACCACTTAGATGGTGGTGGCAGAGGGGTACAAAAATTAATAATATGTCAAGAATGTTTTATAACGCAACTTCTTTTAACACACCTATAAAATTGAATGAACGATTAAGAAGTAAAATTAACACAACAGATATGTTTACAGGTGCATCATCTGTTACTTTTAATCAAGAAGAAATTTGGAATATTACACCTTACACATAAATTCAACAATTTTATTTGTTAACAAATAAAATTTATTACACAATTTAAAAAAAAACAGTTAGTATAATAACAATGAATAATTACGTATGCCAACACTGTTGTTCAAACTTAGACAAAGGAGATATATTTGATCATTTTATGTCTCAATATAACGACGAGAGAAAGGCTATGAACGATGCAGTTATGTATGGGTGGACAGAAAAAGATAAAAAACATTTTAATCGTTCTATTATTGTTCAACCTGATAATTTACCTCAATATACAATCTGCCCTGATTGTAAGAAAACAGACCCTTTTAAGGAAGGATAAGATAAATTTAAATTTCTCACATACTACTTAAGAGTTAAGAGTTAAGAGTTAGAATCAAAATAGGTAAGTTTTGTAACATTTGTAGAACTAGTATAGAGATCATATGCTTTTTTATAGTCCATTTCGGGTTTTCCGTAACGTTTATTTACATAATTATGGAAAGATACAAAGAAATTAAATAATTGCTCTCTGCCACTAACAATTTCGTTAATTCTGTAATAATTTTGTTCAATATGAGCAATCGCATGATCTTGACATTTTTCACAAGGTATCATATATGGCATACCCATAATAAATCCTTTCATACTTTCTTTGCAAATAGGTGACGCTTTAATGGGATAACGTGCTGCACCATTGTGTAAAGTAAACCAAAAAGCTGGACCCCATACGTTAGGATCGCTTGAATTTGCATATTTAAGAGTAGTCCATTTCATATTCATCTCTTGTGAATCATTTTTTGATTCATCTACAAATTGTTTTTTATATGTAGATTCGCCATTATCTTCTTGCATTTTTGGCTCATTCGTCTCATTTTTTTTATGTGGTGATGAGATCATTAAAAGATTTGATGTTTTGTAATAATTTCCTCGAGGCATTTTATTACAAAACCTTATTTTTTTTTAAAGAATATTTGTTGTTTTTTAATCTTCGTCTGAATCTTCAAAAACAATAATATTGTGTGTAAAATCTTTTCTAAGTTTTTCAATATTTACTTGAATTTTTTTAGATATTAAAAATTTTTCTAAACTTGGAAAATCTGGACTTCCACAAAATGGAATTTTTGCAATTTCTTTATTTTCAGTTTCAAAGTTCGTAAAAAGATTTCGTACACGTATATGATTAAGAATAGAAACATCAATTGATGTATCTGATAATATCTTTTCAATACTTTTATGTTCCGCTATTAATTTGTAAGCAGTTTTACTTCCTATTTTTGGTATATTAGGATTATAATCAGTGCCACACATTATGCAAAGATCTAAAAATTGTTCTTTGCTTAGTTCAAGACCTTTCAATACTTGACAATGCGTAATACGAACACAAGTGTCTGCTCCAGTGTCAATTTTTGTAAGAAATACAGGAGAACCATAAGCCATTACATCTGTATCTTCAGATAAAACGGCTGATACAAAACCAGCAATGCATATAGCAGTACACATTTTTTCAGCCTCTCCTGGTGCAGTATAATAAGGAACTTTAAGAATATTAAAAAGTTGTTTTGCAGTTTCAAAATCTTCTGATGAAATACTATAGAGTTGATTTCGGCGTTGTTCAATTTTTTTTTCAATCCAAACCATATCAACTTTTTCTGAATTTTTTACAAGAAGACGTTTTGGTGAACGTCTTTTCTTATAAATATCAACAAGACAACTTTTAACAATACCTGTTTTATTATATTCGTCTACTGCTTCTTCAAGTTCATACAGTTGATTATCTAATTTTTCTCGACTATCTCTTCTTTTTGCTTGTTCGCCAGATTTTTCTGGTGGTGCTCGACCATCAAAAATAAAAACGCAATGAATTTCATTTCGTCTTAGGCTAGATATTAAATTTATAAAAGCAGACAACCATCGATCTCCACATACTGCTTTAAATTTATGCATATATAAGGAAATATCAATTGCTACTTTCATAAAACTATATTCAGAAATGTGAATAGGTTCAAAAATATCAGGACATGTTTCTCTTAAAAAATTGTTAAACGAGCTTTTGATACCCATCTTTTTAATTTATTAATTTATATACTTTTAACTTGATAAGTTCATTTTTACTTTTGAGGATGCAATTTTCTTAATCTTAAATTTCTATTTTCCATCTTTATTATAAAAATGACAAAATGCCCGCCAGGCACAATTCTAAATCCTAGGACCAAAAAGTGTGTTTTAATAGATGGTCGCTTAGGAAAAAGTATACTATTAGAACAAAAATTAAAACGTAGATCTCCAAAATCTCGTAGCAGAAAAAAGTGTCCACCTGGTACAATTCGAAATCCTAAAACAGACAATTGTGTTTTAATAGATGGTCGTATAGGAAAAAGTATACTATTAGAACAAAAATTAAAACGTAGATCTCCAAAATCTTCTGGTAGAAAAAAGTGTCCACCTGGTACAATTCGAAATCCTAAAACAGACAATTGTGTTTTAATAGATGGTCGTATAGGAAAAAGTATACTATTAGAACAAAAATTAAAACGTAGATCTCCAAAATCTAGTAGCAGAAAAAACTGTCCACCTGATAAAATTTTAAATCCTAGGACAAAAAAGTGTGTTTTGAAAGATGGTCGTATAGGAAAATTTATATTATTAGAACAACAATTACAACAAAAATTGAAAGGTAAAACACAAATATCCGGTTCGGGATCTACTTCGGGATCTAGTTCGGGTTCCGGATCGGGTTCCGGATCGGGTTCCGGATCGGGTTCCGGATCGGGTTCCGGATCAGGTTCCGGATCGGGTTCGGGTTCGGGTTCGGGTTCGGGTTCGGGATCTAGTTCGGGTTCCGGATCGGGTTCGGGTTCGGGTTCGGGTTCGGGATCTAGTTCGGGTTTTGTTTTGAGTTCTGGTTCTGGTTCAATAGGATCTGGTTCAACTTCCCAATCAAGTTTAACTTCCGTTTTTGGAACTGTATCAAAAAATGTTGCGTCTAAATCAGAATCATGCCCACCTGGTAAAATTCTAAATCCCAAGACAGGACTTTGTGTTTTGAAAGATGGTCGAGTAGGAAAATTTATATTGTTAGAGCAAAAATTTAAAGAATCACAAAAAATAAAATCCCCGACTCCTCCTACACCGACTGCGACTTCATCAATTATAAAGTCAATAATAAACAAAACACCTGGAATTGTAAGACGTCCTCCATTGAAAATAAATATGAATCCGACAATTATAAATGGTGTTCCGACAATAAATCCTACACCAGTTAAGTATAGTTTTTTTCCAGTTAAAGAAGATTGTAGTCAAATTGATAATTGGAAAAAATTGCGTACACTTGGTAAAGGATCGTATGGAATTGTTTATTTAGTCTTATCCAAATATGACAACCGTGAATATGCTCTTAAAGTGCAAAAAAATAATAATTCTTTTTTAACTGAAATAGAAGCATTAAATGACCTTCAAAAAACGAATATTGTTCCTAAAATATATGCAGCTTGGACTTGTAAAAAGCAAGCCTTTATTGTAATGGAAAAACTAAAAGACTTTGAATATTCAAAATTTAGTCATCATAAAATTTGGAAAAAAGTAGGAGAAAGTTTAGATATAATTCGTGATGCTGGTTGGTTACATGTAGACACACACGATGAAAATGTTATGTGTACAGATGATAATAATCTTGTTATAATTGATTTTGGTTTTGCTGTAAAAAGAACTAGATTACACAACTTACAAACGTATCCAGACCATTTAATGTCTGCAAAAAACTGGTACAATTTCGCTCTTACTTGGGAATTTCTAGAATCAATCCAGAATTACAATTATCAATGCAGTTTTAACCCATTTTATATGAGTTATGATTTAGTAAAACATAAAATCCCAACAAAAGAAGAAAAAATTGCATATGAGACTGCATATAAAAACTATTATAATGGAAGGAAGAAATTATGTAATCAAGGATGTAGATATGCCTGTTAAATTAAAAAATATTCTATTATCTAAACAATAAAAATTATTTTCTAAAGGTTGCTAATGCTAAAAAGAGATAGACAATTAAATGATTTTGGAAAAAAGAAACGACCTAAAATAGAAATTTTAGATGCACCTCCAATTAATTCTATTAAAGATCTTATTCAATTAGGAAAAAATAACACTTTTTATAAAAACATTGATACAATAATGCTTTGGCGTCTAACTCCTCATTTAGATGAATTAAACAATCTTATTGGTATGGAAACCTTAAAGGAATCAATTTTTTATCAAATTTTGTACTATTTGCAAGGAATGCATCAAAGAAACAAATCAGATGAATATTTGCATACTATATTAATGGGTCCACCCGGTACAGGTAAGACCACAGTTGCTCATATTATAGCAAAAATATATCAAGCGATGGATATTTTGTCTCCATCCGGTCCTTTTAAAGTAGCTCACAGAGATGATTTTGTTGCTGGTTATCTTGGTCAAACAGCTCTTAAAACACAAAAATTACTTAATTCATGTATAGGTGGTGTTTTGTTTATTGACGAAGTCTATGCTCTGGGACCAGGAGAAGAAGATAAAGATTCTTTTTCTAAAGAAGCTATTGATACGTTATGTAGTTTTTTGTCAGAACATACAACTGATTTTTGTTGTATAGCAGCTGGTTATGAAAAAGATATACAAAAGTGTTTTTTTGCTGTAAACGATGGATTAGAAAGTCGTTTTCAATGGAAACATAAAATTGAAGAATATACACCAATCGAATTATCTGATATCTTTCTTAAAAAAGTTAAACATATTAATTGGGAAATAAAAATTGACAAAGAAATAATATCAAAACTAATAGAAACAAATAAAGAACAATTTTCAAATGCTGGAAGAGATATTGTAAATCTTATATCTAAATGCAAGATGGCTCACGCACGACGTGTTATCGCATTAAATAAAGAACATAAGTTTATTTTAACAGTAGAAGATTTAGAAAAAGGTTTAATAATGGTTCAAAAAACGAAAAAAAAAATTAAGATAGATTCACCACCAATTGGTATGTATATGTAATTTTGAGTTTTAGTTTACATTTAGTTTAAAATAAAAACAAATTGACTTAAAGATATTATGATACTAAATTAAATGCCAAAAAAAGTAGAAAATATTATATCTGAGAAAAAAAAGGCAATTCAGATCGAAACTCTTTCTAAAGAGGAGGAATTATCTAATCCTATTCCTAATCTTACTGATACAAGTGTTTCAAAAAAAGAAAAAGATCTTGCCAGTAGAAAAAATATTTTGGACGAGTTTGATTTACTTATTAATATGATCAATTTAGAAATTCAAAATAGTCGTGAAAGTTCTTCTAAAACAACAAATGTTAAATTTCTTCGGTTGGTGAATAAAAACATTAAATCTCTTCAATTACAATGTGTTCGTGTATTAAAACAAAAAAATACAACTGTTCGTCAAAATAATAATTCTGGATTTCAAAAACCTGTAAAACTTTCAAGTGAACTTGCTAAATTTGGTGGATGGTCTGAAAACGAACTTCGGTCTCGTGTTGACGTTACGAAATATATATGTGATTATATTGCGACTAATAAGTTACAAAATCCAGAGGATAAACGAGAAATTTGGCCAGATTCTAAACTTCAAAAACTTCTTGGATTTAATCCGGAAAAAGCAGAAAAGCCTTTGTATTACTATGGAATTCAAACTTATTTGAAGAATCAAAATCATTTTCCAAAAGACTAAATTTTAATACTTTAAAAATATTAAAATAAATGTAACTAAAATGTAACTTACTTTATTTTACTTATATAATAGGCCTTGTATGTACACGGACGTGAGTATTTATTCCATATTTCTGTTGGAACATTTTTTTTTGACATAGTAGAACGAGACATTTCTTTACGCCGAAGAGTAAATTTTGAACTTGTGATTGTATTATTACCTTTTTGATCCATAATACGATTAACAACTCGTTTATATTTTTCTATATTTTTTTCTAATTCTGCAATTTCTGTTTTAGCATCTGCCCATTTTTGAAGAATATCTTTTATTTCTATTGTAGATGTTGACATTTAAAAATAATCCGCAAAAATAAAATTGAAAAAAATTAATATAAGTTTAAGGAAATAGCAGAATAAAAGAAAACAAACAAATGTCCGATAACGAAAACACGCAATTGACGCCCGCTGAGGGTTATAATCCTAAACAACGTATGATTTTTTCTGAACCTATTGTTGGTAGTATTCCAGATAGCAAGGTTAAGATTGAATTTAAACGAATTAATATTTCTACTCGAAATGAAGATGGAACAATTGGAGAATTAATTATTCCAACAGAACGTCTATATTCATTTGGTGTTTCTGAAAATACTAGTCAAGAAACTGGAAATGTTACTGGCTTCACATTCCCTCTTTGTTTGTGGAATCGTGATGGTGTAACACCAGCTGAAAAGACTTGGTGTGATACTTTTAATGAGATTGTTGAAGCATGTATCGATCACCTTCTCGAAAATCGAGAAGAAATTGATTTGTTCGAGCTGACACGTGGAGATCTAACTAAAGCAAAGGGTGGCCTGAACCCTCTCTATTACAAAAAGGAGAAGTTCACAGACGATAAGGGTAAGACTGTTCTTAGAAATGTTCCAGGTCGTGGTCCAACTTTGTATGCAAAGTTGATTTATTCAAAGAAGCAAGATAAGTTTCTTACTCAATTCTTTGATAAGGATGACAATATTCTTGAAGCACGTCAACTAATGGGAAAGCACTGCTATTCAACTGGTGCTGTTAAAATTGAATCTATTTTTATTGGTGCAAAAATCTCTCTTCAAGTAAAACTTTATGAAGCAGTTGTAGAGCCAAGCAAGATGGGTATGAAGCGTCTTTTGGCTCGTCCTAAAGCTCGATCTAAGGTTCTAGCTTCTCAAAATGAAAATCGTTCAGCAGCATCCGCTCTTGATGATGATGATGGTGTTAATGAGGCAGATGATGATGGAGGTAATGAAGGAAGCCTTGTTGGTTCTGGAGATGAAGATTCTCAAGTTGCTAAAAAGATTCCTTCACCAAAAAAGGCACCTGTTGTTCGCAAAGTCAAGCGTGTTATTCCTAAGTAAGTAAATGTCAGAATATTATATATCTTATACTAAATATAGTATAAGATAATTAACACGTTGGTAAGATCAATCTCAATTATTTATATTTTATGAACATTTCTCATATGATATTCCAATCCATTCACAGACAATAATTCTTTGCCGCATAGCTGACAATTACATTTCTCTTGACGTTGATGTACTTTAAGTATATGCTGTGTCAAGTTGCATTGAGTCGTAAATATATTATGACATATATCACAAGATACAGAAGTCGTTTTATTATGCATCTGTTCAATATGTTTTTTAAGATTACCTACAGTTGAACATATCTTTCCACACTGATCACACTTAGACTGTGTAACCTTTTTGTGTACATTACGAATATGATTCATAAGAGCATCATTAGAACTATAATTAGTATCACATTCTATACATTTCACTATACTAGATTTTTCATGTACACTACGTACATGTCTATTTCTCTTACCACGATCTCTAAAAACTTTCTTACATATCGGACAGGTCTTTCCATCATCTTTCACATCTTTTTGGATATTATGAACTTTAATCATATGGTTTAATAAACGCCCCTTCATTTTATATTCTGTACCACATATATCACACTTGTATACTTCAGAATCAGAATCAAAATCAGGCTCCGATTCAGGCTCCGATTCAGGATCATTGTTTGTTTCCGTATTAGACTCAGGCTCATTATCTTTTTCATCATCTGATGAATCCAATTCTAATCCCATAGGCTTCGCAGACGAAGCTAGCACTATAGGATCCGTATTATCTTCTACATTACCATTTTGATCTAAAAAAACTAGATTATATATCTTGTACGGTTCATTATACAGAGATAACTTGGTTTCTTCTGTTGCTTCAATACTTAGATATTTTGTTAAAGTATTGATAGACTTTACTAGTTGTTCTACAGTTGCATCAATAACATATTCATGATTTTTTTCAATAAGTTTAGTAGCATAACGTAGTTTCAAACATTTTTCTAGAATCTTATTTTCTGTAAGATAAACTAAAAATTCTATCTTTACATCTGGCATGCTTGTTCTATATGTTTGAAGACGTGTATTAATGTTATCTGTGTAACCTATTTTAAGATAATCTTTTTCTCTCCATCTATCGGTTATGATATACAGGCAGTTTCCTTTCTTAAATTTATGATAATTTCTCTTCATTCGGAGTTTATCGTTTAGTTCAGCAAGGTGAGAATACGTTGATTTGATTTTTAAATTTTCGTTTACAACAGTTTCTATTGTTTTTTGCATAGATTGTATCTTTTTGTTAAATTTTTCTTCTAGCTCTTTATTTGATTTCTCTTGACCTAACTCAACTTTTCCAAAAAGTAGTAACTCTCTTGTCCAACGAGATACTTGTAAAGCAAAATATGGATCAACCCATTGAGCTATTTGTATAGCAATATCCATAGGATAATATGAACCACCATTTTTACCCTCAACAGCTCTTAAAATTAAACTACCTCTAAAGTGAGGTAGTTTAGAATAAGCTTCTATCAACTCTTTACTCTGTTTTAAACGATTCCAATTATCTATTCGTTTATTACCTGCTTGACATAATTTAGTACAGTTAACATAACCATCTTTGCTTACTGGTATGTTTATTTCACTATTATTTTGTAATATAAGTTTTAATTCTATTATATCTGTTGATTGTTCAAAATTTATTTTATTTTGTTGTTTAGTAGTTAAAGAATCTTGAAATTGTTTTGTTTTTTCATTCAATGTTTTGATCTCTTTATCTTTGCTTTCAAGAACCTTGTTTTTTCTTCAGATGCTTTTACTAGTTGAGTATTTGATTTAAAGACTTCGAGTCTATTATTTGGCAACTGATCGTTTTTCAGTCCGGCAGTTGTCATTTTAGTTTCTATTTTACATTGTAAATAGAAATCTTTAAGTAGCAGATGACTTGAAAATGTTAATGCGGAGTTCCTTTTTTAAGTTTTCCATCTCGATCTGTATACCATTTGTGTCCTTTATTACATTCTTTGTCGCTATAGGCACAAGGACAAATCTTAATAGGTAGTTCATTGCATTCTGGACATTTTTCATCTTCCCAATCTCCATAAGTAGCATATTGTTTTATAAAAGAAGTATTTCCAGAATTATCGTGTTTTTTTTCACCTTCTGTAAATGTTTTATAAACACCTTCTCTTGAATAAGTACCAACTTCAGAAGGATGTACATATCCTTCAATTTTTTCTGGTCTTTTATGATTTGACATATTTAATATCACTAATAAATTACTTTTAAATTAAGGAATATTTCATACATCTTATAAATTTTAATCAAATTTTACTTGCTCATAACAATTTTAGCATGCTTATCACCTAAATAAATGAAAGCATCAATCCACTTCCATATTACTTCTTTATCTTCCTTATCTAATCTTTCCGAACGCCATAGTTTTTTGAAATGAATTACTTTATCTTTTCCTAAACTATCAAAAATATTATGTTCTAAAAAAAAAGACTCATTTCGATCTTTTACCATTTTTCGTAACTCCTGATCATTTGTGTTTATTTTGTGATTAAAAATATTGACAATATTTTGTATAGGTATTTGATTTGAAAAAAACAATCTAATAACTACTAAATCTCCTTCTCCAGGAAATTGACTTATTAATTCGTCAAAAAAAAGTATTAGTTGTGTTTTAAACTCTGTTAACACCTCAATTTCGGACATTTTTTAATATTCTCTTAATCTTTAAACAAGACATCCAATGCAACTAAAATTTTTTTTATTATATTGAGATGCTGTTACAACCGCTCTTATTTTGTCACCTTCTTTAATTTTCTTTTTACCGTTTGAATAAATGTGCAATGCTTCGTCATATGTATATCCCTTTACTGAAAGATTTGGAATCAACATTTTTTGTTTTTCCGAAACTTGAGTAAAAATACCATCTTTGTACAACATACAAACAGTTCCTTCAAGAATAGTCCCAACACTTGGCATCAATGTTTCTGCTTCAAACAATACTGTAAAAATAGTGTCTTCGTTATCAAGAACTTTCTTTATTTCATTAACTGAAAGAATATGACCGTATTCTTTGCTGCATTCACCAACGTATAACTCCCTAATTTTCGTCAACAGATGTTCCATCATATTTTCATCTAAATATTTAGGATTTAAATATACTCGTTTTTTTATGATAGATGTCATTTTTTATTTAGTTTACAAAAAGCATAAAAAAATTCAATTTAGAATTTTTGTTAAACAAAAAGTTTTAGTCGAATAGAATAAGATATATTCCATCATTTTCACATACAATTATCAAACTCTTTATTCAATTCAGTCATTCTTTTTAAACTAAAAAGTTATGATATTCTTTGATATTAAGAAAACAATAAGTCCAGAAATTAAAAAATAGAGAAGAGATATACTTATAAATAATTTTATAGATAAACTTGTTTTTTTATTTTTTGAACCAAAACGTGATTTTTTAAATTCAGATAATGATGAAATACGTGTGTATTTATTTGGATGTACTAAAGTAGGAACTGGATTTAAATACATTGACTCTAAATACTTACAATGTTTGATATTATCTACTTCAGAAGATGATATAGACTTTTTAGTACAACATTCAAAAATATTATCTTTTTGTTTTAATAAACAATTTACGTCAGGTTCTAAACCTATAGATACACATTTATTATCAATTGCACATTTAATATAACTATTGTCTTCTTTACTAACATATGGGCTAATTAAAGAGCATGTATCTAAACACATAGCTCTTTGATCTTCACACATTTGTTTGCATCTGTATTTTAACACAGACAAATTATCTTTGTAATTCTTTTCACAATAACTATAACAAAAATTTACTGGTTCTAAACACTCATTTGTACAACATTTAGCCATATCTGTCACATCTGATTCAGTCCATTTTTGAGATTTTTCATCCCAATGTTTTGAACAAGTCAAAAACATATTTGATTTTGTCATTTTTATAATTTATCTTTTTAAAAATATTTCAAAAGAATTACGTAAAGAGATAACATAACTAACACTTATAATAAATTTTTATAGTTATAAAAGCAAGATTTAATGTAAATAGACCTAATGTATCGTGATTGTTTTGTATGTTTAAACAGTACAAAGAACAAGGTGTGTACTACTTGCGAGTGTTATGCACACTATCATTGTTGGGGTAAATACTTGAAAAATTATACAAATGTAATTACTTATATTTATGAACAACAAATACTAATTACTGTTCCTCTATATGCTAAATGCCCACAATGTAGTGGAAATATATCAAATGTAAAAGTTGTGACACGATCTGATACCAGATTTGGACGAAGAACTTTTTTAAGAATAAGATGTCAAAATATGTTTGCTTATGCAGACTCAACTGGAGATCTAGTCAAGAGATCTTCTATTTTTAGAAATATTTTTGAGACTATTTCTCATAATAAGAATTTACTTCGTGGAGGAGGTGAGTTTAGAAAAATGATAAGAATTAAATTGATATCTCTACATAATTCTGGTGACTGGGAATCAGCAAATTTTTACCATCTCAAAATATTTGGTAAACAAATTTAAATAATTATATAGATGACAATGTTCATATTGGTAAGGTATTTATATAAGTAATTTTATAAAAGAAAATAATTTAAAGAGATAGTATTATTATATAATAAGCACGATTGCGTGAGTGGTTAAAACGGAACGGCTTAAGACCGTTTGCTTCGGCTTCCTGGGTTCGAATCCCAGATCGTGCATAATTTATCATTTTGTATAAATTATGCGAAAAATATATTTACAAGTATTTTGTAATATTCTATTTTGTAATATTCTATTTTGTAATATTAAATTGATCCGTAAATTCCTTTAATTCTAAAATTTTAACTCCTAATTCTAATGCTTTTGCTGTTTTTCCAGAAGGCTCTCCCGAATTAGAAGAAACAACAAGTATAGAAGTTTGCTTAGAAACAGAAGTTACAACCTTACCTCCTCTATTCACAATATATTCTTCTAATTTTTTATCACGAAATCCAGATAAAACTATTTTCATACCCCCCAAACTTTGTTTTTCAATTTTCTCAGAATCTTTTTTGAAAGTAATAAATTCTTTAATATCATTAATAAACTTTTTTGCTTCTTCAAGATTATTCACAATCTTTTTTACTGTCTTATGAGAAAATCCTTCAACACGTAAAACACGATCATATATATATTCAATATCCATATTATCCAAGAGGTCTGGAAAATCATTAAAAAGAGTTGTTATCTTTTTGGTCCCCATTCCAGATCCAAACACACCTGCCGCTCCTAACAACAAAGGAAGAGATACATCTTTTAATCCTTGGTGTATATTAGTAAATGTACGTTCTGCCATTTTTTTTCCAAAACCTGGAACTTTTGCAAAATCATCTTCCGTAGCACTTATAATTTTAATCAAAGTATCAAATCCAGACTCGTACATTTTTTGAACATTTTTTTCACCGACATGTTTAATGCCCAAATCTGCAAAAAAACTAGCAATTCTTTTAACAGAACTAGTATCTGAATATTCATCTGTTTGTATATCAACATTCGAATCATTCCAAGTATACGGAATATCAGGCATATCAGGTTCTTCTGCTTTTTTGATAACGCTAACTATATAAGGAATTACATCTCCAGAACGAGTTATTTTAATTATCGCACCAGGTCCAATATTTTTTTCTACTATATATTTAGCATTAAAACCAGTAGCCCATGTAATTGTCACACCTCCTAACTGCACCGGAATAATTTCAACTCTAGGTTTAAGAACACCCCACTTGCTAACATTCCATTCAACACCTAATACTTTTGTCTCAATCAAATTATTTGAAAATCGCATTTTAAAAGCAAAAGCATAACTTGGATTACCAGAAGTATTTCTTTCATAACTTACATTTGGTTGAACAATAATACCATCTATCTCATATTTAGATTTATTTTTTGAATTAATTAATGTCTCCATTAAACTGTCAACATTGAAATCCGTTACAACATTTCTGTTAACAGTTGTGAAACCAAGTGAGTCAAGATATTCTAGTTGTTCTAATGAACATACAGATTTTTCTTTACTAACAACCTCATATGCTACAAACTCAACCGATTCAATGCCTTCTTTCATAGTTTTTGAACCAATCAAACCGGCTACCATATTTCTTGGATTTGCGTACAAAACTTTGTAATTTTCCTTAAATACTTTCTCTTTCATTATAAGCTCTCCTCTGACACAAACTGAACCTTTTACTATCTTTGGAATATTTTTTATGTAATTTGCTAAATAAGAAATATCAGCACCAATAATACCGTCCCCTCTAGTGTATAATTTCACATTACTATTTTTTATAACTAAAAGGCATGAGATTCCATCTAACTTATCTTGAATAATATAGTTTGTTGCTTTATTACAAGATACCCATTTTATCATAGCTTTTTCATCTTCCGGTTTAAATTTATTCATACTCCCAAGCCAAAAAGGAAGATTAACACGATTTTCATTTTCTCTAATTCGAGTTCCTGTCGGAATTAAGTAATTTGGATCTCGAATACTTAAAATTTCTTTTATAGAATCATACTTCCAATCTTCTAAACCGGAAGATTTCCCTGTATTATAATATAAGTCGTCCGCATATATCTTTATTTGATGAAGAATTGAAAGATCCTCAGTTAAAAGATAATTGGTAAATTTTTCATCTTGTAAATTAGATATTTTATCTACAACACTTTGCATTTTTTAGTTTCTTTTGTAATTATAGATTAAAATCCAATTTTAAAATGATTAACAAAACAATAATTTTTTTTATTCTACCGACCAGAATAAACGAATTATAAAAAATAAATAGGTTAAAGATCTAAATCGATAAAAGAAAAAGAAGAAAAATACTTTATGTGCTCTAAATATATTATTATTTTTATTTTTAATGTTTTTATTTATTAAAATGAAGACACTTATTTACCCTAATAATTATCCAATTTATATTACTGATGATACTGTTACATGTAATATGTTTACATCAGATAGTGATAATGTAAGAGTTGCAGAATTTAATTCAATAGATTATGTTTATAAAAAATTATCCGAAATTGTAATTAAAAATGGAAAAGCAAAATTATTAGATATTGGTTCACAGGCAGGATTATACTCTCTTTATTCTAAATACTTTAACGGAGTAGAAGTAGATTCTTACGAGCCTTTTCCATTGTCTTATAAATGTCTAAATGATAATATTGTGTTAAACAATACTAGTGATAGAGTTTTTTCTTATAATATTGGTTTTTCTAACAAAAAATCTACTAATTTAATGAATGTACCAGTTGACTTAAACGTTTTTGAAAATGTTGAAATTACACTAGATACTATTGATAGTTTATATGAAAATAAAAAAGTTGATTTTCTTAAATGTGACGCCGAAGGATGGGAATATTTTATTTTGCAAGGAGGGATTTCTGTTTTAAAACGTGATAAACCAGATTTGTTAGTACAAGTATATAATGAAACAATGAACAATTCTGGTATTGCGACAATCGAGTTTTTTAATTTTTTAAAAGATCTCGGATACATAAAAACAGATGTTTTTGATTCAAAAAACATATCATTTTCAATGTTTCCAAGTGTACAACAAACCATTTATCCAATATTCGAACAGGTCGAGCAGCCGTTCATAGAACCAATCGAAGCCTTTATAGATCCCACGTTTATAAACACAATTGAAGATCCAACTCTTCACAAACCAATAACAGAACCAATAGTAGAAACAGTCAATGCCTTTATAGATCCCACTTTTGTAAGCAAATTTGAAGATCCAACTCTTCACAAACCAACCATAGAGCCAACAGTAGAGTAAAACGTAGAACAATCATCACCTTTATAATCTCATTCGTAGTTCCGACTCTTTAGACACCTTGAGAATTTTAATAACTTATCTCCAAAAAAGAATTAAAATTGCGCAACACACAAAAAAAGTTCCACAACCAAAATATCTTGTATATTTTATATTTTTTATAGCGTTTTCTTCATTTACAAAAAGTAATCTGACTATATTTAAATAGGGTGATTCATCTTTTTTGTTGTAAACGCTTTCTTGATGTCCAAGATGAATTGTTTGTAATAATACAAGCAACAATATAATAGTAACATACAACCATTGTTTAACATTTGGTCTTTCTTTATTGCTAATAAAAAGAGCAACCAATACAGCAATGAATTTTAACAAATCTCCTATATGATCATACATATCACCAAATTTTGATACCATATTGTATTTTCTTGCAAGTTTGCCGTCAACACAATCAAGATAATAAGAAATAAGCCAACAAATAGCAGCCAACCAAAGCCTGTTTTGCATAATTTGATATGCTGTAAGAAACCCAAAAATAATGCTTAGAGTCGTAACCATATTTGGAGTGAAACCAAGATTATAAAAAATATGTAAGTGTGTATCAATAAATTTAAATATGTATGTATCTATCGGACATTCACAATGTTCTTCTAGTTTATTTACCATTTATTATATTTATTATAAAATTTATCAATAAATTTTATTCATATAATTACAAACTTAAAATTGCCATTTCTTTTGTAAAAGTATCATTATCTTCTATATTCTTGATTTCTCTAAATTTGTCTGTCAACCTGTTCATTGTGTTTGAACTAAGAGTAACAATATCTATATCTTTTTCTTTCACTATAATATCTGAAAGTCTTGAACGTTCTTCTAAAACCAACAAAGACGATTTCTTTATTATAGGATCTTTAATAGCATTTTTTAACTTTCTTGCCTGTATATCTTTATGAACAATACCATCAACGTCTTTATAAATAAAAACATCTCTGTTTCTATCTGTACAGTGATAACTTTTGTTTTCCCCATCCCCATTTGTTATATATTGAGATGTAAACCTAGCAACACCTATAAGACCATCCTTTACATGTTCAAGCTTAAAATTATCTTCTACTTTTTCTTGTATAATCTCTGATCTCCAATCAGATACTATCAAATTTTGAGTTTTGTTAGTTGTCTTAGTATTACCAATATTATTAATATGATGTGTTGGTTTAGAAGCCAAAATGAACATTTTTTCCTTATAATCATTTATTTCATTTCGTAATTCTTCTATAGTTTCTAAAGATACACATAATTCTTTTTTAGTCACTTCTAAGACTTTTCTAAGTTCTTGAATATCAGGAGTATTCATTTTGCATATTTTTAAATGAGTATCTAATGTAAATTTAAGTGTAAAACTTGTTCCGCAAAAAATACAAGAATGCTCTTCTGGCGCAGATTTATTTTGTTTGATTAAACAATATTTTGCTGTATTTTGATGTTTTTTTAAAGCACCAGCTGTTTTTAAAATTTGATTACAGTATTCGCACTCCATTTATTATAGCATTTTTATGTGTTTAAAATGTTTTTCGTAAAATCCAGGATTTTCCAGGAAAATTACGGAAAATTATAGATCATTATACAGAAAAATGTGACTTTAATCAATATTTTTGGAAAAACACAAAAATTGTGAGAGAGTTGGAAGCTCCCATAGGATCTGGTTTCAATTCAAAAACTTTTTTCTCCTCCTCCTCCGCATTTTTTAATTTTTGCGCAAAATCATTTTTGGAGTTCGGAAGAAACAATTTTTATCTGAAAAAAGTCTAAATTTTTTATATTCAAAATATCATTTTGTGCAAAAATTATTTTGGAGTTCAAAAGAAAAAGTTCGGCGGAGAAAGAAAAATATTTTGTTTTCTAAATAATTTTTAAAATTCGTAGAAAATTTCCTTTGGATTATCTTTTTTTATTTTGCTCCTCCACCTCCTCCGCCTTTTTTGAATTTTAGTTCTAAAAAAGTTATAAATCACAAAAAACTAATACCAAATAAATTTTCTATATAATAAATGATCACTGTGTTTCCTAAAGAAGGAATTCATTTACGCTCAAAAAATACAGGAAAAGATTATTACTATAATCCAATAACGGATACTCAACAATATAAACCATTTGATATTCAACAAATGATTTCTATACCTGATGCATGGGATATTTTTTATTCGAAAAATAATATTCCTTACTTTAAAAACAGTTTGACATCTAAAACACAATTTAAAATACCAGATGATAGTATTTTAGAATCAAAATCAAAATGTGAATCAGAATTGACTTATCCAATTACAAATCTATCTGATATAGATATTCCCACAATGGACAAAAAAGGTACTACAAAAAAATCTGAATATTGTTATATACTTCATTCCAATATATCATTTTCTGATAAACGTGAATTATTTTGTAATCATAATAATTCTACAATATTTGATTCACCAATATGTGATATTCAATGTCATAATGTATTTCTCCAACAACTTTACGAATCTTTTTTTGCTAAATATTCTTTGGAAGATATTAAGATAACTTATGATATTGTACTTGTACATAGAAAGATATTTGATAGTTTTGATAAATCTGTCTTATTAAAAGAGTATAAAAAATGGGCAGATGCTGAAACTCCTTATTTTCCAGTAAATCAAAAAAATCGTAATTGGTCTAAATATAGAAAAAATGATATTTTAATGAATATCACAGGCTTAAGTCATGATCCAACAACAATTTTGCTTAGTGGTGGTTTCCTAAAACAACTTAATTATGCTTTACCAGTTTCATTTACAACAATAAGAGATTATATGTTCAATACTATCTTGAAGAGATTACGTGGTTACAGAACAAATTCACAAGAAATAAACAAAATTTCTGCGACAAAACAAGTTGGTATACCTAATTTTGATTATGATGCTCTTCAATTTGCACATTCTTGGTACAAACGATTGGCATGGAATCATCCAGGCAGAGTTCAATGTGGAACAATTCCATTTCAAGGTATGTATGAACATTCTGCATATAAAAAGTCAATTCCTATTGAATGTGGAATATCTGGTTCTACAAACTTTTGGATATGGACAGCTCTCTATACAAAAGCCAATTTAGATTTGACTGAAACTCGTATGCTTATATTTTCTGCATTTTTAGTCTTGTGTGCAGATGGTGGTCACAGTCTTAGTGAAGTTCTTTCTTCGTGTGTACTTACATCTATATATTGGAAGTATTATAGTAGATTTTCAAAAGATAGAACACTTGTGGAATATATAGATGGTTCATCATTTGCATCTAATCTTTATGAAGTATGTAAAGATATAAATCCTATTGGTAATGAAAAATTTATATGCATAGATTGGAATGATGTAGCAGATAAAATATATAACACAAAGTGTACTACTGGTTGTGATGATAAACAATGTCCAACTGATAAAAATTGTATTTTTCCAACATTCAATGATAAAGCTACACCAATTGATAAACTAAAGACACGTCAGATGTTGGAAGCTTTCTTTTTAATGGAAAATAATCGCAATAAAAAATCTTTTGGTTCTTATACTACTTTTTTAGATCAATTACCAAAAAACATTGATGATATTAGTAATAATGCTTTACATCGTGTTATTGATTATACAAATGAATTTTGTGGTAAAAAACCAAAGTCATTGCCAAAATCAACTTCTAGTGTTAAAAGTAAATTAAAAGTACGTAATGATTATTAAAAGAAACATATATTTATAAATGATAATTTATAAATCAAAACTTACATTTCATCCAAAAATTCATAGATATAATCTTGTGATTTTACAGTTTTCTTAATTTTATCTTTTAATTCTTTGCATATTTTTTCTTGATCTTCGCAAGTAGGTAGTAAGAGATTTGCAAAAGTATATTCTTGAAAAGTAACTATTAAACTCATCATAATCAGGACTAAGATACATACGTTAAAATCAAAAAATTCATAACAAAATGCGATGAAAGCTACTATTAAAGTTTGCAAACAAATAAGATGCTTTCTGGTTTTATTTTTGAAATAGTTGACGCTTGAACGAGTAATCTCTATAATATTTTCTTGATTTTCGTCAATTTCTCTGAGCTGAGAGTCCATTGAGTGAAAATTCTTCAACAATCCTTTTAAATTATTAGCACGTGTCTCGGCTTTCCCTAAGCAATCATTCGCTTCTTCTACCTGATTTTCAATGTCCTTAATTTTAAGCATATATTCTTGATTTTGTTTTTGTAGAGTTTCATTCATAAGAATGATGTATCGTTCTTGCGGTGAAGCTCCAGATAGAACAAATTTTTCAGATAATGAATTGTTAATATATAAATTAGAACTGTTTTCTGATGTCATCTTATTTTTATAAGATTTTTTGTGTAAAATCTTATAAATTCATTTTTATATTTAATTGTAAAATCTTATACAACTCCGAGATTATTGAGCAATGCAAGATTTTGTTATGTAAAATTATTCACAAAATTGCATAAGAAATTATATAATAAACCATCTTTATTATCTCTTCATACGTTCAATCTGTGTTAATAAAAATACTAATTTCCTCTAATCTCTGAAACAATAGTAGCCTAATAAGAATAATCCTGACGCAACTATAGTAAAAGAAAACCCAAATATAGCAATTTTTCTATATTTTTTGATAGTCATTTTATCTATATTCAACTGTTGGTTATTTGAAGTTGACTCAATTTCTTCATTGTTAGATTCATTCATACTTTTATTATTAATAAATATCAATAAAATATCTTTATTTTAAGTAGTTTAAATATCATAAACACAATTTATATTAATATAGAAATTATTAATAGGAAAAATTAATTTTATTATGCGATCCTTTTGAAATATTCAAATACAATTTTATCAACTTCAAGATTTTTTTCTCTTATAATATCCATAAGAAAATTTTTAATCGCAATTTTATGGCTTTTATAGTCCTGATCATCGTATTCTGGTGACATAGTAATCTTAACCTTTATAGTATTTAATGATTCCTTAGGAGTAAAACATTCAGTAACAAAATATGACATTATAGTATTTGGTTTTTTAGGTGTCTCTACAGAATAAAATCTCATTATTAATATCGATATTAAGTGTGGATTTTTAGCAAAAAATTTTTTTCCCATTCCAGTAAATTCATTACGAAACTTTTCGTTCCATGACACACTAACATCAATAGGAGGTTTAGGTTTCATTTTTTCAATCATAGAGTCGGCAATAAATTTTAATATTTGATTTGGTAATGTTAACAATTGTTTTGCCATTCCATTCTTTTCTATCTCACTACCTCTTTGTTTAGCTAATGCTATATTTGCAATCATATTAAAAACAGTATATGCATACATCTCTTTTTTCTCTTCTTCTGATAATGTTCGTGGGTCTAATAATGTCAACCGATCATAATTTTCTTTTGACATATAAGCTTGATCAGTCATACTTTATTTTATGTTTATAAATAAATAAAAAAAGTTAAATTAATTTTACTATTTGGACCACATTTATAAACATAAAAATCGAGTGTTTGCACACCGATTTTTTATTAATAGTCTTACGTTATAACCAGGGGAAAATTAATTTTAACATCATATCATATAATCAAATACAATTTCATCAATTAGAAGATTTTTTTCCCATATAATATCTATAAGAAAATTTTTAATTGCAATTGTATATTCTTCATAGTCGTATTTATGTGGATTCGAGTCTTGAATTGTATCGTCGTATTTATGGGAATCCGAGTATTGTTCAATCTCAACCTCTATAGTATTCAATTTTCTATCAGGTTTTCTATGTTTAAAAACCTTTCGCCAACGAAAATCCATTTTTAATACCGATATTAAATGTGGATTTTTAGCAAAAAATTTTTTTCCCATTCCAGTAAATTCATTAATAAAAGTTTCGTCAATTGTCACACGAACAATAACAGGAGGTGTCGTTTTCATCTTTTCAATCATAGAGTCGGCAATAAATTTTAATATTTGATTTGGTAATGTTAACAATTGTTTTGCCATTCCATTCTTTTCTATCTCACTACCTCTTTGTTTAGCTAATGCTATATTTGCAATCATATTAAAAACAGTATATGCATACATCTCTTTTTTCTCTTCTTCTGATAATGTTCGTGGGTCTAATAATGTCAACCGATCATAATTTTCTTTTGACATATAAGCTTGCTCAGTCATACTTTATTTTATAAAGAAATAAAAAAAGTTAAATTTTACTATTTGGACCACATTTATAAACATAAAAAATCGACTGTTCGTACACAGATTTTGTCTCTCATTATTCATAAAAGAAATCTTTTAGTTCTTTTACATTTTAAAATATTTGTTAAATATAAATATTACCGTTGTCAATGACTTTTATGTAAGATTGGCTCTTCCGGGCGAAGTTAGAAACCACATAACAGGACAATTAGAAAGTATCGTTGCCCTTCTTGCGGTTGCCGATCCTGTTGATTGTCGTTACATTTTTTCAGATGCATTAGAACAACCTAACTTACACAGTAATTTGACTGACCATATTAATAATATGAAAAAAGTAGAACTATTCAAGAATTATTTACATTTTGGTTAATATAAATTACGAAAACAGTTAAACTTGATAAAAACACAGATATTAGATATATCAATATAAATTTACTCCAATTAATTCGTTCTATGTTTTTGTGATCTGTAGTAGTTACGATTTTTGGTCTTGAAAAATACAAATAACAAAATATGAGAACCTCAATAACAATAAAAAGAACTACCGTTTTAAAAAAATAATCATTACTTTGTGAATAATTATTTTCTAAATAATTTGGTGAATATCCAAGAATTCCTTTATCTGCTCGTTTACGCTTTCCAATACCAATTCCTTTTTGAAGACATTGAGACAAACTTCCGATACTATCATAACCTTCTGGCTTTTCTGAATTATTTCCACAATATATTTTACGTTTATCAATTGGAGTGTATGGACCTGCAAACTTTGAGTCATATGACATGTTAAAACCTTTTCCAAAACCTTTTTTCATACAACTATGCCGTGTACCAATTATTCTAGTACCATCTAGAAGTTGATCATCTTGAGCATTATTTCCACAATATATTGGCGGCATTTTATTATATAATAAGATAACAATAATTTGAATATTTTCTTTCTCACGTTTTAAAAATGTCGGAGGAGGAAAAATCTTTTTCTTTTTTCTTTTGTTTTCTAAATAATTTCAAAAATTCGTAGAAAATTTCCTTTGGATTATCTTTTTTATTTTCCTCCGCCTCTTCCGCCTTTTTGAAATTCAGTTTTAAATAAAATGTAAGGGGTTAGAAGCTCGAAAGAGTTGGATTCATATGAATTCGTATGAATCTAGCAGCGGACTAAAATCTAAATGTAAGTTAGATTTTCAAAGACTAATTTTGTTTATTGTTAAATTGACTGTGTAATCTTATATGTCAATTCTGTAGTAATTAAAAATAAAAGTCCACCCCAGATAACATCTGTAGTTGCTAAACAGGGAGACCAATTTTTTATTGTAGCGTGATTTGTTGCATCATACACTCCATATATAACAGCTCCAAGTAAAAATGCTTCCCAAGAAGGACGTTTTTTCCTTAAAATAAAATAATAAAGTCCTAAAATGATAAATAGGTAACATATAATCACGCTTACAGGTCTAATCTGTATATCCGAACCCTGAACATTTAAAATTTGCTTTTTATACATATTTGATGTAGAATAAATATAAATCGAGTCTAACAAAAGTAGAATAACCGCTGAAATAAATAATTCTTTATATAACATATTTGTGTTATATAAAGATTAAATATATTTTTAAAATTAAACAAACATATTATTAAACAAATGAGCGATGAAGAAAATATTAAAGTTTTTTGTTCTACTTTAAATGTTGACTTTCTTGATAAACTTAGTGTTTCAGCAAAAGAATTTTTTATTGATAAATCTTATAATTGTTTGTTTCAAAAATATGGAAAAATAGAACTTGCAAAAATAATACTAGAACATTACAATGAAATTAAAACAGTCGCCGATTCATTAGTTGTTAATACTGAAAAATATGGAAACATTGAATATGTAGACTCAGATGGAAAAAAAGTTAATAAACATAAACTACTTTTTAGAAAATTTAAAAACGGGTGTATTTTAGAAGGATATGAATCTTTAAAAAGGCTTGGAGTTGTTACAGTACCAGTTATACCTTTAAAAGATATTCCAATTGTTAGAGATGAATTTATTGATACGTTAAGGAATTTTCCAGAATACAAAAGGAATCCTGATAATCCGGATGAAGATAGTTCTGGTAACACTCTTGTATATGTTCTTGGCGGTTTTGCAGCTTTAGGAAATCCGGCTTCTTTTCATAATGAATTGGTTCGCGATTTGCGCAAAAAATGTCAGATTGCTGCAAAACCTTTGTTTAAAAAATTAATAAATTCTTATGCTAACAAAAAACTTCAATCAGAGACTAAATTACAAATACTTTTTGATAGAATGATGTATCGTATAGTTAGTCAAAAACCAATTGCAGAATCGTGGCATAGAGATGTTATGCCTGCTAAATATATTAAGGAAAATGATGAAGTTTTTGGCGGATGGTTAAATTTAGACACGACAGATCAATATTTTTCTTGTATTCCTGGATCACACCTTAATGTTAAGCAAAGAGAATTAGAAGAAGGATTTGCAACGATTAGTGCGGAAAATATAGATGCTATTAGCGAATATCGTCATAAATTTGTTGTTCCTCCCGGACATATGATTATTTTCCCTCAATACATTCTTCACGAGGTTGTTGCGCAACCAATTAAAGGTTTGAACAATATGATGAGACTTTTTACGGGATGGCGTACTACTATATCAACAGATTATTTACACCCAGATACAGAAAAATTAATGCGACAACAAGCGGTAATGCCTTTACCAAGCGGTCAAGTACCACCAATATTTGGTAAAAGTCACAATTCATATTATTTGTGGAAAGAGTTTGGTCCTATTCCAAAAGATAAAACATATAAAGTTAATCTTATTGAGTGGTCAAACAATACTTTTTCAGAAAAGGTGTTAAAAGAATATGATAGTGCTCATCCTCCTAAAAAAAAGTTTGATATAAATGATTTAGTAGTGATTAAATTAAAAGAAAGTGTACCTTACAGTGTAATTGAAATATTACCAGAATCAATGTACAAAATTCAAAATAAATTTGAAACACACATTGTTCATATTTCAAAATTAAATAGACCGGCTTATAAACTAGTTAATAGATTTCTTAAATCTTTAGAAGAATATGGTTTCCCTTTGTACACTCCGTATACAAAAGAAGAAATGGAACTTTACAAACCTCAAAAAATTAATTGAGTTTTTCAATTCCTGTGTCATTATTTATGCATTCTTAAATTGTAATTTGTTGAACTTTACGATTGCTTTTAAAAATAACTTCTCCTACTTTATCTGTTTTTTCAAGATTATCACATCTGCACCAATCGACTTTTACATTTTTTAAAGTTCTATATTTTGTACCATTTTTACAGAGTTGAGCAGCCGTTTGAATCATAAAAGGAGTTAGTTCAGAATCTTTGTATTCAAGGATTACATAGCAAGAAGGAAATGATGCTAAATGAAAAAAAAGATAATGATTGTCTGAATTGTCTAAAAGAGACCAATTTTCTTTAGCCGTTTCACCCAATTTACAAATAAAGTTTTCATATAAAAAATTTTTCATATTTTATTCTACTTTTTATGTATTAAACTGATTTTTTAGGTTTCTATAACAATTATCACCTGCACATGTAGCTATATGCATAATAGGTATATTTATATCATCGCAATAAGTTTGTACGTCTGTATACTCTTTATTATGTAATAGATAAAAAATAGACTTACTAGTCTGTTTGTAAATCATTATTGCTGATAAATAAGGTATAAATATATTTGAATTTTTAGGACCTAGTGGAACAGAAATATAAGTTACTGGGTCATTATATTTACAAGGATACTTTTTGGTATCTTTCATTTGTATAAAGCGTAAAAATTCGTCTCTTTTTACACATAAAACATTATATGCGATATTACCGTCTGTGTTTGGTTTATTAATAGTTATAAATAAAATAGTATCTGTTTCTAAGAAAGAATCGTTAAGTTTACTTATTTTACACATATTATCTAGACATTTTTTACCTTCTGGTAAAATGCTTACTTCGTTTATTCCGATTTCATATATTCTATAAAAAGTTAAAAGTATATATTTCATATGTTTGTCTAATGTTTGTAAAACATCTATGTTTGAATTTGTGTTGGTTGGATCATTTTTTAATTTTTCTTGAATTTGTATGTTTAATAGTTTGGAAGACAAATAATAATTGATTCGTATAAATAAATCGCTACTTCTTATTGGATCTTGTTCATTAAAAATATAATTTGCGATATACATATATATTATACTATTAATTTTCAATTCGTGTAATTCTTTTAATTCTAGCAATTCGTCAGCATGAAAGTTTTTTATGTAACCAAAATCTTTAAACTCTTTCATTATACTTTGACTATCCGTTTTAAATTTTTTTTTAAGATTGTACATATGTATTCTTTTAATGTCTTGATCAATATTTTTTGGTATTTCAGCTATTTGTTTATTATATTTCTTATTTGCTGATTCGAATAAAAAGGTTTTAATTTCGTTTATTTCTTGAAGATTATTAGTTGTTTTCGCATTTTGTAAAAACTCTAATTGTTTACGCTGTGCAAGTCTCATATTTGTTTTATCTTTCTTGTAATTTATAATAGAGTCTAATATATTATTCATATTTACAGAATCTTTATCTAATGTTTTATCAAAATCATTAATTGAAGAAGTCATAATGGTTAACTTATTTAATTTATACAAATATTTATTTGTAAGATTTTTAAAATAATTTATTTTTATTATTTTAAAGACGTATGAGTTTTAAGATAAATGAATAAAAATGATGTTCATATTGCCTTGCTTATGATGGTTAAAAACGAACACAAAAGATTACATGTATCTTTAAATAGCGTTTTAGGATATGTAGATTCAATAGTAATGTATGACACTGGATCCGAAGATAATACTATTGAAATTGCATCAGAATTTTGTAAAAAGAATAATATTATTTTTCGTTTGAAACAAGGAACGTTTGTTGATTTTTCAACTTCCCGAAATGAATCTCTTGATTTTGCAGATTCTTTTGAAGACATTGATTATCTTTTGCTTTTGGATTCAAATGATGAATTAAGAGGAGGGTCAGCTATGAGAAAATTTTGTAAAGAATCAATTGACTTACCAAACACAGGATTCCTTGTTTGTCAAGAGTGGTGGAGCGGACAATATATTAAATATTTCAATTTACGTATGGTAAAAGCTCGTCAAGGATGGAGATATGTTGGATCAGTCCACGAGTGGATGAAAAACACAAGATTTAAAAATGATCAAGAAGAGATGGCTTCTGAAGACAAAAAGATACGTATGCCACCACAGGTTGTATTGTATCAAGATCGAACAGCAGATGATGATAAGTCTTTAAAAAGATTCGAAAGAGATAAAATTCTTCTTTTAAAAGAACACGACAATGATCCAACTGATACACGAACTCTTTTTTATTTAGCACAAACTTGCTCATGCTTGGGTCATTCTGAAGAAGCTTTTAAATATTATTCTTTACGTTCTACATTAGAAGGATTTTGGGAAGAAAAGTTTCAAGCTTTGTTTCGTTGTGGAGAATTATTAGAAGTAATAGGTAGAGAATGGAATGAGTCAATGAAATGGTATCTCGCAGCTTTTGAATATACTTCTAGAGTAGAACCTCTTTTAAAAATAGTAGAACATTATAGAAATAGAAATTGGCATCTTTGTTATATATTTGCTATGTTAGCATGTAAATTAGCTTATCCTGAAGATTGTATTCTTTTTGTTGATAAACAAATGTATGAATATAAAAGGTGGCATTTGCTTGGAATTGCTGGGTGGTATTCGGGAAATTACGAGGAAGGAAAGAACGGATGCGTCAAAGCGATAGAAGCAGCAAATTTGGAAATAGATATTTCTAATCTGAAATTTTACGAAGAAAAAGAATTAAAAGATAAACAAATTTTAAAAGATAAATTAAAAGAAAAGATAAAGTCTAAAAGAAAGTAAAATATTCAGTTATTAAACTCCTCCTTTTTCTTTAAAATAACTGTGTGAGTTGTAAAATGATCCTAATTTAGTTGTTTTTAAGCCAGATAAAGTACCATCCCTTTTCATAGTATTATAAATATTAACTAAAATATGAAATGCGATTTTTGGATTTTCTAAGATTTTATCCATCAAAATATCATTGTCAATAGTTGATGGATCTACCGCATATTCTGCTCTTTTATGACCTCCACAACCCGTAACCCAATATCTAATCATAGGAGAATTTGCAACAGTTGGATCAAAAGGTTCGTGCTTTTCAATAGCATTATGCATCTTAATTAAATATTTTCTAGCAGCTGTATTAGCTATTAATAATTCACCGGCATTGTGGTTTTGAGAAACTAAACTTCGGTCTTGGTTTTTTGATTCTGTTTCGCAAAACTCGTCCCACCCATAAGCACAGTAATCAGACATAAAATTTTGACATTGTCCGCTATTAGATCCGTATAATGATGGATTTCCACCATGTAAAAATCGTTGATCCATATTATTACCAACACAATAAGTTAATGGATGATTTGCTAAAGATAATTCAGTTAATCCAAAATCAGATACAGACTTGTATGAATTCTTCATTTTTACTTAATATCCGGAAATATTTTATATTTTATTAATTGTTGCAAAAATAAAAATGATATTTAAGATTTTGTTTCTAAATAAAAAACAAAAAATCAAATGTCTCAAACTAAGTTTCAACCTGTTATTCAACGTTTTAATTTAAATGAATCAACCTGTGAAGAATTGAAAAAGCTTACTCCAAATTTTGGATTTAATGGTCTTGGAGAACTAGTGTTCAGGCGAACATACAGCAGAAATAATGAAGATTGGGCGGATGTTGTAATTCGAGTTATTCAGGGTTGTATGTCTATCCGCAAAGAGCATTTTTACCGTTCTTATCTTCTATGGGAAGATGAAAAGTGGCAAACTTTTGCGTCTGATATGGCTCTGTCCTTGTTCCATATGGAATGGTTGCCACCTGGAAGGGGTTTGTGGATGATGGGAACTGAGTTCACATATGAACGTGGATCAATGTCACTAAACAACTGCAGTACTACCGATACAGAAGACGATTTTGTCCATTCTGCCGAGTGGACTATGGATGGACTGATGAACGGCGTTGGTGTTGGATTTACAACCAACTGGCGTGGAGAAGCTACCATGCCTGACAAGAGTGATTCTGAAATTTTTGTTATTCCTGACTCTCGTGAAGGTTGGGTACAAAGTCTTATCAAGTTGATGTGTTCATATATTAATAGTCCTCGGTATGGTAAGAACAAGTTTCCTATTTTTGATTATTCTCAAATTCGAGCACATGGAGAACCAATCAAAGGTTTTGGAGGTACTGCATCCGGATTTGATCCGCTTAAGCAAATGCATGATCGTATTGAAAGCTATTTAGATGCTTTCTGTATTGGAAGGTTGCAATGTACTTCTAAGACATGGAAAGAATTCAAGTCTGAAGATCTGGAACAAGCTAAAAGTGAATGGCGAGAAGTTGACGTTGAAGTTGACAAGCCGTACTCTCATACGCGTCTTGTAGCAGACGTCTTCAACGCTATTGGTGCTTGTGTTGTTGCTGGTAACGTTAGAAGGTGTCTCCCTGGTGATGCTCTTGTTCATACAAAAGTTGGGTTGATTCCTATTAAAGATGTAGAAATTGGTCAAGAAGCGTTGACTTTTAATGGTTATCAAAAAATTACAAATAAATTTGTACAAGGAGTTCAGAAGTTAGTAAAGATTATTACACAAGATGGTGATTTTAGATGCACACCAAATCATCGTGTCGCAATTGCAACGTCCTATTCTGATTATACTTGGAAAATGGCATCTGAACTTGTAAAAGGCGATCGTCTTATTGGAGCTAGAGATTTTATCGAAGGTCAAGAAACTTTTCTACCAGAGTGGTCTTATGAAAAGCCATCATCTCATAGCACAACTTGTAAAGATATTATTATTCCTGAATTGGATGCTGATATGGCTTGGTTTGTAGGATTATTTCATGCAGACGGTTATACATATCCAAATTATAACAAAAATGGATTTAATGCATATGTTTCTTTAGTTTTTGGTATTGATGAAATGGATATCGCCGAAAAGGCTAGAGAGCAACTTGAACGCTTTGGGGAAAATCTTCATGTTACTCTCAAGAAACGAAAAGATGAGAATAGTCTAATGGTTCATTGTCAATCAAAACAAGTTGCGTGGTATTTTGATAAGAACTTCAAGAAAGCTAATACTGAAATTAGAGTACCTGAATTTATCTTGAAAGCGCGTCATCATGTCAAGCTAGCATATGTAGCTGGTGTTACAGATGGGGATGGTTGCACTGGTAATAGACCAATTATTGTCGTTTCTACTGTTTATGAAAAATTTGCTCGTGATTTGCAAAATGTCCTTTATTCTTGTGGTATTGAAAGTAGGTTGAATATTTGTACTAAAAATTATCCGAGTAGGAATGATAACTGGCAAAAAGTTCATAATTTGAGTTTGATTACCAAGAGATCCCAAACAGAATTTTCAGAGATTCCAGAGCTTATTAAGGATCTTAGAGTGAATTCCAAATCGCAAAATGCAAATGGTTTCCCAAGTAGTTTTGAAACAAATTCAAAAGTTAAGACTCTATATGGGTTGTATTCAAATAAGCAATTTAATATTGATGCATATGCAAAACAGTATGGAGAATGTTCGTTTACCCCAATTGAAGTTGTTGAAGTTGTTGAAGACGTAGAAGAAGAGACATATGATATTGAAGTTGAAAATCGTCATGAATTCTTTTGCAATGGAATTATCTGTCACAATTCCGCAGAAATTTGCCTTGGTGATGTAGATGACAAAGATTTTATGAATCTGAAGAATTACGAACTCAATCCAGAACGTTCTGCGATTGGTTGGTTGAGCAACAACTCTGTTGTGCTACGTGCAGATCGTGGTTATGAAGATTTTTCATATATTCCCGAACTTGCTCGTCGTATTCTTGATAATGGTGAGCCAGGTATGATCAATTTGTACAATATTCAAAAGTATGGCCGGTTTGGTAAAGAACTTCCAGACGATGCGACAATGGTAAACCCCTGTGGTGAAATTCAACTTTCTAACTGGGAATTGTGCAATTTGGCAGAAGTGTTTCCTCCTAGGTGCTCTGATCCACAAAAGTTTTACAAAGCACTCGAGTATGCAACGTTTTACGCATCCACAGTATCTCTACTACCAACTCATCGTCCAGAGACGAATGCTGTAATCGCTAAAAATAGAAGAATTGGAGTTAGTATTTCTGGAATCGCACAATGGGTTAGCAAGTCTGATTCTGACGAGTGGGGCAAAATGAATTATACCAAGATGATTACATATCTTCGACAAGGTTATAAAGTTGTTCGAGAAACAAACACGCGTCTTGCTAAAGAAGCAGGAGTGCCGGAATCAATTAGAGTAACAACGGTAAAGCCGAGTGGTTCCATTTCTCTCCTTGCAGGTTGTACAGCAGGCGTACACAGTCCCGTCAGCAGATATGCTATTCGTCGTGTGCGAATCGGTATGACTTCTCCTCTGATTGAACCACTAATAGCGGCAGGTGTGCCGCATGAAAAGGATATTGTTTCCGAAAATACTTATGTTTTTGAATTTGTTATTGATCACGGTGATGTTAGGCCATGCGAAGACGTTTCACCGTGGGAGCAGTTTTCTTTGGTGCAATTGATGCAAAAACATTATGCTGATAATTGTGTTTCCGCTACTATATACTTTGACAAAGAAAAAGACGGCCCAGATGTTGAGAAAATGCTCGCTATGTTTATACCAAATCTGAAATCAGTATCTATGCTTCCTCATAGCGGTCACGGCTATGCACAAGCTCCTTATACTCCTATTACAGAAGAAGAATATAACAAACGAAAGGGTAATATCAAGATTATTGACTACAAGAGTGTGAGAGGTAATGTTCCAAGTGGATCAAAATTTTGCTCCGGGGACACATGCGAACTTTAAAAGAATATTAATTCTCGTTTTTAATCATTTGAAATAAAGCAAACATTGTAAAATAAAAATATTTTACAATTCAATTACATAATTTATAATATAAAAATTATTATAAAAAAATGAGTTGTTTGTTTAATAGTTTGAGCTATTTTATCAATGATGATAGTTTCAAAATAAGACAGACAATATGTGATTATTTAGAAGAAAACAAACCAATTATAGATGGAATGGATACAAAAGAGATATTAAATTATGAGAATGATAATTACATTCAACATATGAGAAATACATGTACTTGGGGTGGGGCTATTGAAATACAGTGTGCATGTAATATTTGGAATGTAAGAATAATTGTATTAAATAATAGAGATTGTAAAAATAGATCAATTGAATTTATTCAATTATCTGGACAATATGATAGAACTATATACTTAGAATGGACTGGTGGTCATTACGAACCTGTTAGAAATTAATGTTTTTTGATGCAAACAGATCCTAGTATCACGTTTCAGTTTTCAGTGGTGATAATTTTTGTACTTATGTCCTTTTAGTAAAATAAAACTTCAAATATAAAATTGTTTTAACTATCTATGTATATAATTTTTTAGATAAATAAAAATGTCTCCACATCCAATTGATCTTGAAGACTGCATCACCTTCAATGAGTATATTTTCTCTTGTGACGAGATTGATATTGCTAGTAAGCAAATGGTGTTAATGTACAATGACGTAAAGAAAAAATTTAATGATCCTAATACATGGACTGAAAAAAATAAAAACAATTATGTTCGTGTTTACTTTAATCGTCCAATGAAAAAATGTTATCAAAAGACCGTATTAGTAAAAATTTATCGTAACTGTATATCCGAAGGTCTTATTAAAGTTGATAAGCAATTTGAAAATTTTATTCGGGCAAAGCCTAATAGATCTAATTCTGGTGTTATCAATCTTACAATGGTTCTGGAATCAGGAAAATTTTCTTGTGCTCATAATTGTTTATATTGTCCAAATGACACTACAACTATTGTTCCAAAAATTTCTACAAAAGAAATGAAGGAACGGTTTTTCAAAGTTGGAATTTCTATTACTAAACTTCAAGAAATGACTGACGAAGAACGTAAGATAAAATATGGAGATGATTTTGAGTGGTATAAAGGAGTTTCTAGAAGTTATCTTCTAGGAGAACCAGCAGTCGATCGTGGTGCTGAAAATGGGTGGGATTGCGGACTTCAATTTACATCTAGATGTGATCAGCTAGACGATATGGGGCATGATATTGATAAACTGGAAGTAATTTTTGAGGGAGGAACTATTGATGCATATCCAACTGATTATATAGAAAAATTTACTAGAGATTTATATTATAATGCTAATATCTATATGTCTCCGCATCGTGAGCCTTTATCTGTTCAAGATGAGATGTTAATTAATGAATCTTCTTCACATTGTGTTATTGGTCTCACATTTGAGACTCGTCCAGATTCTGTATGTATGAAGACACTGCAGTTTTATCGAAGTCTTGGTGTTACACGTATTCAGATGGGAGTTCAATCTATTTTTGATAATCTTCTTAATAATGTTGGAAGAGATTGTACAACTAAGTCGGCAATGCTTGCTAATAAACGTTTGAAAGTTAATGGATTTAAGGTTGATAATCATTGGATGCCAGACCTTCCGGGATCAACTTTTGAAGTTGATATGTTAATGGCAAAATGGTTATGTATGCAACCTATAGATTTTGAGTCTATTAGTGATGAAGCTAAGATTATTATTGGAGAGCAAGGTATGACACTTCTTCAAAGTAAGAACACACATCTTCGTTCAAATCAATGGAAGTGGTATCCTACAATGGTTCTTCCATTTACTGAAATTAAGAAATGGCATGATAAGGCAAAAGCTCTTGGAGCAACTAAAACTGATCTTAGTCAAGGAATTTATGTTCCATATGGAACAGACGTTGGTAAGATTGAAGAATTAATGAAATTTGTTTCAACTCATTGTCCTTATGATATTCGAATTAATAGAGTAATTAGAGATTTTAGTAAAAAGGATATTAGTGGTGGAGCCGATCGTCTTGGTATGCGTGGTGATATTACAAAAGAAGTAAAGTTAGAAGGAGGTTTAGAGACAGATATTCGTGCAAGGGAGGTTAAAGGTAAGTTTATTGATATTAATGATTCAAAGATATTTATAGATGAGTATGAAGCATGTGATGGAACTGAATACTTTATTAGTCTAGAAAATTCAAAAAGAGATATTTTGTATGGTTTTTGTCGACTTAGGTTTAATGGAGGTGAAAACCCAAACCAGTTTGTCTTTTTCGAGTGTTTGAAGCAACAGCAACCTTCAGACTCTTATCCAGACGGAGTTCGTGTTTCAATGATTATCGAACTTCATGTTTACGGTAGCGTTATTGCAAAGGGTTTGGATAATATCACATCTAAAACTCAACATCTAGGTATAGGTAAGTTTTTAATGTATATTGCTGAGTACATTTCAATTAACAAAGGTTATAATAGAATGTCTGTCATTGCAGGTATTGGTACTCGTAATTATTATCGAAAACTTGGATATAATCTTGAAGAAACATATATGTTAAAAACGTTGACACATAAAAATATTTATTGTCCTGATCTATGGATAGAGAAGTCTCCTTGGTATTCTTCAAATAAGTCTAATAATAAATCTAATAATAAATCTAAATATATTGCGGGTGTTTGCATATTTACTTTTGTTTTATCATTAATTGTTGGTAAAAAATACTTTAGCAGTGATAAGTGCAAATTATAAGTCTGAAAAATACAAAGAAGAGAATAAATTATATTCATAGTTTCTTTTCGTAGGTTTATTCTTAAGAGTATTTTATAACCTATAATCAGGTTATAAAATTAAAAGTTTTTTATCATTAAGATTCTTTTTTAGAATTCATAATATTTTGAATATAATAAATCAGTTCATTTGTATCAACTTTATTAAACGTTTTGATACTGGACATTACAATACGATCATTTTTATCAACTAATAATGTTTGAAAAAAATATTCTTCATTTACATTATTTGATTTGCACGCTAAAATACTTAATGCTAAATAGTTATTATTTAATAAAGAGACACGAAAAGATGTTTGATCATTAATAGGAAATCTAATTATAGGAATTTTGTGTACAAGTAATTGTTCTGCAAGTTCTTGAATATTACATACAAGATCACCTTGTCCTGTAAAGTAAGCATTTAAATAATGAAGCATTTCACTTGTAAGTTTTTGCTTACATGTTGGACATTTACGACTAAAATGTTGAGATATTCTTATAAACTTTGCCATACACTCGACATGAGCAAAACCTAAATCAGAACGGCAAGCACAACCAAGATGAATAGGTTTAGGATTACTTTCAGTGCAAATGAAACATTCCATTTGTAAAGATATATTTTATCTATTAAATCTACATTTAACGTACAATTCATTTTAAATAAATAAAAGTTCTCCACTAACATGCAAAAATCTTTTAACATATTCTTGCCTTTCAGCATTGTCAGTTGATTTCATGTCCCACCAAGAAATGTAAGGTTTTATGTCATCTGATATCGGAGGTAATAAACCAATAACAAAAATATGAAATCTTTTTTCTGATTCCTTTTGTTTCTTTACTTCTTCCTCAATTTGTTCTAAAGATGGATTCATCATTGCAATAGTTACATCCAGTTCTAATTCTGGAGGTATCCAGATTTTATGATTTTCAGGATAACGGTATGCGTCTACACGCCATTGCTCTTTAACTTCAATATCAAAATAACGGGGAGGTAATCTATCTTTGTAATGTTGATAAATATTTGCAACATTATGTTGAATAAGAGAATTACGATGAAAAGTAAAATTACCATCACGATTTCTATACTGATAATAACCACATGCTCTAATATGACAAAATTTTGTTGCCAAATAAGAGCGTAATATCAATTCATAATCATCTGCAACGGAAAGTAAAGGATTATGACGACCAATTTTATCATATAATGAAGTTCTCCATATTCGTGCATGATTAGGTACACCTACAATATGGCTTAAGGTTAGACCATTCGGTGCAGCTGCGTTTATAGATGGAACATAACAGTTATGAAATTTTGACCATTGAAATATATGCATTTCGTATCCAAGACCAAAAAATTCTCCGTATATTGCTGGTTCATACGTTTCTTCAGTTAATTCTGCACAATCAGTATAAAAAAATCCAGAGTCTGGATTAGCAATACCTGCTTCGCGAATCCATCTAAAAAGATCTGGATGAAAATCATCATCATGATCTATTTCAATAATATATTCACCCATTGCCATTGATCCTGCTAGACGTTTCATTTCACCTATGTAACCAGAATGTAAAGGTGCCTTGAAGACTCGAACACGCATATCTTTTTCTTGAAGTTCCAATAATTGTTTGTAAGTAACATCATCTTTGGAGTCATCCCAAATTATCCATTCCCAATCCTGATATGTTTGTGATTGTAGGCTTCGCCAAGGTCGTAAGATTTTGTGACCACTATTGAACGTACTTGTAATTACAGACATTAATGGCCAATCTGAATCAAATTTGTGTGCACCCGGAAACATAGAATTAAAAATGTTACCACAGACATCTAATTCTTTAGGTAGTTCTTTTATATTTATCCATCTTTTGCGAATCTGAAATATTTTGTTTAAAACATTCGTACTAGAACAATATGTATAATAAGCGAGTGGTTTGTAAATATGATATAACTTTGATAATCTTTCAAATGTTAGATCACCCAATATTGGAATCCATGTATAATGTTTATTAATTATGGGATAGAAAGGTGGTTCCACATCCGAAATAAAAAAAATATTCTGAAGACCAGATGTTGGTAATTTCTCGGAATCGTTAATAAAATTATAGTAACAAGCAACTTCAGGAATATAACAGTGCTTTTGAGGATTTTGTTTAGCTACATCTTCTATAAAGAGTCCATCTGCATAATATATTTCAACACGCCAAGGTATCCACATAGATATTGGGACTACAAACATAGCAGTGTCAATTTTACGAAGAACAGGCTCTGCACCTTTAAAGACAAAATTTGTTGTTGTACGAAAAGGATCTTGTACAAAAAAGCGTTGATCAAATGTATAAAAATGTTCTGTATCAAATGTATCAACAAGATCCCAAAAGTGTGGATGAATAATATTATCATCATCCAAAAAATAAATAAAACCTTTCTTAACAAAATTTACACCATGATTACGTTGTGCATTACCGGCAATACCGACTTGATCACAATCAAGTTCACAAATTTTTGGTTCACCTTTAAAACAATGTGTATATTTTTTATTTTTTGTTGTGTCATAGACGATAATCCATTTTGCAATTTTATCTAACTGAATACTTTTTAGTATTATAGGTAAATTTTCTTGTCGATAACAGGGTGTAATTATTGTAAGCATTTTAATTAAATTGTATCTCTTTTTAAACAAGATTATATTACCTAAAAATAAAAATGAAATATTTTGTCAAATAAACGTTAAATATTAAACAAAATGACTAGTAAAATCACACAAAAAGCATATGATGATTTTATTAATTCTGATAAATTAATTTTAGATATAAGTCCATTCTATATTTCTCGAAAATCAGGTAATATTCGTCTTGAAAAGCTTCGTAATGGAGAGTTTAAATTTACTTGGTTTCGTAAACATACTAGCAGATACGTTGAATATTGTATTGCTAATCAAGATAAGCATAATTATATATCTTTTATTTTTTCATTATTTGAGGAATTAATTGAAAAAATTGGTAAAAAAGATGTTTGTTTAAGACATTCAGACTGTCAAGGTAGTTGTTCTGCTTATTTAATTACAAGTCCAATCGAAAAATGTGCGATATGTCTAAAAGATGAGCAGATGCATATGCTTGAGGAAACGCAGTGTGAACATAGATTTTGTTTGGAATGTCTAGATATATATGTTAAAAGTAAACTAGATTTTACAGACGACGACAATGAGCATGTAATTGATGATGGAATACCATGTCCTATTTGCAGACGAAATCTACAATTATGTTGCGTTTGTGAATATGCATTTTTTGAGTGTATTTGTAAATGAATAGACATAGATAAAAACCTAATTGTATTGTTAGGAGGACATTTTATAAAACTTTATTTTTGTAACATAATATTATGGGTAAAATCTTAAATATAGTCAACTATAAAAATTGTAATATTTTTAATATTACAATTTATTCTATGCAATATCTTTCGTATCAAAATACTTTACAAGATTGTTCAATATAGTTTTTTACGATCAGACTCTTTTCGTCCAATTTTACAAACACTTGATAACATAAAAATCAAAATTGATTTTTTCTATGATTTATAACATAAAAGATAGAAACTAAATGGATCGCTCTTCGTATTTTATTAAAGATAGAGCTTTATTTGGAAGTTTTCCAACACAAGAAGCAGTTAACGAGCTTGAAGAAGAGGGTGTAAAATATTTCATAAATTTAACCCATAAAGATGAAAAAAAAATAACACCGTACACAACAAATCAGACACAAATATTATTTCCTATTCTTGATCGTCAAGTACCTAAAGATTGGACAGAATTCGCTCGTTTTATAATTCGTGTCTCAGACATCATAATGTCGTTAAAAAAAACAGAGCGTGTTTACTTACATTGTAAGGGAGGACATGGTAGGTCTGGTGTAGTTGTTGCAAGTTTACTTTGTTATATATTTGGATTTACGCCAGAAAAAGCTCTTGAACAGACAACAAAATCTCACAGTAAAAGGAATATTATGCGTGAAAAATGGAGAAAACTTGGATCTCCTCAAACATACTATCAAAAACACTTTGTGTACAAGTTTTTTGAACCGCTTATGTTTTATAGAGCTTACAAAAATGGTATAACAGCTGGATTTTCAAATTTTACTTTGCACCCATTAACAATTAAAGGTTTTGGAACATTTCCAACCTCAGAAGCTGCAATTCAAGCTTATAAAAATCCAACCGATAGAGAATATGTTGAAAATCTAGAAAATTCTAGAAGTCCTATTATGTCCAAAGCTTTAGGACGTAAAACTGAATTGAGACCAGATTGGGTTCAAGTATGTAATAAATTAATGTATCAAGTTCTTGAAGCTAAATTTACTCAAAATCCAGAATTAAAAGAAAATTTGATTCGTACAGGTCTAAGACCTATTGTTCAACACACTAGGGGTGATTATTTTTGGGGAGATGGAGGTGACGGGACTGGACGTAACAAACTAGGTAAAATACTTACTTCTCTCAGAGAATCTTTTTACAGAGAAGAAGAATAAAAAAAAATTATTTTTAAAAAAGTTTATTGTTACTTAAAATTTTATATTTTAGAGTAATAAATGTCTAATACTAGATACATTGAAATTGATTCTTCTTATCGTAATAGAAATGAATGGCCTAATCCATCTGAATTTGAAATTATTATTTCTCAAACTGGAAGAAAAGATATGCATAATTCACAGGATCCTGTAAGTTTAGCGACTCCTATAGGAATTTCATGGTCTCCTTCTACTTTTAACATTGCTCCTTCACAAAAAATTGTGGCTACAATTAAAAATGTAGATGTTGGAAACGCAAGTGATCAAAAAACAATAATTAAAGTTGACAGTTCGCCTGCTGCTAACGTTTTTAACAATATCGATGGTTACTATAACGGCATTGTTCTAAAAAATGATACACAATCAACAGCAGGTAATACAATAGCTAGCAGAATTAGTTCTTTTGTTTGGCTCGGAAAAATTAATGCTAGTACGGATGCTTACCAAATTACAGTTGACGGAGCAATAAAATTTACAGATGGGGATACTATTTCAATTAGCGATTCAACTTCAATATCACTTACCGATTATTATTACTTTTTTGTACCAAATGGTCGTCCTGGTTTTAATGCATATCCTGGCTGTATTTTATATAATGAAACACATAATTCATATGAAAATATATTAGGATATGATTGCGTTACTAAACTTGTTAAAGTAAAAAAAAATATAAACTGGTCCTTATCGCATACCTTTTCTATACGTAAACAAGCTCCAATAAAGATTAACAGTATTGAAAACACTAATTATTCAAAATCTGTTTTTTCTTTACCTGATACATTTTCCGATCAACAAAACACATATCAAAACTCTTATATAAAAATCGGAAAAGAAGTACGAAAAATTATTCGTTATGAAACTTTTTCTGGCAAAGCAATTGGTGGCAGTACAACTACTGTTTTATTCCCAAATAATGCATCTAACATAAATGGTTTTTATAATAATGCGTATATTAAAAGAGGAACAGATGTAAAAAGAATTATTAGTTATACGGTTACCGGTATTGAACCCAATTTAACCAAAACCGCAACAATCGATGGATTTTTTTCATCTGCTGTACTTGCAGGTAATGATTTTACTTTTCGCAGTGTTTTTGTTAGCCCGGCTTTTGATTTTGAGATTAAGACTCCTCCTTTTGAATTACTTTTATTTTCACACGATAATCACAATCCATTTGTTTATACAGGAAGTATGGTATCGCAACAAGAAGCTGTTTGTTATCAAATTGAACTTATGGATCTTATTGTACCAAACAAAATCTTAAACTGTGGATTCGGAAGTCGTATAGCTTTTTATCCTTATTTATACGTTGAGCTAACAAATATTTCAGGAGCAAATGTCGGCATGAAAAATACTATTTATTCAAATAATCCAAATGCTACAAGTATGATTTTTCGTGTGCCTATTTATGATGTTCAAAATCCTATTGCTTCTGCTTTTGTTAAACTTGACGGAGATGGAATGGTTCAAACAGTTAAGTTTAAGCCAAATGAAAGCATTTTCTTTTCAGTTCATCTTCCTAATGGAGAACTTTTTAAAGTTCTTGATCAAGAACAATATGGTCCTTATACTCCAAATCCTGATATTCAAATAAGTGCTCTTTTTAGCTTTAAAAGAGTATAATTAATATATTTTTTTTATTATATATAATAAAATGACTCAAGAAAAAATAAAAAAGGATGAAACAATTATTTTAACAAATGTCCATTTGGTTCTTATTAATGCATTATCTTTTTCTGTTGCTTTAGGTATTAATGATTTGGTTACAACTATATTCAATAGTTTTCCAAGTAGTAATAATAATATTATCAAAAAATTAATTTACGTTGTGATAATGTTTTCAATAACTATTTGTGCGGCTTTTTGGCTGTTTAAAATAAAACAAACAATTAAATAATTTACATTTAAATTGTCTAATTAAGGTCTTACATATTTGGAATAACAGTTGTTAAATAAAAAGAAATTTCTTTTTATTTATTCAAAAATTAATATTATTATTGTATTTTACAATAGGATCTTGTGTCATTTTCAACCTCATTTTCAACCTCATTTTTAATCTCATTTTCAACCTCATTTTCAACCTCATTTTTAATCTCGTTTTCAACCTCATTTTCATTAATTTCTTTATGCAAATTACACTTTGTATTGTTTGTTACTTCTTTCAAACAAAAACTTTTTAATGTTTCAATATCATTTCTGATGATAATATCAATACTATTATCCCTAATAAAAATTTTAACCGATATTGTATTGCTACCCTTTGTAATAATTTCATTCACAAAGGATGCATGTTTTGGTTTATATTTGGTTGAATATGTATATTTTGAAGTAGATGCTGTTATAGTGCATATTTTAAAATTAACGGTAATGTTAATAGTTCCATCAAAATGATTCAAATCGGATAAAATAGTAGGTGATACAAGATTACCAGAATATTCAACATTTTTGATAAAATAATCATCGTGTTCTTTAATAATAGCAAGTTGTTCAATTGTTTTATCTTCTTTGGATATAAATGCTTCTGAATTCAAAAAGTCAGGAATCTCTTTAGATTTGTATATAAAAGTTACTAAATCATCAAACGATGATGAGTAAACAATTCTGTAATTCAGATAATCATTATCATCATCACATGACTCATAATGACCTTTAAGGTGTAGTTTGATGTACATATAAAAGATTTTATTTTCAAAATCAGTAATTTTAATGATACTAGTTGCTTTTGTCATATGTGAAAACTTATTTTCTGAAGTACCTAAATTAATTTCCTGAGTAATATTTGTTTTGCTTTTGGTAAATAGTTTTAAATATAGTAATTCGGTTTCAAAATCTTTAAAATTAACAGACCCAAGTGACCAAAATTCTTTTGGATCTGGTTCTGTGAAACGAAATACATTTGTCTCTCGTAACGTTTTATCTACATAGATTATATTATACTCACTGCTAGAAGAAGTAAAACGTTTTCCAGTTAATATCAAGTCTGGAACAGATTTTCTTTTTCTTTTGAGAATTTCAAACAAAATTCTATCAAATTGAGATGATTGAGTCATTTTTAGGCTGTTTTTATCTTTATAAATCAATCTTAATTAGTATTTTTTATCTGTCAAACTATTTCAATTTTACAACTTATTAATTTGTTTTTTAATATTTATGTATAATAAATGAATTTAGATAGTACAATATTTACAGATCATATGCACAACTTTTTTGGATCTTATTGGAATATTATAAAACAGAGTCTTATAGAAGCAGAAGCAATTATAGCAGGAGGTTCTGTATTAGCGGCTTATTCTGATGACAGTGTTAATGATATAGATATATATATTTATGCAAGTAAAGCAATTAAATTGGTAGATATCTTAACTGCAAATGGAATATATAAAATGACAGTAAAAAACTATTTACGTCCATCCTACGATCAATCTTTTTTTAGAAAAAATAATATTTTATCTAGATTTCTCTTACAACAGACGTGGGATTACCCTATAATAAATGGTGTAGCAATAAATAGAAATCAAGCAATAAAAACTCGACAAATATTCCCTGATATAGATATTATGATCATACCAGACCCACCCGATGGATCTATTCTTGATGTGGTAACCAATTTTGATTTGACTTTTTGCGAAATATGGTACGATGGACAAAATGTATTTGCAGTAGATCCAGAAGGAGTTATGACTAAAACAGGTAAATTAAAAAAGGACTATGTAGACAAATTATTGGTATCGTTAAACAAATTTACTGTACAAAGATTACAAAAATATATAGAAAAGGGTTATAGTATAACCTATGAATCTGAAACAAAAATGAATACATTTGAAAAGGAAAGAAAAAATGTAATAAGTCCAGAAGAATGGATTGTACAAAAACTATATAATTATATTGTATTTTCTTGTAGATATAATAAAAAGGAAGCACTTAAGATAATATGTACTTATCCTTTGCCTAAATATACATTAGAAGCTTTTAAAACAATACTACCTAATCTTATTCGAAAAACGATGTCACCATCTTTTTTGGATGGAATAAATACTAATAAAGATATATATATGAAATTATTAATAGAAGCAGGTGTTAAAAGATACCCTCCTGAGTATTTCAGATACGTAATAGACATATTGAATATAACAAGAGCAGATATATCAGAGTATAAAAAAAGGCATATACCATACCAGCAAAATATTGATAGATATAGATGGCAAAGAGGTGATGGACCCTTAGATTCAGAAGTTGATTCATTTGAATTTGAAGAAGCAGATGATATTGATGAAAGACTAATGAATATGGATCCAGAACAAATAAATGCAACATGTTTTGATATTATTACGCATGAAACATATGATATACACACATATTTAAGTGAAACGAATACATTTTTATGGATTACTAAAGGAAGTACAAATCACGATATCGATATAATGTGTTTGTCAAAAGATTATATTCAAAGAGCTGTATCTAATAAATCAGACTGGTTTTATGAATGCACGGCACCTCCAGAAAGATATATATGGTTAAAAGATGGTGAAGGAAATCGTACTAGCAGATTTGATAAACCAATGGATACGTTTGGCGATACACCTTATGTAAAAATTACACTAAATTCTAAAGGGCTTAATGGTTTTATACCATTAATTCAACTTAAAAAATTATTGCAAAGCGAACATAAAATCTATTATCTTGATACGAATGATTCTATGTCGCATACAATCAATTATCAACATTCATGGCAAAGATTGAATGGGGGTCCTGTTGTTGGAACAATCAGTTCTAATGATTGTCAATATGGAAGCACCATATTGATTTCTAACTTGAAAATATGCAGAAATCAAGAACAATGTCTAAAATCATTACAGTTTATCGGAGAAGAATACAGACGACTTTTTGAAAATGACGATCCCGAATTATTAGAAATGGAACATAATACATTTGAACCTAATGTAGATACTATATACATAAATATATCTGGTGAACAAGAAAAATATACGATTATTGGACCATTATCTGAAGATGAAATAAAAGAAATTGTTACTATACAAAGAACGTACGATACAGATAGCTGTTTGAGGTTTATGCAAAGAAAATATGGTACCCATTTTATTATAAATATTGCATGCAATATTGATTGCGTTCGTGATATCCCAGTCATTAGTCCATCTATTAAAGATTTGAGTATTATTAGTGATCTTGGTGTACCATTATCTATTAATATATACGTAAATAATAGTATTGATCGTCAAATAGCGACCGATTCATATGATAATAGAGTAATTAATCTTATAAATAAAATGCTAAAAATATTACATACTATTTCATTGTTTAGTATTAACGCAGATGATCTTTCCTTTCGATTAGGATATTTTAATACATTTCAAAATGAACTCTTAAAGAACAAGGATTTATTCTCAATAACCTTATCAGGTATTCAAGTACCCTGCATGCCTTTTGTATTGTTTTTGCAAAAAATTCCATTATTAACAGACTTATCACTTGATTATTGTACTTTAGATGTATCTGATATAGAATTTAATGAAGATGAATTTTCAGATGAATACACAAAAGCTCTTAAGAATATCACAACTTATTCTGTTTCCAGACAAACGTTTATTAATAACAAATCACAACTTACATATATGTGGCAACCATTGCAACAAGCAACAAATCTACAATCGTTGAGTTTAAAAAGGAATAATTTTCATGGACCTCGATCAATTGCTGGATTAATTGCTGGATTACATAATTTGACACATCTTACTTTTCTGGACGTATCTTTTAACGATTTTCTATCATCCGACGATGATCATGATACAATAGATATGTTTTGTTCGATTATTAGTAAGATGATTAATTTAGAGACTTTGAACTTAAGCGTCACAAATATTGATAAAGAATCAATGGTTATTATTTTGAATACTCTTATTCATTTACCTCGTTTGACATATTTAGATGTTTCATTAAATTATTTAGATGAGGAAGATTTTATACAAATAGAAGAAACATTGCCAAATCTTGAAAAACTTGTAACAAATAACTCTTTATGATACACGTTTGAACATCTATTAATTTTTTAATCGATAAGAAATATTTTTTTTAGAAATTTTATTATGATTAGTGTTTATAAATGGATAATTGGGTAAAAGTATTTGACGAAAATGATAAAGTTTATTACTATAATAAACTTACAAAAGAAACTCGATTAGATAACCCGTCGTCACCTGTAAGGCCTTTGCTAAAAGAAAAAAACACCTTATCTGATTTTATGAAGACATCGCAACTGTTAGAAAAACAAAAACCACGTATTGGTAAAATACCAACTTATTTATACGAAAAAATTGACAAACACCTACCCTTAAAACAAAAAACTTATATGGATTTATTAACTAGTCCAAAACAAAGAAACATCACAAATAAAGAGATGCAAAATGCTATGGAAAGTGATGCCGATAAATTAGAAGATCGAAAATGGGAAGAATACTATGACCCTGACGACAATTACGATCGAGAATATGATCCCGATTTTTCTGCTGATTGGGGCGAACCACCAGATGATGAATATCAAGTTTTTAAAAAAAAGGATCGTAATGCATATGCACCTTCAGAATTTGATTTTGCTGTTGCAGATGAGATTTCAGATACAATTAGAAATAATTTAAACCAAAAATTTCCTAACTTACCTTTAGAAATTATTGATAATGCTCTTATGGATGGCAGAAATGCTTATTTATTGTTATTTGAAGGTACACTCCGTCAAAGCAGAAATAGTATACAAGAAGCAAACAATATATTTTATGACTCAGTGATGGAAAGCATAAATAGACAAAAGAAAACAGCATACGAAGTGGTGAAAACAATTCTGTTTGCACAAACTCGTCACTATCAGTCTGGCCTTACACCTACTTCAGAACTTGGTTCTTTTTTGTTGCAACCTGGACAAATGCAAATTATACTTGAAAGATTTGACAACCTATTTATAGAGTTAGAATAAAAATTTTTGATAAGAGTATTTAACCTTTTGTAAAATTACATATGATATTCTGGCCATACTAAATCATCAACAACATGTATAATTCCATTTTTTGCTATAATATCTTTATGAATAATTTTTATAGTATTATTAATATAAATTTCTCCATTAATATTACTGATTAATATTTTGTTAAAAGGGTCATTTGTATTAAAAATTGAGCACTGGCTGTCTTCCAGAAGTTCAGAAGTTATTTTTTTATTTAACATTGATGTTTTTATAATATGACGTGCCAAACTAACATCCATACGACCAAAAAAATCTTCTAAATTTGATATTTCGTTATCAGAAGGTATAAATAAAGTTGCATTTGTTTGCATTGATCCAAAAATATCACACATCATTGCTTTTTCAACAATATATTTAAATTTAGAGAAAGTAGGTGTGTCATTAATAATACTCATTAAAGAATTCTTATCTTGAAATTTTGTAATAGGTTTGCCTCTTAAATCAACAAAATCAAACATATGTGTAAAATTATTACTTTGTGAATTTGGTCCATTTGATACCATTTTATATTTTGTTAAGAAATATAAAATTGTTTATATAATTTATTCAGAATCTTCACTTCTTGCTGGAGATACTCGTATAGAAAATCGATTCCTTTCTTCTCTTTCTTTATCTATAACTATTATAAGAACACCATTTTTTGAACTAATTTTTACACTCTCTCTGTTTGTAACACTAATAGGAATTATTATTTGTCTTTCAAATTTACCATATATGATTTCATTTTTTACAATAGTTGTTCTATCAGAAAATGGTTTTTTTCTTTCTCCTGTAACAATAATTCTATTATTAAAAAAATCTACATCAATACTATTATTTTTTATTCCTGGGACATTAATATACACCGTAATCATACTAGATGATTCAACAATATCTACGGATGGTTGCCAAAAATCGTTCATATTCATTCCTTGAGCTTGAAGAAAATCACCCAATACTCCTGAAACGTTGTTTTGTTGTGTTCCTTCCATTAAAGCAATTCCACTAGACAATAATTGTTGTAATGATGACATATTTAATAAAATTATGCGTCTTTTTAAGTCTTTTTAAAATTATCTAAGCAAATTAGCTAACCTTTCTGAAAAATTTGTTTTATTTTCAGACTCTTTAGATTGGTGTGGTGGAGTAGATGTATCAAATATTTTATTCGAATACGGCACATCATCATCAATTTTATTATTTTTTTTGTTGTATATGTAATAATAATAATAAACCCCCAATAGAGCAAATAATATGATTACAAAACCAATTAACATCCAATTTGTGTTACTTGTTTTTATTGGAGGTTTGAGATTTTGTGTGTTCAGAGGAGGTAAATTAGCTTTAATTTCTTTTTTATCAATTACAACTTCTACTTGACATGGTTTATCGCTCTTTAGGCATAGATAGTAATTTTGATATACATTTTTATCACTTACAATATTTGCAGAAATAACACCATCATTTGCATGTTGAAAATCTAAATTAACGTTGCTATCTAAAGTTGATTGGTCTACTACAATAGCGTCAAAGGGAGAATTATCTAGACTTTTTGCACTAAAAGTAAGATCAAAATTAATTGATCCACCGTTTAAGTCTAACAGTTGTTTTCCACTTGTCAAAGATAAAGTTTTTGTTACTGACATTTATCTTTATGTAATTATTCTTTTTAAACCTTTGATTTTATTAATCTTGTTTATTATGTAAAAATATTTTAATAATAATATTATTATAAAGATGGGTAATAATTCTGGAAAAAATTTATTACATTTTCAAGCGGAAGTCGGAAAAATCGAATCAAAAAGACGATTGTTTAATTTATATTTGTTTGCAGGTTTTTTAATTATAATCGGATGTGTTTTTGTATATCTTTCTTTTATACCAACGTCGCCAATTAGTTGTTATAATCAAAAAAAGACAGTATGTAATAAAGATCAAGAGGATTGTGAGAATCCAAATACCATTTTGGAAAGAAATAATCAAAAATGTTCTGTAAAATCAAAAAATCGTTCATTTTTAATAGGAAGTGTTTTATTATTATTGTTAGCAATATGTATAATATATTACGCAAATTGGCGTGATAATTTAATACAACATAACTATTTAGCGGCTGTTACTGATGGAGGAAATTTTGAATTAGATGCTACATCTAAAGTACTTGCTCGTGTGTTATAAAAATATAATCTGCATCTTGAATATTTATTTCATTTTTTAAAAAAAAATACGGTTTTACTCTTATCAAACCAAACTCACACCATACTGATTTTAATGGATAATAAATAATTCCAACACTTTCTATCATCTATTTATAAAATTGAGATTTTATTATTACTTATTTATTTTATAAATAAATAATGTCAGTTGAAGATCTTGTTTTTATTTGTCTTTTTGATGATTTGAAAGAAAAAGCATTAAGTTGTGGTCAGGGCGGCAGAAGTGTTAATGTAAATACTAACTGGCAAATTATAAAATACGGTGACCCAGACATACCACATATTATCAGTATGTATGGATTTAAATATTTAAAATATAAAATTCAGGTTTTATCTGATGATGACTGGATAGTTTGTCCAATTCAAATTATTACACCCACACAAACTGTAGAAAAAAGTTGGGATATTCAGGTGGGAATAACTGGCAAGTGTAAGATAGATCAAGACCCATACGATGGAATGTTATTAGAATTACAAGAAGAATTAGGATTAGAATTTATTGGAGAAAAATTTGATGGTAATACAGAAAATTATTTTCAAGGTAATAAGTATTCACGAACTACTTTTTTAGTTGATATAAACCAAACAAAATTACTTGAATCTGATCATACATTATGTACAACAAGTAAAGATGATCGTAGTAAAAAAATTGTTTGTTTAGTTTATGGAAAACTTAGTGATATAGTTGAAAAAATAAATATAAATCTTACTAAACGAACTTATTTATGCAACGATGATAATATTGTTGGAATGGCATTATTATCAGTTAAAACAATAAAACGTCATATGATTATTACTGGTCATATTAAGTGTAATAAGAATTACTGATTCTAAATTTATATTTATATATAATAAGAATGTATCAAATACAAAAAAATCACAGACTTCGCGGAGGTGCTTATTATAGCAACAACATTTCTTTTTTTACAAAAGACTCTATTGTGATTAGAGTACGTCCGGAAATTGTAAATATGTTTGAAACAATAGTATATATGGAGGTTGATGCTTCAGAAATGATTCAGCTTGATACTATTGATAGTGAAACATTAAGAAAAGTTATTCAATTTTGTGAATATCAGCAACGTTTGTTATATCGCCAAGCTGATGGTGATGGTTTTGAAGATGATCAAAATGAGTTTGCTATGTTCTATTTTAGAGATATTGATAATGATTTTATGATAAAAATATTAAAGGCAGCCGACTTTTTAGGTATTACTATTATAAACAGGTTTTTGAAGCAACATATTGCCAATCGTATGTCTACATACTGGAATTTACTTGATCAATCAAAAAATGGGTTTGCTGTTGGTGCTGATCATACTGATCAGGAATGTAACGAGTATATATCTGAACAAGCAACACTATTTGGTGATTTAATAAATTACATTCCAGTATTGAAAGTAGCAGCTCGCACACGATAAAATGTTTATAATTTTTTATATATTATAAAAAATCTATTTTTAAAATTGAATTAAGATATTAAAAATATAAAATGTATAAAATGTATCTCTGTATGACAAAAATTACTAACATTAAAAATAATAATTCAGACATTGTTCACGGAAGAGCTCTCTCAAAAGATAGAGCAAAGACTTGTGTAGATATGACATATTATAAAACGGGTTGCGAAATTACATCATGGGTTGCCAGAGCGGACATCCCACATAAATGTAATGTTAAATTTTGTAATTTATATCGCATTTATTTAAAAAATAACTTTTGGGAAATTGGTGTTAAAGGTTTATTGTATTATGAATGCATAAAAGTGTTAAAAAAACGTATTCCGGATGATATTGTTTTATATATAGTAGAAAAATGTTTTTCTAAACAAAACAATCTTGTTTACCCGAAGTCTGGCATATCCATCTAGCAAAAACAAAGAAAAAATCAGATACACGATTCATATAAGTAAAAATAATTATCGGTATATCAGTAACGTTTTGACTTTTTAACTCTATTAAAAATCTTTCTACTTTTCTAGCTTGTGTACGACATAAATGAGCGAGTGCATCTGGTGCTGTGACACCAGGTAAAATAAATTTTGTTAATTTTGTATTTGTTTTTTCCATTTCATCAATGTTTTTTTCCAATTCGGTTACCAGATCTTCCGAAAGTTCTGGTAATTTTCTGTTTGTTTTATCAATAGTAGCGATATGAGAATTAAAATCTTGTAGTGTTCGTTGAATTTTTCGTAAAATAAAAGTATCAGGTAATTGAGCACACAAAAGTCCTATTCTTGCCGAAAATTCATCAATCTCTCCCAAAACCTGAAAAGCAATAGAACATTTTAATGCTCTGCTTCCATCATATAAAGATGTTTGTCCTCCATCACCTGTTTTTGTATAAATTTTCATATAATTAGATAATTATCTAATTATATTTGTTTAAATATGTTTTTTTACTTTCCAGAACTACCAAAACCTTTTTCTCCACGTTCTGTGTCTTCTAACGAATTAACTTCAATGGCATCCATCAAAATTAGTTTTCTTGGAATAAGTTGAACAAGTTTACAAGGAAGTTCCAAGTCTAATGCGTCACAATCTATTTTTACTAATGCAGCTATAATTGATCCTGTATAACTAGAATCTATAATACCAATGTTATTGGCAATCATCCATCCTGTTTTAGAAATAGAACTTCTTCCAACTAAATCAAAGTAATAACCATTTTCTGGCTGAACTTGTATACCTGTATCAAAATAGTGAACTCCTGCTTGAACTTTAATTTTCTTTACGAGATGCAAATCAAAACCTGAATCAGAAAATCGATTCTTTGTTGGTTTTGGAGCTGTTGGAATAGTTCTAGACCATTTAAATATAGGCAATCGGTTAGAATGTGAATGACAGTTTGCAATCTGAATAAATAGGTTATAATTTGAAATATTATATATTGTTGCATCTTTGTATAATTTTGCTAAAAAATCAAGAGCATTTACACCTGACAATTCACAAACACTTGGTTTTAGTTGAACTTTTACACCGCAAAAATCTTTAATTTCTTCCAAAAGTTTATTATGTGAACTGTTTATAATACATTTTGGATATCCACTTTCAATAAGTGAAATAGATCCAACGCTATCAAAAAAACCTCTCAAAAAATCCCATTTTAATTCATCTTCAATTGCGTGTGGAAAATTGTTAGAATATTGCAAATGTTTTTTAACATTTTTTATAATATTTTCTGAAGTAATTCTAAAAAACATTAAACCATCTGAATTTATAATAGAAATACCAGAATGTGCAAAAACATTCAATTTTTGAATATTGTTAACATTTTTTTCATTAAATTTTAGTACAATTTCTTCATCACAGCTTCCAGAAATACATCCAAGAAGATAAGCTTTTACTTCAGAATCAATATATGATAAATCTTGATCACATTGTGTTGTCATTTTTATTTATGTTTTAAATCTTTAAAATTAAAAATTTCAATTTAATTTTTGCAAGAGTTAAAAAAGAAAAATCTTATATACAACAATGCTTGTAAAGAAAGAAATACTTTTTCCTATCTTTCTTGAGTGCTGCCAATACGCAGACGATACTTTTTGGGAAAACATTTTTGAAGATTTGGCATACGGAAAAGCTCCTTATGGCACATACATTTCTAAAGAATTTCTCTGCTGTGGCTATAAAAAAAAAGAATTTAGTTATAAAATCGAAAAGAAACCTGCTGAAACTATCTATCAAGAAGTTTATGCATTATTAACTAAAAGATTAGGTCTTTTTTCTTATCGGGAAAAAGTAAAAAAGAAAAAAGTTTTCACGGAACTAGAAGATAGCATCAAAGATACAAGAAAAAAATGGGTTGACATTAAAAAAAAAAATATGAAAGAACTTTTGATAGAGTTATATGTTACTAGAATGAAAAACAAACACCAATTGTCTGTAAAACAAGCTAAATATCTTATTTCTGTTATTTTAATAGCAATGGTATTTAAAGTAATTACATCAGCTAATATTAATTATAGTGACGGTCGTATAAATAGTATTGAAGGAATTGACTTCGCTAAAAAACAACTTATAATAAAAAAGAATTTATATTCATTAGAAGTCAATTTTGGCCCTCATATTGTAATAGATAGAAAAGTGATGTCGGATAACTGGGAAAAATTTTTAGAAAATTTACGTAGAATTTCTGATAAATAATTATAATCTAATTGATGTGCATTAACGATATTATTCAAATTTTGTATAAAACCTTTACAAATTATCTCTGATTAATATTGTAAAACGCTTGTATATAAAACAAAATTGAAAAAAAAGATAAACTTGTATTAATATGGTAATAATGGCAAAGAGATATTTGGATGGTGATGTAAAGATTCAAAAGAATCTTTTACACGAATATCATAAAGTAATAGATTCTCAAACTGGTAAAATAGATCAAACAGATTGGAAAGTTTGTAAATGTAAATATTGTTCTAGTTGGACTCCTGAAGTTTTGAAAGCATATGATGACTTTTTGAATGAAGAGAAACAACAAAACGTTTCCGATTAGTTTATTATTTTTTAATATTAAAATATTTTGAACTTATAAATCTTAAACAATGAGTTCAGACGAAGAAACAGGATCTTTACTTGATGAATATAGCGAAGGTAGTTATGAAGATGAAGATGTTCATTTTCAAGCAGAGATGGGTGTATTTGACCGTGTTGGATTTAACGATTTTGATGGAACCATTCCTAAAACTCGTTTAGAACATGCTATGCAAGAACCTATTGAACGATTTAAACAATATGTAAAAGGTATTACACATAATCTTAAGTCTAAGAATATACATATTACAAAAGATCAAATTAAAGAAATGATTGATAGTGCAGAACAATTAAAAAATATTGAACATAAAAACCCAACTGCATATGTTCTTGGTTTTTTAGCAAACAAAATAGAAATTGATGATTATGATTTATACGATTATGTAATAAAAAAAGTATTAATTCACGTTAATGAAGAAGATTCTGTACAAGCACACGATGTAATAAGATACGGTAGATTATGGAAAACTATGTTGGAAAAAAAATAGACAAGTTGGTCTAAAACACATCATTTAAATATCAAAAAATGACACCTAAAGAGTTAAAAAATGACAAAGAGTATAAATTTGTTGGAAAAAAAATTACTTGGTCTATTGTTAATAACAATTTGTTTTTAGAAGTTGAAATAGATTGTCTAAAATATAATGAAAGTGGAATAAAACTTCCTCCAGAAGAACTAGGAAGATGTATAAACTGGCATTTTGAACTTTTAACTGATTCTGTTACATCTATGTTCGTATGTAGTTGGGATCTTCGACGTGTAAAAGATAAACTAAAACTTATTGACTCTATTAATGAAAAAATATGTATTTTTGCTATAAAAGATTAAAAAACAAAAATGATTTTTATAAAAAACTTACTTTTTTATAAATAAAATGGCTGAGATAATTGTCGCTATGAATGAAAAAGGAGGAATTGGTTTTGAAAATCATCTTCCTTGGAAATGCAAACAAGAATTGAATTTATTTAAACAAAAAACATTAGGTAAATCTATTGTAGTTGGTAGAAAGACAGCAGAATCTCTTCCTAAATTATTAGATAGAAAAGTTATATGTTTATCGCATAATAATAATTTGAATACTTCGTTATGGAATAACGATGTTATACTTAAAACTAGCTTAGATGATATTGATTATTCTTCAGGAAATGTTATAATTGCTGGTGGAGAATCAATTTACGAATGTGCATTTGCACGACCTTCTTTTGTAAATAAAGTGCATATGTCTATTATAAAAGGAGAACATATGTTTGACACTTCATTTAAAATGGAATGGTTAAAAAATTTTATTATTACTGAAAAAATTGAATTTGATGAATTTACTCATTACGTTTTAATCAGAACATCTGATGGTGAACAACAATATCTAGATCTTCTTAAAAATATTCTTTTGACAGGAGAAAAACGTTCTTCTCGAAATGCTGAAACAATTTCTCTTTTTAAAAATGATATGAAATTTGATTTGCGAAATGGATTTCCTCTTCTTACAACCAAAAAAATGTTTTTGAGAGGAATTATTGAAGAATTTTTATTTTTTCTTAGAGGAGATACAGATTCAACAATACTTTCAGAAAAAGGAATACGTATTTGGGAAAAAAATACGTCAGACGAATTCCTATCTTCCTTAGGACTTCCTTATGCTAAAGGAGTGATGGGACCAATGTATGGATATCAATGGAGATTTTTTAATGCTGAATATGCTCTTACTAACGGTCGTCCAGTAGTTAATAAAGAAGGCATTGATCAATTAGCCGATGTTGTACATTTAATAAAAAATGATCCAACTTCTAGAAGAATTTTGATGACAACATATAATCCTGAGCAAGCAAATTTAGGTGTTTTATACCCGTGTCATTCAATCACTATTCAATTTTATGTACAAAATGAGTTTTTGGATATGTTTTGTTATAATAGATCTCAAGATTTTTTTCTTGGAGTTCCATTTAACATAGCTTCATCATCTCTTTTGCTTATGATTGTTGCTAAATTAACTAATAAAATTCCTAGATTTTTTTATATTACAATGGGTGATTCACATATATATTCTGATCATATTTCTCAAGTAGAAATGCAAATAAAACGTATGCCGTTTGCCTTTCCTACTTTACAAATTCCAGATATTAAAGATTTGAAAGAAATTGATTCATTAACTGCAAAAGATTTTATCTTGGTTGATTATAATTTTCAACCACAAATAAAAGCTGAAATGGTTGCGTAAATTTATTTGTAACATAAAAAATGTTACAAATATAGAAACATTACTATTATAAATGGTGTAAAAAATTGTTTAATTTAATTTTAAGTTATAATAAATGGAAACAACATCTGAACTACAAGCTCCAAAAAAAATTTCTTTACAAAATGTTGTTGATATGATAATTGAAACATATGACCCAAAAATATTAGATAATCCTATCATTACTCCAGAAGATATCAAACAAGCTTTCTATGAACTTGCTGAAACAGAAAATGCTCTAGGTGGACCAAGAAAAGTCCTTGCTGAGCTTATTTCAAATCATAAAAATGGTGTACAAAAACCTATACCTGAATTTATTGGTGGACCATTTAGTCTCACTTGTCATTGGAGCGAAGAATATAAAAAAATGATATATATTTTTGGAGAATATCACACAAATAAAGCAGACTGTAGTGAATTTCCAAACATGCTAGTTGAAGATTTTATATATGAGCTCATTGACAAAACAGACGTTTTTATAGATATTTTTTTAGAAGTTAACTCTATGAAAAGAAAACAAAAAGAATATGATTCTTATGATGGTATTAGTAACAGCAGAAGTATATCACAATTGTTTAATAAATTAAAAAAATGTATACAATATAATACAAGACACGATAATGCTTGTCGTTTGGCCAGAGTTAACTATGTTGATGTTAGAAGAATAAATAATAATCAATATAATGATTTTTATAACTATATTTCTAATATTTATTTTATGAGTTTTCATCACGATGAATATATATATAAACTTGTTAAGGATTATGATGATTACAAGATAACACAAGAAGAATTAGATCAGCTTGAAGAAACAAAAATTAAAGAAACATTTGACAAAATAAAAAATATTATTATTGAATTAAACAAAAAATCTAATTTCTTTTATTATCTTACAAATGATAATGTAGAAAATTTTTGGTTGGACCGACTGTATAATAATGAATATGTTAAGCACGAACTAAAAAAAATTACAGATCGAGAATTATATGAAAAAATTACGGATTTTTTTGAACAAACCATTCGTACATTTGTATATTCTAATAAACAAAAATGGATTGACAATATAGATATTATACTAGACACAAAAACGAATATGATCGATTATTTATCTTCTGTAAACATTGTTTTTGAGCCATGCCATACTTTATTATATAGTATTGTTGATATGTATACTATTTGTCGTATGTTTAAAGATTTTGATCTTGAAAAAAAACCCTATGAAGGAGCTGATGATAAAGATCAACCTAAAAGAGCTAATAATATAATAATATATACAGGAGATTCACATTCTATATGTTATCGTCAATTTTTAGATAAAATGCAGTTTAAGAAAATCAGTGCAAAATCTCAATCAGAAACTTGTATAGATTTAAGAAATTTTCCATTACCTTTTTTTAGTATGAGTGCAATAAATAACTATTATATTGGAAAAGATGAAGATGAAATTATCCAAAAACTAGATGAAGAGGGTCGACATCTTATTAATTTATCTCATACTGATAGTATTGACCAAGGAGATGCTTTTGAACAATTGGATAATTTGGTTACTAAATATATATTTTATATAAAAAATTTTAAAATACACGGAATTAAATTAGGTGATCAGTTTTCAGTTTTCAAAGATGAACTTAAAACATTAGTAATGTTTACATCTCTGTTTTAAAAAAATAAATAAACATTATGAATTGTCAAGATTGGGAAAGCATAACTTTTAAAAAACCTACGGAACAAACAAAATGTTAAGCTAAGTGTATAAACAGATGATTTTAATTATTACATTCTGAATGATAAATTTCATAGTTTATTAATTTTTATTATAAAGTTTAATCTTATTAATACATAAATGATAAAATCTATTTTTCTATTTTTTCTATTTATTCTATTTATCTATTTCATTTACAAAAGCATTATAGAAGAAGATCCACAAATAGTAAAAGATGAGTTTATGATGAAAAAGCCACTATGGTCAAAAGGTCCAATCACAAGTAATTACTCAAAATGCAATACAGAATCAATTTCATCATATAAAAATTTGATTAGATATATGAAAGAAAGTTCAAAAATTCTATGGATTCGTAATGGTTCACATTCACAATCTAAAAAATCTGATCTTGATATTGTAGCTGATAATTTAAATCTTTTGAATACACCATTAATTTTAATTACTACAGATGGAGATCGTTCTGTTCCTTCATCTTATAAAACTTCTACAGTAAAAAAGTTGCTTGAGTCTCCAAAAATTAAATTGTGGTTTACACAAAATTATGATGGAAGTATAAAACATCAAAAATTAAAACATATCCCTATAGGATTTGATTTACATACTCGACAATGGCTTGTAGGAAATTCTGTATACGATAAAATTTCATTTATCACTTCTCAAAGTTCTAAACCTAAAATTCGCAAAGTTTTATGTGATGCACACCTCAAAATATCGCATCCCGAACGTAGCAAAATGATAAAAACAATAAAACATAATAAAGATATTGTTTTTATACATAAAAAAAAATCATTTGTTGATATAATTGAATTATATGGTACACACGAATTCATAATATCTCCACGTGGAAATGGTATTGATTGTCACAGAACATGGGAAGCTATATTAGCAGGATGCATAGTAATTACTCGTACATCTGCACTCGATGAAATGTTTATTAGTAATAAATTACCAGTTGTAATAATCCAAGAGTGGAGTGAATTAAACGATGACTTGCCTCAAAAATTAGAAAAATGGAGTCGTGAATATGCACATCTAACATCTTCTCAAATAGTTATACCAAAACTTTTATTTGGTTATTGGGTACATTTGTAATAATTTAACTTGATTACATTTTTCTTTACTACTATCTACAAAAATGTAGTAATAATTGTCTTAAAAAAATAAATAATAATAAATAAACATTATGAATTGTCAAGATTGGGAAAGCATAACTTTTAAAAAACCTATGGAGCAAACAAAACGTCCACCAAATCCTGCAGGACATACAAAATTTCTCGCACTAGACAGTGAAGATCCACCTGCACCAGAAAAACCAAATATTTCAATTTGTATAGCGATACAAAAAGCTCGACAATCTAAAAAATTAACACAAAAAGAGCTAGCATTTCGTCTTAATGTGCAACCCAGTGTCATATCGGATTATGAATCTGGAAAAACAATTCCAACTCGTCAAGTTTTAAGTACAATTGGAAAAATGTTAGGAGTAAAATTTATTTAATAAATTATTTTAAAAATTTTTATTAATGTATAATAATAAAAATGCCTCCTAAAGAAAAATTTTATTGTGTAAAATGTCGAAAGAATTTTCAGGTAGATGCACAAAATATTATAGGAGTTGTTACATTTCGAAATGATAGACCAGCTTTAAAGTCTGAGTGTACTAAGTGTACAACAAAATTATACAGAATTATTAGCAAAGACGATAAAAAACCAATGGAAAAAAAATATGGAAAGTGTAAAAAATAAATTTATATAATATATTATTACTTTTATTCTCAAGTAATAATAAATAAAATGAGGATCCTTACTAAAGATGAGAAATCTACTTTAATTTTTCTTACAATATCAGCTTTAATAGCAACCGCAATATCAGTTTATTTTAGCATAAACACACAAAGAAAAAATGAAGAAATACTTGTTAACAAAATTCAGATTATTCATACTGGAGGAGATATCGATAAAGATTTTAAAGAAAATTATGATAGTAAAATCGGTAAATATGATTTTTATTCTTATAATCCTTTAATAAAATCTTCTGATATTGTACCAAAAGATTGGAATACAATTGCTTCGGATATAGCAAAAAAATATCACTCTTATGATACATTTGTAATAGTGTGCGATGCAGATACATTAGTTTATACGGCTTCAGCTTTATCATTTATGATGGAAAATTTAACAAAACCAGTTATATTATCAACAGGAATTGAAATTAATATGACTTTAAAATTAGCTTCAATGACTAAAATACCAGAAGTAATGATTTCTTCTGATAATAAACTTATACGTGGTTGTAGGGCTGTTCACAAGTCTCTAAGTCATTTTACTTCTCCAAATTATCCATTTCTTACTTTGCAAAATTGTCTTCGTTTCCCACAAGAAAAACCTCAAATAAAATTTATTAACCCAACAATTAATGTTATTGTAATAAAAGTTTTTCCTGGAATGGACTCATCATCATTTCTTGATTTATTCGATAGTAAAACAGTAAATGGTATAGTTATTGAAATATATGGATCTGGAAATTCTCCTATGTCAAAAAATTTTCTTCATACAATCAAAAAATTAGTTGAAAATGGTGTTCTCATAGTAGCAGTCTCTCAATGTGATGAATTATTAGTTAATGATTTTCATGTAGATATTAGTCTTTTAGAAGCTGGTGTTTTATCTGGTTATGATATGACTACATCGGCTGCATATGCAAAACTTTGTTTTCTTCTTGGAAATGTAGAAAATAAAAAATTAATTAACCAACTTATGGAAAAAACATTTCGTGGAGAAATGACAGTAAATTATCCTGCTATAGAATAAATGAGTTTTATTGTTTATCAAATAAATAAAACATCACACAAGAGTAAAAAAGTCGGAACTTTACAAAAACATACTGAAATGAATATTTGGATTAAAAGTAACGGTGACAAAGATTATGTATATGAAATTTGGAAAGATCTTGAACTACATTCAAGTTGGTGTTGGAAAGAAAAAAAACAACGATGGGGTCGAATGTCAACTCCAATAAAGAAAGAAATAATTGAAGAATCGTGGGGTTTTTTATTTCAAAAAAAATAAGTTTTATTTTAATCAATGAAAATCTATGTACACACTTAATTAACACTATATATTCATAAGGTCTTACAATAGGATGTGTAAACCCTTCAAATGGATTTACATATCGATACTTTTTGTAAATAAATCTAAAAATAAAGATTATTTCACTATTTATTGCTTCTGTTCTTTATAAATAAGATTGACTTATAAATTATTTTTATAAACATAAAAAATAAACAAATAAACAAATAGATACCTTAATTATAAATATGCTTGATGTATATAAAGATGATAAAAATAATTCAAAAAGATTCTACTAATTGTCTAAATAATGTTATAGATAATTTTACTGATAATAAAGAACTCAAACAATATTCTCCAGTAGTTCTCGGAGAAGAATTTGCAAGTGGTGCATTTGGTAGCGTACATATGGTTGATACACCAACAGGACAGATCGCTGTCAAGCGTGTTCCGGAATTAGAAGGTCACGTAAATCGAGAATTAGAAACGTGCAAGATACTTGCGTTGGAAAACCATCCCAATATTGTTCAACTACTTGGATATTGGACCGATAAGAATACTTTGTATCTAGTAATGGAGTTTATGCCCGAAACTCTTGGTAATCTTTTGGAACGCCTTGCCGTAGAAAAAATGAGACTGAAAATAGATAAAATGTATAATATGATGTGGCAACTTGCCTGTGCTTTGGAATTTCTCGAAAAAATTCAATTGATGCATCGCGATTTGAAACCAGATAACATTTTGGTAAATGTAAATACAAATCGCCTTGTATTGGCTGATTTTGGTAGTGCAAAGTTTGTAAAAGAAGGTCAACCTAATACAACATATGTGTGCACTCGTTTTTACAGAGCACCGTGTCTTATACTTGGTCGTGATATGTATTCAACTTCAATAGATATCTGGTCGTTTGGTTGTATCTTGGCAGAGTTTGCCTATGGAGGTCCACTTTTTACAGGAGATAACCAGATTGATGTTATGACAAGAATTATAAGGATTCGTGGTATGGTGACTGTTGATGACATTGCACATATGCCTACACATTTCTCAGAAAATATTGATTTAGCTGGAATTGGTAAGATTTCTGAATGTAAACCTTGGATAAAGGTATTTTCACGAAAAAATGGAAATAAACGTATAAATACTTCTTATGGCGAATTTTATGAAGAAATCTTAAATGATTGTTTACAATGGAATCCTTCATCTCGTATCTCTGCATACAAATTGCAAAAAAAATTTTTTTCAAAAATTGAACTACTTAAAAATTATAAATAAATATTTATAAATATAAAGATGCATCTTGAAACGTTGCAAATAAATAATAACGATTTGACCAAATCTTTAATCACACACTTAAATTGGTCATGTTTAAGTTTACCAAAGTGTGAATTGGGTCAAAATTTAAATGAATTGAAATCTTCAATAGAGTCTGGGCTATCATCAGCATCGGATAGCAGTTTTAATTCACTAGAAATACAAGATAATTTATTGAATGTCGTTTCAACTTCATTATCAAATAATATCCATCTCACAACTCCTAATTAATTTTTATTAATGTAAAAAAATAATAAAAGTCTTACAATAAATAATGATTAAAATAATACTTTTTTTAATAATTTTATATTATACATCATACGTTCTGTTTTTCTTTTTATATAATACAAGACCTAAATCTAAAAAAGTTTCTAATACTAATATAGTAAACATTGAAGGTATTTCTTACGAAATACGTAATAAAAACGATGTAATTCAAAAAACACTTCTAAACCGTAAACAATGGTCTCCTAAAATACTTAAACTTTTAAAATCTCGTATGAAACAAAAAGGTCATTTTGTAAATGTAGGAGCTCACATTGGAACTATAACACTTCCAATGTCAAAAATTGCTTCTCACGTGACAGCATTTGAGCCATTTCCAAAAACCTTTGATCATTTGAAGAAAAATGTCGAACTTAACAAATTGTCAAATGTTGATATATATAATGTAGCTTTGGGTGATAAGCACGAAAGTGTTTTTTTTATGGATGATGATAACGATCGTCTAAAGAACAATAACGGAGGAATGCATGTATTTACAAATAATGATCTTATTACAGGTGAAAGGAGTGCTTCTATCGCAAAATTAGAGAATTTAGGAATTGTCTCGGTACCTCTTGATAATATGAATTTAAATAAAATAGATTTAATGCTTGTAGATATCGAGGGTATGGAAGATAAGTTTTTGATTGGTGCAAAAGAAACTCTTAAAAAAGATCTTCCTGATTTAGTAATTGAAATTTGGAATAACGACAAAAGAAAAGAAGAAAATATAATAATTACTCGACAACAAATAATTGATAATATTATGTCTCTTGGTTATAATAAAGTAGAAAAGATAGACGATGAAGATTTTTTATTTACGCATTCTATTTAATAGTTTAACCACTCCATATTCTTTAAAGTCCATTTAATTGTTTTTTCTAAACTTTGATCAAAATCTAACGGTAAAGTAAATCCCATATCTAATAATTTTTGCCCATTTAACGAGTATCTTTCATCGTGACCAGGTCTGTCTTCGTGAAAATTAATCATTTCATATATTAGGTCTTTGCCAAGTATTTTTGCAATAGATTGAGCCATTTCTAAATTATTAACTTCTCTTTCTCCTACAATATTATATTTTTCTCCAATTACACCGTTAATAATTAGAAATGATATAGCGTTTGCAATGTTTCTAGCGTGAATATAAAATCTACTTCCAGGTATTGTGGAAGTTTTATCACAAAAAATGTCTATCTTTTTACCTTCTAAAATGTATTTAATGCATTTAGGAATAAATTTTTCGACATGTTGACGTTCTCCAAATGCATTCATTACATTAACAATTATTATAGGTAATTTGTATGTATTTTCATATGAAATACATATATTTTCTGCAGCTGATTTAGAAGCTGAATACGGATTTGTTGGTTTGTGTCTGTCCCATTCAGTAAATGACACGTTGTTTGGTGCTGCGCCAAAAACTTCATCAGTACTAAAATAAAAGAATAATTCTAAACTCTTTAAAGAACGTGCATATTCTAATAAATTAACAGTACTTGTGATATTATTATGAATGATTTCTACCGGATTTTTAATGCTATTGTCAACGTGTGTATCGGCTGCCATATGAATTATATAATTTACATCCCCGAATTCTTTTATCAATCCTTCAGATAAAGGAATTACTAGATCATATGTAAATATACGAATTTTTTTATTGTAAAAAATTTCAGCATCTTTTAATCTATCAAATCCCTTGCTAGCGTATGTTAACTTATCTATAATAATAATATTCCAATCAGTAGTTTTTAAAATGTGTTCTATAAAGTGATGTCCAATAAATCCACATCCTCCTGTAACTATAATTGTTTTTGTCATTTTATATTAAATTGTAATAATTTTAAATAACAATTACTTTCAAAAAAAATTTATAATTAATACTTTATAAAGTATTAATTATTAAGTGTAGTGTTTCAAATCTAAACTTTGTTACATAAGTAATCTACTATTATTGAGCCTATAAGAGTATTGATAGTTTCATTTTTACCACTAGAATCAGTTTCTTAATATTATCCAGATATGTTAAAGGTTAACAATTTTTCTAATTTTTGTTTAATTTCCTCATTTTGACTAATAATTTTTGAAAGCATATCAGTAATATTCTTGTTTGTTTCATTTGCAATTTTCTTTTCTTCAAATACCTGATTGTCATTATATGTTGTTTCTATAGATTTAAGAAACAATGACGGTGACTCTGAATCGTATAAGAAAGATGTTAAAGCCATTTTATTACTAAGGTATAAGTCTTAAATAAGATTTTTATATCTATACAAACAAATTAAGTATAAATTGTAAGAAGATAAACTATAACGTCATATTAATCTAAATTTAAGATTAATATATTTATTATTATTAAATAATTATGTTTGATTATATTCTTGGTTTTATTGGAATGGTATTAACACCATTTATTGATTTTACTCTTTATTCAGTTTCATCTTTTTTAGTCAATCCACAACATTTTAAGATATCAACGCAAAAGCAAGCACTTGAAGAATGGCATGGTAATATAATAAATTATTTACTTACTTGGTACTTAATATATTATCGGTTTACATGGGGAATACCAGACTTGTTTGATGGATTATTATCATTATTGTATTTCTTGATTGTTGATACAACATTTTACTTTTTACATAGATTATGTCACGTTTTCTTATATTATCAGATACATCAAAAACATCATTTATGTCAGCCGATTGGATCTCATTGTGCAAGATATAGCCATTGGATAGATGCGACACTTGAAAATCTTAGCTTTTTTACTCCATTTTTTATTTTTTATTACAATGCATACTGTGCTTTTATATGTTTAATACTTAATAGTATATGGGCATCCTACATACATACTTATCCATTAAGAATAGAAAAAGCAGGGTTTATGAATTCACCATACTTACACTGGATTCATCATCAGTATGGTAGTACATCATCATATAACTATTCTTTGTATTTCACAATATTTGATCGTTTATTTGGAACATTAAATGAAAAAAGTAAGATTCATATAATATAATCGAACTAAATATATTAGTTTATGATTCTCTAAGCTTTTTGATTTCACAAATACATTTATATATTTGAAGATAAATCTTCAATGATTTTATCAATTGAATATTCTGGTCTCCATCCCAATGATTCTAACTTCTCTGGATATCCGTTAATATTTGTTGAGCATCCGCGTAACGATTGTCCAACAAAAAGCACATTTTTACCTGTAATAGAATCATAATAATTGATATTATAGTTCAATATTAAAATCTTTATAAATACATTTAACAATACTTTCTAGATTTCCAATTATATTACATAATTTAGCAACATAATTTGCAGTTTCTCCAGATATGTCACCATATATTATATATCTCACGTTGTGATTTATTATTATTTAAAAACATAACATACATTGTCATAATTTATATTATATTTAATATGTTTTAGTAACTTATAGTATTTGAACTTCTAATAGAATAAAATAAATTAATATAAAAAGACTTAAAAACATATGTTAGTTTTTAATAAAATAATGAAAATCCTAATCTATGGTGCCAAAGGTTGGATTGGTTCACAATTTGTCGAAATTGTGAAGACATCTGGTGTTGATTATGTAGAAGGGCTCTCTAGAGTAGACAACGTCGTAACTTTAGAACAAGAAATTATCGTCACAAACCCAAGCCATATTGTATCTTTTATTGGACGTACACGCGGTACGATTGGTGATAAGGTATATAATAGTATCGATTATCTAGAGAATAAAGGCAAATTAGTAGAAAATATTAGGGATAATCTGTTTTCTCCTATAATATTGGCCTTAATATGTCAACGCTTGGGAATTCATTATTCGTATTTAGGCACCGGTTGTATATTTAATTACGACGAAACGCACGTTATTGGTAATCAAGAAACCGGTAGTGGATTCACAGAAGATGATATTCCGAACTTCTTTGGCTCTTCCTATTAGATATGCAAGGGCTTTACGGATCAATTAATGCATTTCTTCGATAAGCAAGTTTTAAATATTAGGATTCGAATAAAAATATCATAATTACTTTCTATTGTGAGGTATTCATAGTCTTGAAATCGTGCAATTTGTATTCTCCACATTTTTACCAGATCATTGGTCTTAAATAGTCTACTTCAGGATCTATTAGCTTGCTACTGGATCTGAAACCACCAGATAAGTTGTATTTAAATGTTTGTTCGTAGAGGGAAGATAATTTTTGCTTAATGTGAATACGAATATGCGTTTGAGTGCATTAGACAATATTACTTATATGAGATAACTTTTTGATCTTTATAGATAACAAGATTATTCATAGTCTTCAATTGTAATTCTCAAAGTATATTATTTAAAGATATGAATCAATTATTCTAGCTAATTATGAAATTTATAATTTTGTGCGGAGGTATTGGAAAAAGATGTAATAATTATTCGTTACCAAAACCGTTGAATTTTGTTAAAGGAAAACATATGATTGAGTATGTCATTGAAAGTATTCCTCATAATGAAATTTATATTATTTATAATATATTCTTGAATGATTACAATTTTTGTGAAATTTTAGTTAATAAATTTAAAAATAAAATTTTACATTTTTCTTCAGTTGATTACTTAACCAGAGGTGCCGTAGAGTCTGCCTTTATAGGAATTCAAAAGTTTAATAATATTGAAAACGAAAATATTGTATTCATAGACAATGATAATCTCCATACGTTTAATGAAATAAAATATTTCGAAAATGATTTTATTGGTTACGGCGTTGATTATTCTAACCAAAACTATTCTTTTATAAAAATAGTAAATAATATCGTAGTTGATATTGAAGAAAAAAATAAAATATCAGACAATTATTGTTGTGGAGTTTATGGTTTTAAAAATCAAGAAAGTTTTAAAAAATATGCAAAAAAACTACTAGATATGAATTTTAAAAGAATGAATGAATTTTATTTTTCTCAACTATACAAATTGAAAATTCAAGAAAATGAATTAATTGAATCATATTTTTTTGAACACACTAAACATATTGGTTCATACTATGAAATTTTAAACAATAAGGATATTATTTCAAAAAATAAATTGCGTGTTTGTTTTGATTTGGATAACACGTTAGTAACATATCCTACAATAATAAACGATTATTCAAGCGTTAAACCTATTCATAAAAATATACAACTACTTAATAATTTAAAAAATGATGGGCATGAAATCATAATTTATACAGCGAGACGCATGGCTACACATAAAGGGAATATTGGTAAAGTAATTAAAGATGTTGCATATGTAACTATAAATATATTAGAAAAATTTGATATTCATTATGATGAATTAATATTTGGTAAGCCAATTGCGGATATATATATAGATGATCGTGCTATAAATCCTTACATAAATAAGTTATCTTATTTTGGATTATTTTATCCAAACGATGAATTTATACCAAATAAAATAGAAAATAACAAATACAACCAAATTAAAAAGTTTGATAATTGTATTTTAAAATCTGGCCCTTACGATATTATAAAAGGTGAATTATTTTATTATCAAAATATACCATTTGAATTTCAAGATTATTTTTCAAAATTAATAGATTTTAACAAAAAAGACGAAAATTTAGAGTTGAAAATTGAGTATATTTCGGGAATTCCATTATTTTATTTGTACAAAAATAATTTGTTAACGAGTAATCACCTTGATGATTTATTTGGAATTCTTGATAAACTTCATAACTACCAGGTAAATGTAGATCTATCTAAATTGAATATAACTGGTGAAAATGTTAAAAATAATTATTTTTTAAAATTAAAAAATAGGTTTAATAGTAACGATTACCCTTTTCACAATGCGAATGAAGTTTTTAATGAAATTTTAAATGGATTGGAAGAGAATTATTCGCCACGCATATCAGCTATGATACATGGTGATTTTTGGTTCTCTAATATTATTTTAACGTATGATGATAATTATAAACTAATTGATATGAAAGGTCAGGTAGATAATGTGTTGACCATAAACGGCGACATATATTATGACTATGGCAAATTATATCAAAGCATATTGGGATATGATTTAGTATTAAATGGGTTAGAAATAGATTATGAGTATGTAAATAATATGAAACAATATTTTTTAGAAAAATGTCAATTATGTGGCTTTAATTTAGAATATTTAAAATATGTGACAAAAGGGTTAATTTTTGGTACGTTTCATTTTATTAGAGAAAATGTAAAGTCAAATATTTGGGATTTGTTGAATTCTGAATTATTGAAATGAATTATTTATTATACTAAAAGTTAAGTTCTTCTATATTTAATATAAGATGAAGTTTACCTGTTTTAAATGTACTACAATCTCGCTAATAAAATTATATATTCTAAAGAATATATAAAATCAACTCACAATAATTATAGACTTTTGTAAGACATCAAAAAGTTGTTTGACTGTTGGATATACATATACCAGAGGTTTATATTTTCAAATCAACCCTGAAAATTCATACCCTACACTGTAAAAATTATTTTCTTTATTCATATTCAAGCATAAAAGTTCAGTTTTATGTAATATCTATAATCTGATTCATAAGTCAGATTGTTCATAATATACGGATTTGCAGAAATTTTTGTATTTAATACATCAAACTGTATCTGACCCAGGTTTGAATACAGATCAATGTTTAGATTTTGCATTTTATATCATCACTTGAAAATAAATAGATTTTGTATAAAGAAATTCTTGAAAAATAATATGATGTTATTTTACATTGTAGACTCTTATATTATATTAAAAATATAGAAAAGTTTAAAAAAAATTGCATAACTGTGACATCTTATATAAGAAACTGAAAAATTGATTCGGAAAACGGTTATTCTTGTTGATAGTGACTACACTGATTACTCATCGATAAAATATTTATAAATAATTTTTAAAAAAATAATTATTAATTATATTTATAAGTTGTAAATATAATGATATTGATTGTTAGTAGTTTTATCACAAATCAAAGAAGCAATAACAGATACTCAAGGATTGACATTTTTAGATATATGTTGTATACTTACAAAGATATACCTTTTACCGAAATTTATTTATTTATTTTGTTAGATAATGAATTTAATAATCAAGAACAAATGACTAATTATATTTATACAACATTTTCTAATTTAGATCAAGACAAAATACACATAACGTATGATAGATATTATCAACAAGTAAAATGGAAGCCATTTATTAATGAATTAGTCGAAAAACACGGGGAAAATGAGTTAGTGTGGTTTACTCAAAATGATGACCATATTTTTGTTGATTTTAATATGGATATATTAAATGAAGGGTTAGAAGTTTTAAAAAATGAATCTAATAAACATAAAAGCATTTATCTTTCTCATTGGCCCGAAATTATTAAAATGTCGGGAAAATATCAACAACCAACATTAGTTGGGAATTATGTTAAATTCAACTTATCATTATTAGATAGCATACAAATATTTAATCTTAAATTTTTATATTATGTTTTTGTTGAATATAAATGGAAAACTGACCATATTAGAATTGATTCCATTTTAAATGAGCTAACTTCTAAACCTAGTGAAGACAATCCTTTATCACAGACCATTTTTGTTCCTTTAAGAGAAATGGTAAGACATTTTGATGGTTACGACCACGTACATATGGATAGAAATGCATGTCCTCTTTTAGAATTACCCAATAACACTTTTTATTATTCAAAAGAATCATTAAAAAATAAAATAACAGCAGATCACAAATCTTTTTGGACTCAAAATAATTATTTTCAAATTCCACAAGAATGGATTGATATAAATTTATTGCTTCATCCTATCAATTTACTAGAACATTCTATTCCCGCAAAAAAAGATTCTGAAATTATTTTTGAAGTACAGCTTTCTGAGGTAAATATTAATAATATGATACCTATATCTTTAGGCTGGAATTGTTCACCAGCAATATATAGAGGAAATACTTTAAATCAACGAAAAAATAACGGTTATAAAACTTGTCCGTTTGATTTATGTGTCACACCATATCTAGGATTATGTAAATGTATATTAGACGATTTTGATAGAAACAAATTTTTTAATTTAAGAGTTGAATACGATCCTGTTAATAAACAAGACTGTATTTTAAATGAATATAATATGTGGTTTAATCATGAATCGGAAAAAAAATTAAATGACGATAATATAGAATGGTATCCTGGAAAATATATGGAAAATGATTTTAAATTATTCAAAGAAAGATATGAAAACCGTATAGAAAATTTTTTCAGTTATTTAAAAGCTGATTTGCCTATTCTTTTTATATTTAATAATCATCACGACGAACCAAAATATCTTGTTAAAATACTAAAATTTAAATATCCAAAATTAAAATTTAAAGTACTATTACTTAATAATTTTGAAAAAGATATATTTTATAATCAATATATGCACTCTCCTGATTTTCCAGATAAAATGCATGATTATAAATATAAACAAAATTTAGAGCGGATTTTTAATGACACTCTTTTACATAAATAAAAACATTCAATCACCACTCTCTGAGTTAGTTCCGAAACATAAAAACCTAATAACATCAAGTATGTTGTCACCCGCTGACAACTGAGGCTTTTTACACATCAGGGTTTAATTCTATCGTTAGGGAGTTTGCTTGCGTGCACTATAAGAGTAGTAGACACAGAATCTCACCAGAAGATAATTTCCAACTACTCCTTGAAAACTACTCTACTTCCGACAAAATGCTTCTGGAAGTATCTGCCGGTTAATATGTGTTTTCAAAATAAAATGTATATTTATCGATGCATTTTGTCTCTATTCATTATTACGCTCAATAATTTCCTTGATAAGGTTAGTAATTCGTGAATAGGTTGTTTCTTTATCCGGACATTGACTAGTTCGTTCATCAGGTCGTTGTCTTATATTTTACACACAAACTAATTTATCCTCTTTTTTCTTCTGTAGATTTTATACACAAAAACCAGAACTCCTTAACTTTCTCTTTGTTGTTCTTGTAATATTTCTTGTTTCTCTCAGGTTGGGTGTTTTTACAAAAACATAGATCACCGAAAATCTACAAATAATTAGTGCCATTTTAAAAACCGCAGTGCTCTAAATAAATTATTAATAATGGATGTACAATTATTTTTTGTTTAATATTAACAGTTTTGTAAAAATGTTATTTAAACATATTTTTTTTTTAGATAAAATGAAAGTAACTGTCATATCACATATATATAATGAAGAATATTTATTACCAACATGGCTTGATTATCATAAAAAAATATTTAAAGATGGTATAATTATAGATTATAGCTCAACAGATAGATCTGTTGAGATTATAAAAGAAATATGCCCACACTGGAAAATTATAAAATCAGGTAACAAAGATTTTAAGGCAAAAAAAGTTGATGAAGAAGTTATGGAGATTGAATCTACAATAGAAGGATATAAAATAGTATTAAATACGACTGAATTTTTAATAAGTACAAAAAGACTTGAATTTATATTAAAAGAAGATATGTATGCTATAAGACCTTTATCAGTTGCAAGAACTGATGTAAATAAAATAATAAGTACCAAAGATTTTATTAATAATATGACACAGTTTAACAATAATTGGAGAATTGGACATAGATTTATACATAAACATATAAATGGAAATTATTCTGTAGGAAGACATTCATCTTCTCACTTTTCTATTGAAACAAATGAAATTTACATTGTATGGGCTGGATTCTATCCATGGAATGAGTATATTTTAAAGAGAAAATTACAAATTCAAACACAAATACCTTTGAGTGATAAACAAGAAGGTAACGGTATACAACATATAACAACTGTTGATCTATTAAATACACAAGCTTTGAGAATAATGGAAAATATAACACTTGTATCTGAAATAAATCCAATTTTTTTAAATTATAGTTTGCAGTTATTTGAAAAAATACTAATAATAGGAGGAAATGGTTATATAGGAACAAGTTTGTATGAATATTTAACCAAAAAATATATTGTAGATATTATGGATATTGAATGGGGTGAAAATGTAAAATATGTAATGGATTATAAAAATATATCAGATGATATTCTTGATAATTATGATACTGTTATATTATTAGCTGGAAATTCAAGCGTGCAAAATTCATCTGATATGGTCTCAACCTTTATAAATAACGTTTCTAATTTTGTTAATCTATTATCAAAAATTAAAAACCAAAAATTAATATATGCAAGTAGTGCAAGCATATATGGTAAATCAGATAATTTTTCAAATGAACTTACTATTAATACCGAATATTACAATCAATATGATTTGTCTAAGAAAGTAGTAGATATGTATGCAACTTTATCAGATAAACATGTTTATGGATTAAGATTTGGAACGGTTAACGGATTTTCAAAAAAGTTGAGAAATGATTTGGTTATAAATAGTATGGTTATTTCAGGATTAACAAATAATCAGATATATTTATCTTCAAAATACTGTAAAAGAGGTATACTCGGAATAAACGATTTAAATAAAGGTATTGAACGCATTATTGAATATAATGATATAAATAAAAAAGGTATTTACAATTTATGTTCATTTAACACAGATATAGAATCTATAGCAAAAACTGTATCTCATATCTTAAATGTAAAAATAAAAGAAGATGTAGATAAAAGTAGTTATAGTTTTCAATTAGATAACACAAAGTTTAAAAACGCATTTGATTTTACTTTTAATTCTACTTTACCATCAATAATTGAAGAGCTATTGTATTATATAGAAAATACAACTGTTGAATATTGCAGTAGAAATATAGATACATATAAAACGTATCTTTGGACTTGTAAAGAAAGGAATGATTGTAGAGTTTGTTTAAATAAAAATATTTTTTGTGTTTTAAATCTTGGTGATCAGCCCCTTGCTAATAATTTTCATCCAAATTATAAAGAATTAGATAAATATCCTCTTAAGTTAATGTTATGTACTCAGTGTTATCATTTACAGCTAAGTCATATAGTAAACCCAAATATATTATATAAAAATTATATATATGTTAGTGGTACATCAAGCACATTAATAAACTACTTTAAATGGTTTGCTGAATATACATCTACTAAAAGAAAAATATATAATGATACTAATTTAAATATAAAGGTACTTGAAATAGCATGTAATGATTGTTCTCAACTAGATCAATATAACAAAAATATCGTAACGATAGGGGTTGATCCAGCTCAAAATATTTATAAAACTACATCTTGTAAAAAAAGACATGACATATATTGTGACTATTGGAATGAAATAACAGCACAAAATATTAAAACGAAGTACACAAATATTGATATAATTATAGCTGAAAATGTGTTTGCTCACACGGATGATATTCATTCTTTTATTGAAAACTGTAAAGAAGTAATGAACGATGATAGTGTCCTATTCATTCAAACTTCTCAAGCGAACATGGTACGTAATAATGAATATGATACTATATATCATGAACATTTATCATTCTTCTCAGTAAAATCTATGTACACTATTGTGAAAATGCATAATTTATATCTAAATAACGTAGATAAAGTTGATATACATGGTACAAGTTTTATTTTTGAAGTATCTAAAACAGAAAAAATTCAGAATATAAATGATGTATTAAAAGAAGAAGAAGAATTTGGTATACATTCAACTATTTTTTATAAAAAATACGAAGAAAATTGCATAGATAAAACCGAGAAACTTAAAAATATTTTATATGATTATAAAAAGCAAAATTATACTATAATTTCATACGGAGCATCTGCAAAAGGTAACACAATATTGAATTTTTTAACAACTAATTATATTGACTATATAGTTGATGATAACCCATTAAAATGGGAATTGTATACTCCTGGTACAAATATAATAGTTAAAGATCCTGTGTTTTTAAAGGAAAATAAAAACAAAATAGTTGTATTAATGTTAACTTGGAATTTTAGAAATGAAATTATGAAAAAAATAGATAATTTAGGATTGAATGTAGAGTATATAGAATATCAAAATATATAATTTTTAGATGTATATTTATTATTAAACCAAAACCTAATATATATCTTAAATAATATTTATTTCTATGATATTTTTATAAGTTCATTATTACTACTTAGTTTAAACAATTTCTATATTATAATATAGAAATTTTATATTATACCAGATGACAGCGATGAGATGGATTCTATGAGACACCATTTGAGAGAATACGAGTGATCAACTTGGATGATCTAAATTTTATTTTGATTACAAGAATCTTCTTCTATTATGAGCTTCTATTATGAGAGATTGAAACTAATGAATTATTTAATGATTATTAAATAATTCATATGTCAAGTAAATATTCAAAAGTCATAAATAAGTACCACATTGTAGTACTTATTTTGTCTGTCCCAATAATCATATCATTTTCATAATTAAAAGTAATACGTTCAAAACACACGAATGTCCTCCAAACGTTTCAAAAAAGAACCTATACATACTCTATGTCATTTTGCTTGAACTTCCTTTGAACATATTATGGTTAATTATATTTCAATATTATAAATATTTTTTAACAAACATTGATATATAAAATAATCTATTATTTCTCTATTTTCACATACCGATTTTACACGATAATGGTCTTTATTGTTTTGTTTTGCATTGTCAATTCTTTCAATTATTTTATCATACTCTTTATTTGAATAAATATCTTCAAAAAAACAAATACGATTTGGTAACATTGGAGCACCAAATACTCCATGAAAATATTTTCCCATTGCAGCATCTTCTACTGTTTGAAAATCTACTTTATGTTCATTTAAAATAATAGAGTTTATCATTTCCGGAGTTACTATTGTGTCTGTTCCACTTAAATAATATCCTTGTGCATTATAATTTGGCAAAGGACCATCACCTGAATAACAATTTGTTACAGGAAGGTCATTTAAATGTAAATGTAATTTATTAAAATCCCAAAAAGTTGATAGATTTGTTCGAATTAAAAAATCAAATTCTATTTTAGTTTTAATTATCTTAAAAGCTTCTATTGTTTTTTGAATTAAAACAGGATAACTTTCTTCAATATTTTCAAAAATAATATCACTGTCTGGATCATAATATTCCAAAATATTATTTGGTTGTATTTTACCATATACAAAAAACACTTTTATTGATGGATCAACATTCATATATTGTTTCCATATTTTTCTACAATTTTTATAAATTTGATTATTATTAGATGCCAAAACTAATATTACAGCACGGTATTTTTTCATATATAAATATATAATTTTGTTTATTTAAATAGATTTTTTAATGAAAAAATATTCTTTTAACGAATCTTCGTATATAACTTAACTTAAAAGAATATTTTTAATAAATAACAATGAAAGTTCTAATCTATGGTTCCAAAGGTTGGATTGGTTCACAATTTGTCGAAATTATGAATACCTCAGGTATTGATTATGTAGAAGGACACTCTCGAGTCGACAATGTTGAGAGTTTAGAACAAGAAATTATTTTAACAAAACCGAGCCATATTATATCTTTTATTGGGCGTACACATGGTACAATTGGTGATAAGGTTTACCACACTATAGATTATTTAGAGAATAAAGGAAAGATTGTAGAAAATATCAGGGATAATTTATTTTCGCCTATAGCACTAGCATTAATTTCTCAACGTCTGGGAATACACTATTCGTATTTAGGTACCGGATGTATCTTTAATTATGACAAAACACACCTCTTTGGTAACGAAGAACTAGGTAGTGGATTCACAGAAAGTGATATTCCGAACTTCTTTGGCTCGTCCTATTCTGTATGCAAGGGCTTTACCGATCGATTGATGCATTTTTTTAATGAAAAGGTTTTAAATATTAGGATTCGAATGCCTATTACTGATAAAGTTAATGACCGTAATTTTATAACTAAGATTACAAAGTATGAGAAGATTTGTTCTATGCCAAACTCGATGACCGTATTACCAGAATTATTACCAAAGATTTTAGATATGATGCAAAATAAAGTTGTTGGAACCATTAACCTAACAAACCCAGGTTTGATTTCACATAATGAAGTATTGGAAATGTTTAAAGAGATTGTAGATTCTAATTTTGAATGGAAAAATTTTTCTATTGAAGATCAACAGAATGTATTAACAAGTGATAGGTCAAATAATTTCTTGGATACTACACGCTTAGAGACTCTCTATCCTGATACACAGCATATTAAGATTTCTATAAGAGAATGTTTAACTAAATATAAAGAAAGTTATAAGGTAACTCGGTAAGTTATTTATAATCTTATATTCAAAATATAAGATCAAAAAAATATTCTATTAACTAACTCTACCGATAATATATTGTTTAACGTTTTTCTAATTTTTCCTTAATTTCTTCATTCTGGCTAATAATTTTTGAGAGCATCTCAATGATCTTTTTATCTCTCTCATTATAAAGGAGGTTCTTATCTTTAAAGGAGTCAAGAGCATCTTTATTTCTTGTCTCTAAAGATTTAAGATGCATTGCTGATACTTGGGTGTCATATGCAACTGAATACATTTTATTAGTACTATATAATTCTTAAATAAGATTTTATCTCTAATATAGGAATTTATAATAATAGTATCTGTTTACCATAAATTTCATCAAGAGTAATCTGTATCTATTTAATATTCATAAACTTTCAAATTTGTGTAATTTATGTATATTATATATAAATGAATATTCCAGATACACATTATGTTCGTTTAATATTTAAAATCGATGCATATATAACTAAACCATATATAAATATTTGGAATGCATTAAAAAAAGAATGTGAATATAATAACGCAAATGAAGAAATTGTTAGAGAATGGTTATCTATGTGTAAAACAGAAAAAGTGTGTAATTTGCCATATTTTGATTGTTCAGAAGGCGGGATTGGTGGTTTTAATACTAAAAAAATTCGATTTAGACCATTTTATAGTGATATATCTGGATTTAGAGACAATTATATTGTATTTGATGTTCAAAATAGTAATGAAGAAAAATGGACTTTGGATGAATTAGATGATTTAATTTATGGTTTTGTTAAATATTCGAATGAATATGTTATTAAAGATTGTATAAGGGGGGTTATCGAATTTGTAAATAAAAATAATTTTGATGAAAATTACTTATAAATCATAATATACATTCAACAATTGATTTTGGAAACCAAACTGTTCGTTTAAATCTGTAAAAAGTAGTATGTCAAAAAGTCTATAATAATATTTTTGTAAGTATTATTGTCGGACAAGTATGTTTAAGATTATGAACGAAGTGTTATATCATTGATCTAATTTTTACACTATTTTCTATAGATTTTTGTCTCTCATTTTTGAGAGTTTGTTCATTTTGTCTACGAGTTTCTTTATTCGGAATTGAAGTATTTACACTGTCACAAAAATTATTAATTTCTTTATTCATTATTTTTATATTTCAGTAAAAAGAATGAAAATAACAATTTTAATTTTCAAAAAGTCTATAATAATACTTTGTGAGTATTATTATATTTTCATTATAGAAATAGAAACTCGCAATTTAAGCGTTTTACTAATTCTTCTTTGATAAAAATTCTTAACTCATTTTCATTCTGATAACTTAGAGTGTGTGGAATTATCAATACATCTATATTATGTTTTTTACATAAGTCTAATTTTAATTTATCTCTTTCTTTCTGTCTTTCAAAATCTCCTTCATTTCTATGAAAATGAGGAATATATTCGTAGTGTTGTTTTCCTTGATACTCAAATGCTAATCTTAGGTCTTCACAAAAACCATCTAACTCTAAATTATGACCTGAAACACCATTTTTTAACCAATCTGGTCTAATACTTGCAAATGGCAATCCGGTATATTCTTCTAATATTTCTCTGCATAATTTTTCCGAACGATTAAAGCAATAAGGACACCAAGAGTTTGCGTTCTTAACACTCTTAAACTTAGCTAACCAAGTGTGACCTTCTTTACATTTCCATTCGATAGAAATAAGAGCGTTAATATATTCTGTTGATAAACATTTACCACCTCTGCTAATAGCTAATTCTTGGCATTCTTCCAAAGTTGATTTAGCTTTTCCTGCACAAGTAGGACACCAAGTGTTTGAGTTCTTAACATTATTAAAAGTAGCAAACCAATTATGATTTTTTTCACATTTCCATTCCATAGAAATATTAGAGTTAATATATTCTTTTTGATAAACATTCACCACCTCTGCTAATAGCCAAGTCTTGACATTCTTTCAAACTTAGCATTTTACAAAATTATTATAATCAAATAATTTTATATCAATTTTAGTTTTAAAAAGTCTATAATAATACTTTTGTGAGTATTATTATATAAGTATATATCAAGTTGTTTAATTTTACTTCACTTTTATTTTTTGTTCTTCGCCCTCCGTTTTTTAGCAATTGCTTCTTCTTGTTCAATTTCTTGAAGCCACCTATTGTACCGCTTTTTTAAATTCTTCAAGCCATATATCTTTTAACATTGATTTTTCAGATATTTCAGGATTTTGCATTGGATATTCAACACCGTATTTTTTCATACACGTATCTTTCATTATTTCTGGAGACTGAAAAGGATTTTCAACTTCCACCAAATTGGTCTCGTCATTTTAGTAATACAGCTGATCCCGATAGAACATACTAGGTTGATAGGTTAACAGGGCGTAGTCAATGGGATTTTCCTTATCCGGAATAAGAGGAAAGACGTCAACAATATTATGAAGTAGCAGAAGCTGAACGTCAAGCTCTTATTGAACGTGTACAAGCTGAATGTCAAGCCCGTATTGAACGTCAACAAGCTGAACAAGAAGCTCGGAATGGTAGCGATCTACGTGAAAATTTGGAATTCATAACTAATAATAATAATAATTTTGATCAACTTAATATGGAAGTATTGGGTTCAATATCAAGAATGATATTAGAAGATAATCAGCGTCCTATAAATAGATTAACCTAATTTCGTCTTATATAATGAATTTAGAGTCAATGATTTATATGTTAAGAGATAGAAATGTGCATTCTGTTTTAAAACATCTTTGCGAAAAGCTTTTTGAAGAAATGTATGAAAAACTAGCCAAAGAAAAGCAAATAATTGATTATGGATATTTATCACATAATGAATATGATACTGCATATTTAATTCGACAATTAAATGGATTAAATTCTATATAAATAATATAACATAATAAATTTGTATTCAAAAACCTCTTTTTAGAAACTTCAATTATGAAATGGTTGTATTTTTGGATTTTCCAATTAAAATTATAGGAACTACATTCTAGTAATGGAAAAATTATAAAACACCAAATGCAAGATTATAATTTTATACATTTTCGATGTAGAATACTAAAGTACCCATCGAACAACTTGATAAATATAAATTTGAAAATATAAATATATTTATATTATTATAAAAACATGTTTAATAATATACCAGAAAATAGATCTCGTTCACCACAACGTTATCAGCCACGTGACCCTTTGCAAAATGACGAACGGCCACTTCCAATAGGTTGGGAAAGACGTATTAGCAATAATGTTGATCTAGGTAGAGTATATTACACTAATGGACGTCAAAGTCAATGGCATTTTCCAAACCAGGAACAAAATCCAAATTTTGTTATAACAGAACCTGAACCTCCAGCTTATATTCAACGAGCAGAAGCTGAATATCAAGCTCGTATTGAACTTGCACAAGAAGAAGAACGTCAAGCTCAACGTCAAGCTCTTATTGAACGTCGAGCTCTTCTTCAACGTGCAGAAGAAGAACGTCGAGCTCTTATTCAACGTGCACAAGCAGAAGAACGTCTATCTCTACGTGAAAAGTTAGCATTAATAACTAATGAAGATTTTAATGAATATAATATAGAAACGTTCTTTTCATTAAGAAGAATGATATTACAAGATAATGAACAACCTATCAACAGATTAAACGTATTATTTTATATAATGGATTTAGAGTCAATGATTAATATATTAAGAGATAGAAATGTGCATTATGATTTAAAACGTCTTTGTGAAAATATTTTTGAAGAAATGTTTGAAAAACTAGCCAACGAAAAGAAACTAATTGATGATGGACTTACAACGCATGATGAAGAAGATACTATATTTTTAATTAGACAATTAAACAGCAGATTAAATCCTGTATATAATCGTTTTATGAATGCTATAAATAATTCATGATTTAATGAAATTATTTCACTTTTTTGTCTTTGTTAAACGACGTTTTTTAGCAACTGCTTCTTCTTGTTCAATTTCTTGAAGCCACCTCTTGTAACCATTTGAAAATTGATCAAGTTCCTCAATCCATATATCCTTTTCACTCTTAGATTTTAACTTGTCCAATTTTTCTTTCAAAGACATAATATCATTATTAAGTTGTTTAATCTTATCGGCAGTAAAGGTTCTAACTTGCATTCGAAGAAGATAATCATAACCTCCTTCTCCTTCATTCTTTTTTGGATCCTCATCATAACCTCGTGCTGTTAACACTTTTATTATATCACTTTCATTCTCATTCATAATATTTATAGTCTTACTTACCACTTCTGATACAAATCTTTCTTTATTTCCAAGATATCTAATCTCTTTTTCTAATGCATCAAGCTGATGTCTTTTTCTCTTTTCGTAAAACTCAAATCTAACTCTACAAAAATTGTCTAAAATTGAGTCTACAGTGTCATGTTTCTTTATTTGTAATTTTTCATTGAACATTACCATATTGGATGTGTATAGATAACTGTGTAGTTTTAAACTATCTAAATCGCATCTAAAATCATCTCCTTCCGTGAGTACAAAATGAACGTTCTTTGTAGACGAATAATTTGATACAGACTTGAGTTTCTTATCTGCTTTTAAATCTTCACAAAATTCTGCAAAATTAGAAGTCCACAAAGAAACAGGTAATTCTTTAACTTCAATAGCACCCTTCTTTCCTTCCTCAACAATTCCATATGAAATAAACCTATTTTCTCCATTCTTCTCTATCTCTCCTATAAATCCACGATACCAAGGTGTGAATTCAGGAAACATGCTAACAATATTTGTTGGATCATCAGGATCAGACACTAAAACTTCACCATCATTTTCTAAGTAAATTTTAATAGCTTCCACCATATCAAGAGGATTGTAGAAAGGAACTTTACACGAGAAACCTGTTCCTATTCCAGCCGAACATCCATTAATCAACATCATTGGAATAATAGGAACGTAAAATTCTGGCTCAATAAAATTACCACCGTCATCGCGCACATATGTTAAAATAGCTTCGTCTTCTTCTCTAAAAATAAGTTCTGTTAGTGCATCCATCTTTGTAAAAATATACCTACCATTTGCCGAGTCAGACCCACCTTCGAGCCTTGTCCCAAACATACCGTCACGATACAAAAGAGGTATATTATTGCTTCCTGGAAATTCTTGCGCCATACCAATAATAGTTTCAAGTAGATTATTCTCTCCATGGTGGTAATCAGAATGTTCAGCTGTATAACCAGCTAGCTGTGCTACCTTGAGAGATTTTGCAGAGTACTTCAAATTTCTTTTCTTTACAGCGTATAGAATTTTTCGTTGTGATTCTTTCAAACCATCAATTCCATTTGGAATGCTTCTCGCACAATCCGCGTGTGAGAATTTGATAAGTTCTCCATTGATAAAATTTGTAATACTCATTGAAGTTGTCTTTCCTTGATCATCAAGAGAAAAAGTGTACGATTCTGGATTATATTGTTCAAGCCAAATTTTTCGGGTATCTGCACTTTTCTTGTGAAATGCTTTCACCATACTTGCTAAAGATTGGTCATCATTGACAAATTCTACCATTTTCAACCCAAAAGTATCAGGAACATCTTCTGCTTTTGTAGTACCGAGTCCCTTATAATACTTGACATTCAATTTACTAGTTTGTTCGCCAAGAAAGTTATGAAATCTGCGTTCATCGTAAAATAACAAGTCACCAGTCTTTTTGATTACACGAGCTATAGGTGTTTTCATACTTACAATAAAGGGTTGATCTCTTTGCAAAAGGGTAGGATAAAGAGAATGGAAGAAGTTAAGGATGAGCCCTTCAATATGCACTCCGTCAACATCCGCATCTGCAACTACTGATACTCTTCCATATGCAAGTTTCTTAAAATTACTTTCATCTTTGTAATCTACACCAAGTTTCAACTCAAGAGCGTGTATTAAAGAACAAATAACTTTGTTTGCAGAAATAGTTGCTACTGGCTTATCTCTCACATTTAGCAACTTTCCTCGTACAGGTAAAATACCGTTCCAGTCACGACCAGATTTTCCATACAGACCCTCTTCAATCCCAGCTACTACGTATGTCTTTGCTGAAAGACCTTCTGTGATAAAAAGAGTACACTGTATACTGTCTTTCGTACCTGACTTGTTTGCTCGATCGTATCCTTCAATTTTTGTCTTTTTAGAAACTTTTTCGGCTTTCTTAAGTACTACTAGTTCTTTTGCACGAATAATATCTTCTATATTATCCATAATCGACCATTTGCAAATTTCCGCAATATGTGTTTTCTTAACAACAGCTTCTACAGCGGGAGATTCTAGCTTATTCTTGTCTTGTCCATCAAATTCTGGTCTAACAACTGTAGATACAACAAACAATCTAAAGAACTGACGAACATCAGTAATATTAATTTTAGGTGTTTTACTCTTTGCACTGTTTCCGTTAAATTTGTCTACAATTGGTCTAAATAATGCTTCTGCCCAAGAATCTACATGCTGTCCTCCTAAACGAGTGTATACACCATTAACAAAAGAAATTGTTTGATATTCTTTTGATGGAGTAATCAAAACTTCTGCATCCTTTATCTTAATGAGAAGAGACTCCTCTGTAGGCGTATCATAAAGAGCAGAATATTGAGTAAGTGTTTTTACAGGAATAAGTTCATCATTAAAATATACTTCTACTTTAGATAACATCGATGCGTCAATAATGTAACGAGAATACAAACGAATAATATCTTCTGTGTAACCTTTGTTTAGAGCAAAATGTTCAAAGTCAGGAGTCCAAGATACTTCTGTATAACCTAGTTTACAGTTCGTTTCTTTGATAATTTCTGGGCCAGATGTATCTCTCATATTTCTAGTCCATGTTTGAAAAAGTGTTTTTTTTGCTTTCGGGTCAAAACCTTTTACTGTAAATTTTGTTGAAAAAACATTTGTCAACTTGATACCAAGACCATTACGACCTGATACAACACGTTCTTCCTCATCTTCATAATTTGAACCCGTTAAAAGTTGCCCAAAGATCATGCTATGATTATAGCAATTCTGTTCAGCATCTTTTTCGATAGGTACAACATCTCCGTCATTCCAAATAGAAGTTTCTCCTGTGTCAGAATTGATAGATATCTTAATCTTTGTACACGGCGTCTTTGTTTTACGGCTTCTTTCCACATTATCGATAGCATTTGATAAAGCTTCGACAAATATACGCAAAATAGCGGGTGATGTAGAAATTTCTTTTTGATAAATTCGCCAACCATCGTTTGTTTTATCGGCTACAAATTCACTTATACTACGTGGACGTATCGATCCAACGTACATATCTGGTCTGAGAAGAATATGCTCAATTTGATCTTTTTTCTGATAACGTTTTTTATCAACAACAGTCTTTGGAGGCATTTTATTTGATATTAAAAATTATCCTTTTTAATATCAATTTTATTTTTATAATTTACATCTTTTTGTCTATATATTGTTCATCAAAATATTTATGAATTCATCTTGAAAAGTAGAATCTTCTATATCCGAACACTCAATTTTTACATTATCATTCGATTCTATTAACTCACTTATTCTTTCTCTTACTGAATCAAATATCATCTTTGTCAAAATCTTTCCACCATAATCTGTTATTATATCACCTCTTATATCCTTATACTTTATAAATGTAGGATTTGAACAATCTTCTTCAATAAGTCGATCATTTAAAGGATAACATAAAGCGTAATCAGCAAATCCTTCTGGACCTCTTAATATATGTTCTGTTGTTAAGAACTTTGCATTTTCTATTAACCACTCTTCTGTGATTACCAAATCATTTAGTTTATCAGATGATGTAATAAGTGGTCTGGCGCAATTCTTTCCTGTGAGTTTTGCCATTGTTCTATTGAACAAACCTGGTTTTGTCTCTAGTTCTCTGATAGAACTCTCATTCATAACAATATCTTTATAAGCAGTTGGATTTTTTACACATTCTTCTGATGCAAATTTACTAGCTTTTCTCTTAAGAGGTAAATGTACTCTCTCTATCAAATGAACATTTTTATAATCAACAACGTGTTCACCGTTAACATCAATGTGATGAAATGTACCACGTTCTGTGTCGGTACACACTATCTGAGATTTGCCATCTGAATCTGTAGAAAGATACTTGTTTATAACTTGAGCTGCTCCTTTTTGACCTTCATAAAAATAATTTTTTGTATATTTTTCATCGATTATACTCTCAACACGAGCCTGAGATAAATCAAGAGGAGTAAGATTTGAAATCATCAAATTATTTTGAATGTTTTTAGTACTTGTTTTCTGGTAAGTCGGATGTTTTGCTATATGTTCAAATGCTGCTTTATATATAGAACTAATTTCTTTTTCTTTTTCTTCCGCTTTCTCAATTTTCAATTTAGCAATTTCTTCAGCTTTATCAAGCTTTAATTTAGCAATTTCTTTGATAAGAAACTCATTTTTTTTCTTACATATTGCATCATGTCTGCTAAAACTCCTAGATGAAAATTTTTTATCACAAAAATTACATGTGATTAAAGATACTACAATTTCTTTAGAATTTTTAGATTCTTGTATTTTTAAACAATATTTTGCTTGTGTCTGATGGCTACTTAATTGATATTTGGTTTTGAACTGATTGTTGCAAAACGGACAGGTTAACTCTTTCACCTTCTCTTTATCATCTGCAAGAGCAAGAGCTTTCGTTTCTTGTATTTTCAGACAATATTTGGTTTTCTTTTGGTGCTGTTTCAGCATTTGAGTATTTCCAAACATATTATTACAAAACTGGCATTGTTCCATTTTTTTATTTATTCATTTGTTTTTTAAACGAAATATTTCATTTTTATTTACAAAAAAATATCAGTTTTTCTGATAAAATAAAAATTGTCCGAAATTGTCCGAAATTGTCCGAAAAATAATGAAAATAGTGACTATTTTCTGATTAAAGTGACTTTTCGAAAAATTTCTAATTTGTGTGTGTGTAAGACTTTTTTAAAAAAGCCATTTTTCCAAAAAAAAGATTTTTCATCCTCCGTTTTCAAAAAGTTGGAGGATGAAAAATCTTTTTCTTTTGTTTTCTAAATAATTTGAAAAATTCGTAGAAAATTTCCTTTGGATTATCTTTTTTATTTTCCTCCTCCGCCTCCGACTTTAAATAATTCTAGTTCTAAAGAAAAGTCTTGATTGCAAAAAATAAAAGTAAGTCCGCTTTTATTTTATATAATATGAAATATGCTTTTACAAATCTAACAAAACGGTAAAAAAGGATTTACCTTCTATTTTATAACCTAGTATTCGAATATTATTTAATGTTTGTGCACCTTTAATTTTATATAAAACAATATCGATAGAGTTAACATAAACATAAAGATTAAATTCATACCGATTTTTTGAATCTTTTGCATCATAACCGGGATTATATCCTGATTCAAACCACGTTTCTGCAATCGCAAAAGCTTTTTCTAAAGTTGTGGTGTTTTGTGCCAAAAAAAAGGTATTATTATCTACTAATTGGTTTTGAAAAAAGTAAGGCAATTGTAATTCTTCTTGTACAGAATTATTAATTCGATTATTATGTTTCTTTTCTAAATTCCATTTTTCTACAGAATCATCACCGTTTAATATAACTTGTTGTGGGTGTTGATCAAAATCTGTTACATCAATGTAAAAATTTTCAATAATTTTTTTTTCATGATATTTTTCTATTTTCTTTCCAAAAGCACGTAAAGATAATCTAAGTGTGTAAAGTAATCTTTTTAAAGTTTCTTCTGATTTAACTACTAACTTATTATCATTCATCACACAACTTTGCTCATTAAAAATATTACTTACTTTTTTGTATTTAAATTTTTTGTCTATTTTTATTTTTTCTTGCGCAAAATCGTTAATTGTGTCTGGATCCGATAATAATCGTCTAGGATCTTCTTTTAAGTATCTCGAAAATAACCAAAACATATATTCAATAATACAACGAGTTAATTGTTTGTATTTATTATGTTTTTCTAACACTGATACCGATTTTGTCGGATAATTCTCAACTTGATCTATTGTTGTCAAATCTTCAAATTTTTCATCATCAAGAACTGGAATTGATACTTTTATATTACCAAAATTAAAGTACAGTTCTTTTAATACATCATTAACTACACGTTGTCCTGTTAATACCATACTATTATCATTTGCAAAATCAATTGCTACTTCGTTTGGAATTGTTGTCGCAAGCCAACCTTTTTCTTCAATAATTGGAAAAGGCTGAATTGGTTCGGTAAGTAACGTTCCAATAACACCTTTAAATTTAAATTTTAACATTCGACATTTACCGTAAGAATCAATTCCTTGATAAAAAAATAAATCAGAAACATTTACATCTTCTGGGAGTAACGATTGTTTAATTTCAATATTAAGTACGTACGTTTGACACATACGATTAAAAATTTTTCTAACTCCTTTAGAAATTTTAGAATTATAAGGAAGTGCATATGTCAAATCTTTTTTATCCGTTTTTTTCCATTTTATAATTAATTCACAATGTACACCTTCATAGATTCCTTTATCAGCATTGCTACCAATATGTTCGTATATGAAAATACAATTTGCGTTTCGTTTATTTTTATAATACGCTTGTGTATGACGAGGAATAATAAGTTCTCCATCTTCGTTTGTTCGATTAAAAACAAATATATTACAATTAAAATATTGCTCCAAAAGAGATGTAAAGAGACTCGGGTTCATATAGACTTCTGGATTTCTTATAATATTAATAATTTCTTCTGTTGTGTAATCGTACATTTCTTGTCTGCATAAAGCTGCATTTTCTGGAGTAGCCATTTTTTCTCTTTCTTCAATCAATCGTTTTTCAGTATCATCAGATTCTAAAATATCAGTGTCCATAGCTTCCATTACACATTGCAAAAAAGAACTATTTCCATTATACATACCTTTTCTAACATAAGTATATTCCTGATCATAATCAAAAATTTCAAAAAGTTTTTTTATATTATCTGGCAATGTACCATACGAGTCTTGATTTGCAAATCGTTTTGTTTTTATTAAATCTTGTTGTTCAGCTTTTTTTTCAGCTAATTTTTCTCCAAATTCATAATGTCGTAAAATGCTACCACAATCTTTTTTATTATGTGTTTTTTTATAACAACAAGGTAAATAAGGAACCACATCGTTATTTTCTAACGGATTATCACGTAATCCAGGAAATTTAGCAACAGGATCTTTACAAATATATTTACGTGATGGAAAATTTTGAGTACTTTCTGTTTCTTTTGGATATGTCATTATTTCATAACCATCTTTTAACGCTTTCTCTAATTCTTCATCATCATCAATTATTGTTGGTGCTTGTGGACACCTTTGAGGATATCCTGTCACAAATACTTCGGGTGCGATGTCTTTAATTGTTAATTTGGTACGTGTTTGCATTTTAGATTGTTTGATTTTACCAAAATCTTTGATGTATTCACTGTAAAAATCAACTATTGTTTGATATTCTTGATCATATACAATCATTAATTTTGAAAATAATTCTTGAAAAGCTTCTACTGCATTTATGTTGTCAGCAGATGTAATTTTAACACGAATATAGTAAGTTCCTTGTTTAAATTCAGCTTTATTTTTACCTCTTAATTCTGGATCGTTTCTTTCGGCTATTTTTTCTGTTAAATTAGCCGTTAAATTACCTATTTTAGGATTATAAAAATGAATATATACACTTTCTTTCTTTTTACTAGCCTTATCACTTTCATTTATCGACATTAACGAAGAAAATGTCGGATTGTTCATAATAAGATCAGCTATAACGTATTTATTCATATTGTGATTGGGAAAGTAAAAAGAACCATTTACGCGAGTTTCTGTAATATTTGTTGCAAATATAGACCCTAAATTAGTAATTGTATTTAAAAATCTTGAAATTAGTTCTTTTTGAGATAAATATTTACCGTTTGCACTTATAAATGTTTTCATAGTTACCTTTGCAGTCTCTTCACCTTCTTCACCTTCAACAGAAACGAAAGTATCAATATAATCTTCAATCTTCGAACCTTCTATTGTTTTTTTTGTTAAAACTTTAAAAAGAATAACAGATTCGTCATAAAAACTCCAATCTTCAGGTGGAGTAAAATTTTTGAATATTTTAAAAAATTTATTAATGCATGCGAACGGAACTTCATTATTTAATACAATATTGTTAAACAACTCCATAACAGTAATATTTTTTACATCTATAGTAAAATTAAATTTTACGCTTTCTAGTTCAAATTCAGTGTATTGAATTCTTTTATCAATTTCTTCAAAATTTTTAAACAAACCTTTTTCAACTAATGCATCATCTTTATTTTTTTTAATAAGTTTTGATATTTCCTCTCTTTTGTCCTTACTTTTTTCCCAATATTTTTTTATCTCTTCAATTCGTAAATCCAATCCAATTGTTTCAATATCCGTTTTAAACTTTAAAAAAATATGACCTAAATCTGCTCTTTTGGATTCAAGTTTTTTATAATTTTCAATTAATTCTTGATTATACGCAAAAAACAAAGAAAGAATATCAAGAACCTGTAGATTTTGTTGTTCTAGTTTGTTTTCTTGGTTTAATTCGTTTATTAGTTCTACAAACTCTTTATTAGTAATTATGATAGTATTTAAAAGATTTTCGACTTTTATAGGAGTTTCTTTATGAAGTTCTTCTAAAGAAGGAATTCCGTCATTAAAATATAAAAATTTTGGTATAGTATTTAGTTCCGATGCTAAACGGTTAATAACACTATCTTGCGTGTCTAATTCATAAACGAACAAATCTTTATGTTTAAAAATTTCGTTAATAAAAACAAAGCGAACCATTTTTAATTTAAGTAATGAAACTTTAAAAAAATCAGAATCTTGTTAATTAGTAAAAGATGAAAGAATTGAAAGAATTTAATGACAATGTACATTATATGGAAGATTTTGATTTTGACAAAAAAGGAAACTTGATTAATAAACAAATTCCTAGAGATATGCTTGTTTTGATTATGATACAAGCATCTTGGTGTAAATTTTGCAAAGACTCAAAGCCAGCTTTTCAAGATTTTGCCAATCAAATGTCAAAGAATGTATTTTGTGCAACTATACAAGCAAATGGACATAAAAAACCAAAAACAGAGATTCCTCTTGGAAAACGTCTTAAAAAAATTATACCGGATTTTAATGGTTTTCCAGATTATGCTTTGTATAAAAATGGAAAAATTATTAATGTAAAAGCAACCGACAGAGATGTAAATAGTTTAAAAAAATTTTGTGAGCCACACATATTAAAAACAAATGTAATTACAAAGTAACAGCTAATGAACATCTCAGACAATTATAAATACAATAAATAATATTATTTATTGTATTTGAATTATACAATACTCTGTATTTTTTCCATTATTTTTTTATGTCTATCAGAACTTTTATGTTTTTTCATACAATAATGAGTAACTATCATTCCGCATTCACATTCTTCCTTTTTTTGTCTTTGAGTTGATATCTTTGTCTTATAATTTGCTTTATAATATTTTTCTCTTTCTTCTAATATATGTTCTTTATTATCTTGATAAAAATCTTTTCTTTGCTCTAATATATGTTCTTTATTATCGTTATAATATTCAATAACATTTTCTATTACTGCTTCTTTATTTTTTTCATAATATTTTTTATGTTTCTTAGCTATAACATCAGCATTTTTTTCATAATATTCTTTATTAATATCAGACAATATTTCTTTGTTATCTTCGTAATATTCATGCATTTTTTCTTTAATTTCTTCCTTATGTTCTGCTTGGTATTTTATATTTCGTTCTTTTTGTTTCTCTTTATCTTCTTGTATTGTTCTTTTAGGATATATAGGCTCGTCAATACCTTCATAAAACTTTAAACACTCATCAAATATATTTGTAAATACTGTGATATCTTCTGTAGGTAATAAAAATACATCTCTACCAGCTTTACATCTATATTTTTCAAGTTTCGTTAGAATGACGCTTTCTAGTATATCCATCAATTTTGAGTTTTTGCAAGATATATAATAAATAACTTTGAAATTATGTAACTTATTGTGATTGTAAGACTCTTTTCTCTTGGATAAATCTAGTGCTTTTCCTACATTATATTCACCATTCTTTTCACTTTCTTCTGAAGTCATAAGATACACTACATTCTTTTGATCAACTACTTCTTTTGGTTGTTTTACATATTTTTTCATTAATTTTTTAACCTCTTCTTGACTTTCTTCTAATTGTTTTTTAGATGTATTGATAATTTCTTCTTTCTCTTCTGTTAATAACTTTATCCGCTCCTGTAATTTGTGTTCCAATTCTTTATCAGATTTTTCATTTCCTATCTCGACTTTTCCAAAAAGTAGTAACTCTCTAGTCCAACGAGATACTTGTAAAGCAAATGAAGGACTGCACCATTGTGCTATTTGTATAGCTATATCTGGATGAGCAAATGTATGTTGTGTTTTTCCTACTCTGGTGGAGTTTAAAAGTTGACTAGGGGGAATTCCCCCTAGTGAAAAAAATGCGTTTAATATGTCAACTGATGATTTATTTTTTTTCCATTCTTTAATATCTTTTCCAGATGCTTTGCATAACATAGTAACGTTTATATAACCATCATCTCTCATTGGAATAGAGATAGACGAACTATCTGGTAGATTCAAATTACAATTAAATAATCCGTCTGATATTTTTACCAAATTAGTTTTTTCATCTTTTATAATCTTATTTTCTTCTAATTTATTCTTTTGAGAAATCATTTCTTTTCTTTTAACCTCTTCTTGACTTTCTTCTGATTTATTTATAGCTTGTTCTTTCTCTTCTTTTATAACCTTATTTTCTTCTTCTAATTTATTCTTTTCATCTAATATCTTTTGATACTTATATTCACCTGTATTTCTAACAGATGGTAATATCTGTTCACACACAAAATCTTGAAATGGTTTTGCAACTGGTTTATTACATCGCATAATAATTTTATATAATCCTGCTTGATTAACAACATTAGAAGTCTGTAGACCTTGACCGCTTTTCAAAGAAGCTGAACACTTCCAGTTATCAGGAATATTTCTTAACACTTCAGTTACATTACTTAATCCTAATATTTTACATATATCTTTAACTACAAACATTGGATTTTCAGATGTACCTAATACTCTAATATTTTTATCATTAAAAAATAAGTTTATATCAATTGAGTTTGTTGTTTCAGTCATTTTATAATATATTATAAATCTTTAAGTATGTATTAAAAAAATAAATAAGATTTATATTATTTGAATACATAAGTTTGAAATTGATATATTTTTTCATTTCTATGAGAACTACTATTTAAAGAAATATATTTATGTATATAGAAATGTATTATTTGACAACTGAACATTTGTATTAAAAATTAATTAATAAAAAATTGCGACTTAAAGTTGTAATTTTTTTAATTAAAATGCCTATAATCTTCAAATGTAAATCAATGGAAGCGTATCAGATAAAAATACTTGCAGAATTATTGACAAATAATTTAAAACATGGATGTTTTGATTTAACTGATGATGGGATTACACTTCGTATGTTTGATCAACCTAGAAGAACGTTGGTTGATATGAATTTACAAGCGGAAAATTTCTCTTTATATAAATTTAAATCGGATGATAGATTTTGTCTAGGATTAAACCTCAATCATTTTCATAAGATGTTAAAATCCATTAAAAAAAAAGATTCTTTACAGTTGTTTATTAATTCTGAAACACCTAACGAACTTGGTATAAAAACGATACCAAAAGAAAATACACGTATTACTACATCTGGAATTAAAATTCAAAATATTCAAAATGTAGAAGCCGATGTTCCATTGGGGTATGGAAAGCCAGTGATTGTTCCTTCGCCCGACTTTCAAAAAATGTGTAAAGAACTTAGTAGTATTGGAAGTACAAACATTCGTGTAAAAGCTAGAGGTTTCCATATTGATTTCATTGCTGATGCAGATGGTATTTTAAAACGTAAAGTAAGATTGGGAGAAACGGATGATTCAGATGAAGAAAATGAAGTTGAACAAGTATCAACTTTTTACGAGGCTACTTTTACAACAGATCAATTTACACGTATTAACAAAATTGCAGGACTTAGTTCAACAATGCAAATTTTTTCTGGGTCTAATGATCTGCCTTTGCTTTTCCGTTCAAGTGTTGGTAGTTTAGGAAAGATTTCCGTTTACATAAAATCAAAAGAACTTTTGGATAAGGAAATGTGTGTTTCAGAATCTGATAATAGCGATATCGAATAATAAAATGTCGAAAATTCTTTATTTTAGAATAAAGAATATTAATAATAGATTAAAATACTTTTACCATAGATGAATCTCTAGGAAATTCTAGTAAAATGCTTTCATCAATATACATTTTTCCTTCTCGTATATTAGGATATAAAACATCCATAAGTTTTACATAGTGAGAACAATTCTTACTCCATACATAAGTAAGAAAATAAGATAACGAATCTTTTTCTATTATTTTGTTTATCTTATCTTCGTCGGTTTCTTTATCTAAATTTTCTTGGTATTTCGATAATATATCAAGAACAATCTTAATCTTATCTGGTAGTTCTGAAAAATCATACTCATTATCAATCAATTTTTGATACAGTCTTTTTCTAAACATAAATATTTTGTCAGTATTTGAGATACTATTAACGTAATCATAATTACGAAACTCTGGATATTTTAGATACCAATTTTCAAGATCATTTTTTTTCCATATATCATTTAGTTTTAATTTTTCCGTTTCAAAATTTTTTAGAAAACTTGTTAAAAAATCTTTTATTTTCTGTACAGATGTGTTGCAAATCTTATTTACAATATCTTTTTTCGTTTTACTTTCATAAGAGAATCCGTTTCTCTCGTACCAAGATACACCGTATTTCATCAAGCTTAAAAATTGTAAATCAACTGTATTTCCATTGCATATAATGTACGATTCATCCGATAACTTCAGTATATTTACATCTGATGACTGTCTGCATATTTCATCAACAAGACGTAATAAGAATGATCCCTGTGATGTTTCTGGCAGTGGACACTCATTTTCATATACATTGAGTACATGTATGTATGCAAAAGGTTTTGTTTTATAGATTGAAAAATCAAGACAATCATTTTTTCCTATTATTCGAATATTTATTTCAAGTTCGGATGTTTTAACAGTGCATGGTATCTTAATATTATCATAAACTAAAATAATATTTCCATTAACATCATTTAGTTTAGACCCCTCTTTCAAATCTAAATTAATTTCAAGTTTAATTTCATCATTAATAGGAGAATATTTGTAATTAATCTTTTTTGGACTGTTCCATTGAACTTGTTCGTTACCTTTATCATCAAAATATCTATAATAAAATGATCTGTAAGTAGAACTAAACCATCGTTCCCAACCTTTAGGCAATAGTGTTTTTTCATCTTCATAAGTTAAAAAGCATATTTTTTGTTCCATTGTTATATAATTTACCAAGACAATTTTTTGATTCGAAATTTCAATTATTTGCCATGTTTGATTCATTTATTAATTTAATTTTATATATAAAATTAAATTTTTATTGTGGATATTTTATTTCAATAAGTGTAATATTTTTGAACTCAAGATGTTACGCATTTTGTCAATTATTTAGGTGCCTTTATTCTGCTCATATATAATCCTATTGGATCACCCTTAGAATAACAACACAATGGTGGATCTGTTGATATACTTGAATAAGTTGTTCCGCAAACTTGGCATTCAAAATAAAATAATTGAGATGATTCGAATGGCATTTTGTTTTATAAAACAAAATATAGTTAATATTTCAATTTTAAATAAAAATGATGTTTTTACTCAATAAGTCCATTTACAGCACGGTTGAAGGATAATATACGACAATATGCTATAACTGGAATAAAACACATTCGTGAATAATGATCCGGAACAGCAGTAATAATTCCTAACCCAATAAAAAGACCAACACTACTTCCTATTGTATTAAAAACAGATACTTTTGCATATATTTCTCCAATATTCTCATCTGTAGCCAATTTTTGAATACACTTTGCATTAATAGCTCCAAACCCAATAAAAGATATATTACTTAAAATATTAGAAACGCCTGCTACTGGTAAAAAGTATTCTGGTAACATAGGTGTAGCACATATTGATACATAAGAAAGTTGTTGTAAAATATTAGAATAACCCAAAAATTGCCGAGGCTCTTTATCTGCTTTTTTTCCACTTTTAGAAATGTATGCTAAACAGCCTATTTGTCCTATAATATCTTTTCCTATATAATTTACTGTTCTAATAGTTTCAACATCAGAACCAATTGCATGTAGCATACTGTGAGTTGCCATAGCACTTTCCATTGAAACTAAAACATTTGAAACAAAAGACCAACCAACATATTGAATGTATTTTGGATGAACATTTCCACTTGGAAAAAAAAGACAACGTAGCTGTTTCATTTTTTTCATATTTTTTTAAATTTAACACATTAACTCAAATTTAAAAATTTGTTACTTTTATTTTTTGTTACTTAGACTCATAAAATTATCTCAATTTCAAAAAAATTGAGAAATTAAAAATACTCTTGACGGGACTCGAACCCGCAATCTCTCGATTAGAAGTCGAGCGCCTTATCCATTTGGCCACAAGAGCACATACTATTTAATAGTATGTGCTCTAAATAAAATGGGTTGACAAAAACATAATCTATGGAAGTAATATTCCTTATCTTATAAGTAGATTTCTTTAAACGAAAATTATTTATAAAGTTAGAAACTATTTTCTATATAAATTATTCTCTTGAGTCAAGTGTTTAAATCTATAGTGGATTGAACTTTTTTTCAACACTTTTACGTATTCCTTTTTCAACAGATGCAACAATTTCAACTTCATCATCTGGAGGAATAATAAATCTAAAAGATTTGGAATCTGCTGTAGTAACAATTGTAGGTATTTTCCATTGAGATTTTTTTTCTTTTTTATTTATGTAGTAAACATTACCACACTTACTTGTTTTTTCTTGCCAACCAGAAGGAATAGATATTTTTTCATCTTTATATACAAGACTTGGATCTTCCCATTGCACAAGATTTGTCTCTTTATGAGAGTAATAATAATTACCAGGTGATTTTTTAAGGCTCAAATGCATTTCCCATTTGTCAGGAAGTTTTTTTAACGTTGTTGGTAATCCCCACTGTGATTCTCCCGTTTCTCTATTTACATTGTACGTTTTTTTATGCGTATCACTAACCATTTCATACCAGCATATTTCGTCTCTTTCCATTTATATATTAGAAATATTAGTTTAATTTTTTTCATAAGTGATTATTAAAAAAAAATTGTTTTAAGAATATTTCTATGTAAACTCTAAATAAATATGACTCTGCCAAATATGATTTCAAAATCTAATAACTCGGATCTTAAAAAGGTAGAAATTATCGACCTAAATCTAATACAAGACGCTCATCAAGTAATATATAAATAATTGACTAATAAAAGTTTTGATATTATAATTTTATTTATTATCTTTTAATAAATAAAAATGTATACAAGTTCATCAGTAAGATTCTCACCTAATTCGTATTCACCAGAAACCAGAAAACTTCCAAAAAATTGGGAAGTTCGTTTTAGTAGAAGAATTGACATAGGCAGACCATATTATGTTAATTTAGAAACAAAAAAAAGTCAATGGAATTTTCCAGGAGAAGAAAATCAATTGTCTTCTATACCTAGGCATAGATCTAATATACCAGAAAGGATATTTAGTCAGGAAGAAATTATAGACCTAAATCGATTACAAGACGCTCAGCATAGAACAAGGTAATAAATAAACAAGAGATTACACTAAACTGTTAGCAAATTTGAAAAAGAGTTGTACTTAAATCTAATCTAACCAAATTAATTTTTTGTTTTTGGCTACATTTGTATTTAAAATATTATATATTTTAAAACTAAATATTTATCTATTATAAAATGGATTCATTTATATCTGATTTTAATATTTTATTAGTTTCTGGAATTGCTTCAGGAACTGGTTTTATTATTTTTTCGTGGTTTATGTTTAGAAAAACCCAGACCAAAATTATTGTGTGTGATAAAAATACAACAAAATGTGATTGTACAGAAGGATACTGTGGATATTGCGGTGTAAAAATATGCAAAAATAATAAAAATACGATTATTACTTCTCCTCCAAAAACATTATCTTATAAAATTAAAAGTTTTTTACAAAAACAAATGCTTTTTCCTAAAAGTTCTGAATTTTTTAATAAACAAATTTCTTTTGTGCATTTTATCTTGAATCCTATTATTGAGAGAGTAAGACGTACATTTAAAATCAACACAAAATCTAAATCAGAAAAAATTGTGTCTAAAGTTGCCAAAATTTTATGGGATCAAGGTAAATACACAGAAGCTGCAAAAATAAACGCAGAGCTTCTTAATGTAAAAAAATAGTTTTAAAAGCCAATAGGATCTGTATATTCAGTATTGTATCTAGCATTATGAAAATCCCAATATTCGGGACATCCAAATTTCCATCCTTTTGGTATTTTTGGTGCTTTCCAGTAAAATACGCAATCCTGCCATCTATTGCTACGAGTAGCATTATGAATATAAATAGAATGATAATCTTCGGTTAATTGATCCATAAGATCGCAAAAAAGTTCATATGTTGGAATAATTGAGGCATAATTACGATATATTTTTTCACGATTTGACTCAATTGGTTCACGAAGAATAAAAATACCGTCAATATTTGTTCGAATAGCAGGTTTAATATCCATAGCATACTGTAAAGAAAGAAGATAAAACATTTTCCAATGACGACCCTTTTTAAACAATGCATTTTGTAATGGTTTACTAAAAACTTTGGGATCATCTGTGCAATCGTCAAGAATAATAACACCCCAAGAATTTTCAAGATGTTGTCGAGCTAATTTTTGTCGTTTTACAAAATCTTTAATTTTTTCTTCATCATATTCATTATAGACAAAAGTACTTGGCATAAATTCAGAAAAGGCATGATTTGTATCTTCAGATCCACTCATAGCCATTCCAATTGGAAAGATATGTTTTTTTGAATATAAAAGGCCCGTAATAAGAGTACTTTTTCCTGTACCTGGTTTTCCTATTACAACAATTTTAGATCCTCCATTATATTCAGGGTCATTTATTTTATGAGTTAAAGGAGGAATAATTTCAGGATCAAGTTCTTGAATTTCGATAGTCGCTGGATTACTCATTTTTGCATTTACTTTTGTCTTGTTTAAACCAAAGTAAAATTTAAAGTTATTATTTAATTTCCTATAAATACACTTGGTTTTAATTCTATTTCATATCCTATATTTTCGGATTCTTTTCTTTTGTTTAAAATAATCATAAAGACAAAAATAGCAAAAACAAATGAAAATGTTATTGAATAACATAATATTAAGGACCAAGATATTGAAAGTTTTCCTGTAATTTGATTTACTACCTGAACCCAACTTGGTGTAAACAAATAAAAAAGTCCTACAAAAATAACAAACGATATAATTATACTATTATATGCCATTGAAATCGGATTTTCTTTATCGATCTCTATTCTCATTTTACTCTAAGTAAAGATTTACATTTTAACACAAATATAAATCTAAGATTAAAAAGAATTAATGATTAATTCGTAAAAAAGTTAATATTTCCCAAAGTACTTTACAATCAAACTCATTGTATGTAATAATGTCTTTCATTACATCAGAATTTTCTGGATTTTCAGATTCTGAATACGTTTTCCAAGCAAAAATCATAGCATTAGCACCATTTTCACAATTACTATTATTATAAGTAGAAATCATATTATGTTTTCTCATAGCGCCAGCTATAGCTTTTAAACCATACTTAAAACAATCTTTAATCACTATTGGTTCTTCACGAAAAAGTTTACATAAATCTGCCCAATTTTTTAGTTTCCAAGAGCTAGTTATATTATTTTTCTTTTTTGTATCACCACTTTGATTCGCAAATTCAAATTGTCTACATTCTGCAGAATTCCAAAAACTTGATTCTGCGTGCCAATAGTATATTTTAGGATTACCACGATCAATAACAAATTGAGAAAATTCATTCATAATTCGATATTCTTCATCATGCGTTGGTTTAGAGCAAATAAAATTTTTATATTTCCAGTGCCCTTTTTCACACCATCCAGCACCAATCATAAAAATTATGTCTGTTTTTGATTGTTCAGGAAGCGACGAAAAATCAGAAAAAATATCACTCATTGTTTCAAAGTCAACATATAATTCATTACTTTCTGTTTTCCAATTATATAAAGTGCTTTTTATTACTGCTGGTCTAATTTTATCAGAATTTTGCCTATTAATATTTAAAATAGCATCTATTGTATGTCCCCTAACTCCAGATATATTCATTTTTTCACTAGAACATCTGTTATCACGCCAAGTCTTAATTCCCTTCTTAATTGCAATATTTCGTTGTTTTACACCAACATACCAAATATTAGTAATTTCACCTATCATATTTGATATTTTTTCTTTTTCAGTATTCCATTTTCCAGAATCAACACACATATTTGGATATAATTCAATTCTAGATGGAGGATTTATACTCCAAGTATGACCGAATTGTCTTACGTCTCTAACCCATTGAATTGCTTCTTTAGTGCGATTTTTATAGTCTAAATCAACAGAATTATAAGAAATTTTACCTAAACGATTTAGACATGTTTTATTGTAATTTTCAGATCCTTTTTTATTACATTTCCATCTTCGTCCCATAATAAAAGAATATGGAGCTGTAAATCCTTGAATTAAACCAACTGCTTCAGTGTACACTAAACACTGTGATTTGTAAGCTGGGTAACTTCCAGAATTTAAAAGATGTATTCCATCTGCTCTTAGAGGTAACGTTGAAAACTTAATATCTATCACTACATAATGATATGGCTTTTTAAGATTTGGTGCTGAAGTTACAATTTCATCTTGTGATAAACAAATAGTATCTACTAATTTCTCTAAAAAATCACTACGTATTAAAATATCAATAACTCCTTGAGTATAATTTAGATTGTTTCTTACCGGTGCCGAATGAATAAGAGGTGTTCCTGAAAACATAAGATTTTTAGTTTTAAGCAAAGATTCATCTGTAATATATTCTGAAACACTTACAACAGGGATTTTATTTTGATTAATATACTTTATTAACTCAGTTTCAAATTCTACACCTTTGTTCATAATAAATTCTGTAAAACCATAAGAAGAATGAATTGATAAAGATTTTTGAACACCACGACAATTACCAAGCTTTAACCAATCTACCAGAGAGTCATTAATCATATAATTATATAAATGACTTGCTGAAACCATATCTAAAACTGGTTGTTCTTCTTGCAAGGCAATATCATTACAAAGTTTTTGTTTTTTAGACCTAGTATTTGAAGCGATACAATCAAGACTCCTTTTTGAACACCTCATTTAATTAAATGCGTATTAACTGTTTAGATTAAAGATTATATACAATAATATTTTATCATTTTTAATTTTCGTTATAGTAAGAATATAAACACATTTTATCGTGTGGCGTCTAAAAAGAGAAATAAATTAAAAATACGCTCATTTCGTGTAGATTTTTTATTTGCACATAAGTATGCACCGTATGAGTAGTGTGATTGAGAATTTTTACATAATACGAGTTTATTTAACAAGTTTGGTCTAACTTGTTCTATAATTTTCAATTGATCTTTCATTCTTATGATATAATTTTAAATAAAAGTAAAAATACTAAAAACTAAAATTGGTTTTAAAAAGCAAAATAGTAAATTAACAAATTAACAATGCAGACTGGTAAAATTTTTCCTTATAGTTGGCATATAGATGATGAAGAAGAAGAAATTACTTCCATAAGAATATACGGGATCGACGAAAATAACGCAAATGTATGTCTTCGAGTTGACAATTTTACGCCTTATGTTTATATTGAACTTCCAGATAAAATACGTTGGAATGCTGGAAATGCACAACTTGTTGGAAATAAGATAGACGAGTTGTTAGATAGGCAAAAACCTTTAAAAAAAATGTTAATGATGAAAAAGAAATTATATGGTGCTCATGTTGAATCAAATGGCTCGACAAAACTTTTTCCCTTCTTGTTTTGTTCTTTTTCTGCGAGAAAAGATATAAAAACGCTTGGTTTCAAATTGAGAAGTTCTTTAAACGTGGTTGGAATAGGAATGATTAAATTAAAAATGCACGAATCGGATGCAGATCCTATTTTACAACTGACTTGTTGCAGACAAATTTCTACGGCAGGATGGATAGAGTTTCACGGTAAAGCTCAACAAGAAGGTGAAAAATTAACAATTTGTGATTATGAGTTTAAAGTAAAATGGAAACATTTATTTCCAATAATTAGCGACAAAGTTCCTTGTCCAAAAATTATGGGTTTTGATATTGAGGTTAATTCTTCAAATCCATCAGCTATGCCTAATCCAAATAAACAAGGTGACAAAGTATTTCAAATTTCTTGTGTAATATCAAGATATGGAGATAATCAAGAAAATTATGAAAAATACTTACTTACTTTAGGACAACCAGATCAGAATATTGTTGGAGAAGACGTACTCATTTATATGTATGATACAGAAGCGGATCTTTTAATAGGTTTTACTAAATTTATTAGAGAAGAAAATCCAAATCTTATTGTTGGTTATAACATATTAGGTTTTGATATTCCTTATATGATTGATAGAGCAAAATTTCATATGTGTATTTTTGATTTTGATAAACAAGGATTTCATAAATACGCACACGCACGTGAAAAAACAATTAAATGGTCATCTTCTGCATATAAGAATCAAGAATTTCAATTTCTTGATGCGGAAGGTCGAGTATATGTAGACCTTTTACCTTTAGTAAAGAGAGATTTCAAATTTAGCAATTATAAATTGAAAACGATTGCAGAGCACTTTATTGGAGAAACAAAAGATCCACTCAGCGTAAAAGGAATATTCAAATGTTATAGGATTGGTGTGACAAAGAATAAAGATGGTGAATATAGTAAAATGGCACAAAAAGCTATGGCGATTTGTGGTAAATATTGCGTTCAAGATAGTATGCTAACCGTGATGCTTATGGACAAGCTACAAACTTGGACAAGTCTTACAGAAATGGCAAAAACTTGTTGTGTACCTATTTTTACATTGTATACTCAAGGACAGCAGATAAAAGTTTATAGTCAACTTTATAAATATTGTATGTACGAAAACATTGTTGTTGAAAAGGATGGTTATCAAGTATCAGAAGCAGAGAGATATGTAGGTGCGCATGTATTTCCGCCAGTACCAGGTCAATATAATCAGGTTATCCCTTTTGATTTTGCTTCTCTGTATCCAACTACGATTATTGCTTATAATATTGATTATCATACTTGGGTATCTGATGAATCAGATATTCCAGATAATAAATGTCATATAATGCATTGGGAAGATCATATTGGATGTGAACACGATCCAAAAGTTATTAGAAAAATGGAGTTGGGTAAATTAATAGAAAAAGAACAAGCAGATATTAAAAAACTTAGAGATAAAAAAAATAAAACAACCGACAAGTTTAGGAAGAAAGAATTAGGTGATGAAATACAAATTCTTGTAGATGCTCTTAAACCATATGTTAAAGAACGTTCAGATTTAAACAAAAGTAAGCCTAAATTTCCTATGTGTGCAAAAAGATATTACCGGTTTTTGAAAGAACCTCGCGGGGTTTTACCAACTATTATTCAAAATCTTTTAGATGCTCGCGCGCACACTCGTAATGTTGATATGGTTAAAACAAAGAAAAAGATCAATGAATTAGAAACAAATGGTCAAAATAACACTAAAGAAATTGAATCTCTGAATAGTTTATTAGGTGTTCTCGACAAACGGCAGCTAGCATATAAAGTTTCTGCAAATAGTATGTATGGTGCTATGGGCGTTAGGCGTGGATATTTACCGTTTATGCCGGGTGCAATGTGTACCACTTATATGGGTAGAAAAAACATAGAAATTACAGCAGATACTATTGTTAACAAATTTGGTGGAGAGCTTGTCTACGGAGATACCGATAGTAACTATATCAATTTTCCTCTAATGGAAGGTAAGTCTGACGAAGAATTATGGGACTATTCCGAATTTGTTGCTGACGAGCTCACAAAGTTGTTTCCGCCACCTATCAAGCTAGAGTTTGAAGGCTGTATTTATAATTTTTTTTTTATACTTACCAAGAAGCGCTATATGCACAGAAAGATTGAGAAAAAACGAGGACAATTAATATACAGTGATAGCATTGGTAAGAAAGGTGTTTTGCTTGCTCGTCGTGATAATAGTAATTTTGTACGTGTTGTCTATGAAGGTGTTATCAATTATATTGCAGATAAAAAACCAAAAGATGATGTTTTGTATTGGGTTCTAGAACAAATTAATAAAATGTTCTCTGGTTGTAATTCTTACACAGATTTTGTTGTTACTAAATCAGTTGGAAATTCTGTTATTCCGAAAGAAGAAGATATTATGATTATTAACAACGAGAAAGGCGTTAGAAAAGCTAAAATAGGTGATTACACCGTTAAAATGCTTTCATCTAATCCAGTTGAAAGAGAAGAACAACTGAAAGAAAAGGGAGCTAGTAATTATGAAGAATATTATTTACTTTCTTTACCAGCACAAGTACAACTAGCAGAGCGTATGCAACGAAGAGGTCAAAGAGTAGATGCTGGAAGTCGTTTAGAGTATTTAATAACTGATCCAGAAAGACATACTGCAAAACAATATGAGAAGGTTGAATGCGCGGAATATTATTCTAGACACAAAAATGCTATCAAAATTGATTACTTTTATTACTTAAAAGCTTTAGCAAATCCATTGGATCAAGTACTGTCAGTGGCATTTCCCGGGGTTGTTGATTTCGTGTTGGAACAATATAAGTTCAGATATAAGGTTAGGCGTAATTTGTTGAATGAACTTATGGAACTTTTTACACCTAAACTCAAATTTATTGACTAAATATAAGTAATACAATTGCATAATCGAACGGTGGTAGATAATTAAATTATATAATTTAATTATTATTACAATCGTCTTATTTATTTTTTTGGAATACAATAAAATTATCGTCTTGAATAAGAGTAAAACCAAATTCAGTATACTTCTTTATTATATTATTATATTCGGACGTCTCAAGAATATTAATTTCTCCATTATAATCAACTTTAGTTATTAGTATATGTCCTTTAGTTTTTAATATATAATATATAAATCCTAAATCCATAATATAATCTGGACACGTTTGTAACACAATAAGATCATAAAAATCTTTATGATTTTTGATAAACTCGTTTGCGTTAGAGTCAGATTTATCTAAAATCATATTAAAATCAGATTTATCATTATCAGGATTCTCAAGATTAACCATGTATTTTATATCAACATTTTCAGTATCAGATATTTTTAAAAAATCTTCAATAATATATTCTAGTTTTGGAATTACAGATTCTTTTATAGACTTATCATTAAGACTCTCTTTACGTTGACAAAGTACCAATACTGATTTTCCTTTTTCTAAATGATTATATATTCTCTGTTTTCGCATACGATCTTTTTCCCGTTTTTGTAGTCTTTCTTTCAAATTATTTGTTATTGGTTTTTTTATTGTTCCAGAAGAGAAAGAATCAGCATTTTTATGTAAAAATTCTTCTTCCGTATGAAGATTTTTTCTACTCAAATCTGTACAAATGCGTGATCTCCACTCGTCGTCATCACCAATTTCAGGTGGAGGAAGCCCTTTTGTTTTGTTAAATTCTTGTGCAAAACGCAACAAATGCCTATTAGATTTATATTCCATACAATCATTATAAGAAGAAAAAGGATCTTGATTACTTATTCCCTTAAAACGACCCATTGAACCAGCAAATCCGATTGATTCAGGATGAGCTGCATTTTCAGCTATTGTTCTTGTTGCATTAAGAAAAGTAAGCCAACGACGCTTCGCAAATGCAAAGTACAGCCTTTTTAATATAGGATTTGATCGAGATAAGCCATATTGTCTACTATCATCATTTGCACGAATAAGAAAGCGTGTTAGAACTAGAGGTGCACCTCTTATAAGTGATGCACGCTTTAGAGAGTATGAAATAACTCCGTTTGATTCAAATTTACCCGAGTTATGGACTGGAGGATTATAAAAATATAACATTGCACATCCAACATCTGTTGGATTAGGAAATGCAAAATATAACATTGTACTGTCAATATCTGTTGGATTAGGATTCCGTTCAGTCAGAACCTCAAAATCCTCAGGATGCAAATTCATTTTATATTGACCTTCTTCTACAATCTTTATACATCTTATGGTTCTTTCCGAACTATGAGTATATTTCTTTTTAATAACTTTGAGTCTATGAAGTATACACTTATCAGAATCATCCAACTCATCATCGTTTGAGTTTGCAAAAATGTCGTAAAAACCGTCTTTGTTAACAACAACAATTGCCGTATTCTGAAAATTATTTATACTACATAGCCAAATTTCTGTGACATCTGTAACTTTTTTAAGAATCTCGTCTACAACATCTTGTAATAGCCATTTAGGAATGTTTCCGGGTCCGTAAATAAATGCAGATTGAAACTCAAATTTTTCATTATATCCTCTTCTTGGCCATCCAAAATGAATAAACTCATACGTCATATGGTAATACCAACCCTCAACATAGTTATTTAGAAGTGGTACACTTCCAGATTTTGAGTATAACATTGTTCTCCCATAGATTGTCGGTCCTACTCCATACTTATTTTGTTGCATAAATGTATTAAAGTTTCTGAGAAACGATGGTTTCTGAAATCCAATATCGTATACAGATGCAATAAGATCATCATCATCCATTTGCATGTTCGAAATATTCATTTAGTATATAAATAGGTAAAAAAAATTAAATTAATAATGATTTATAAGACGTCCTCTTGATCTAGAAAACATATCTCTCCTAAACCTAAGATTTCTTATATTCCATATTAAATCCTGATCAAAAGAAATTGCTTCGCAAAACATATCATTCATATGTTCAACGTTTTGTGTATTCCACGGAAGAGGTTGATTAAAAGAAGTTGCCATTTCAAACATACCATTCATATCTACTACGTTGATTACATCCCATCTATCTAAAGGTTTATTAAAAGAAGTTGCTCTTGAAAACATCCTATGCATATTGACGACTCTTCTAGTGTTCCAATGTGTTCTATTTTTGTTAATATTTTGGTTAAAATTAGTAGCTCCACTAAACATTTGATTCATAGATATTACTTTGCTAGTGTTCCATTTGTATAAAGGACTATTAAAAGAAATTGCTGATTGAAATAGTCCAGACATATTTTCTACTTTGCTAGTATCCCATTCTCCGATATTTTGATTGAAATTATTTGCTCCGCGAAACATTTCATTCATATTTGTGACTCTGCTAGTGTCCCAATTTGAAATATCTTGATTAAAAACTATTGCTCCATAAAACATCCTATTCATATTTTGAACTTTAGAAACATCCCAATTTGAGATATCTGAGTTAAAAATATTATTATTTGCTAAACAATCCATATTAGTTACTCTACAAGTATTCCAGTTTTTCATACCTATAAAAGTTGTATAACAAGTAAAACTATTAAACATATAAGACATATCAGTCACGTTAGAAACGTCCCAATATGTAAGATCTAAAACATTTGAGTATTGTGGTACTCTTAAATTATTAACATTAAACAAATTCATCATATTTGTCACACCTCTTACATCCCAGTACTTGATTGACGGACCTTCTACTTGACCTCTGATCCATTGTTGAAAAAAATTACTCAAAGTATTATTTGTATAATGTATTTGATCCCAAATTGGTTGTCGTCCTAAAAGAAAATTACGTTCATACGGATCGTTTGATTGATTTTCTAGCCTTTGTAACAGGAATATAGCTAATTGATTTCCTTCCCTCAAACAATCAATCAAATCATGAACACGACTTGTATATAAACACTGGTTAATTACATTTCTTTGGTACTCAATAATTGAATTATCCCATATAAACCTTCTATTTTCAGGAATAAAAGTATTTGATTCACCATCGTATCCCATTGAAGAAAGAATTAGTAGCCACAAACGAGTATTCATTAGACATAGAGATTTTTTATTTTTTGCTGCAAACAAACAATTTATTAAATGAAAGTTTGGTGTATTTAAAAGTCTATCAAATATTTCAATACCATTTTCTTGATTTAAAAGTTGTTTTAGTATTTCAATTATAGTTTGATATGGCAAATGTGTGAAAAAATTAAAATCAGCATCTTGAACATTTTCCATTTATATTATAAAACTACATTTATTTTTACAAAAGTAAAACAAATTTAATTTGTGTAAAATAACAACAATTTGTGATTGTTGTTATATTTTATTTAGTTATTTATCATTGTGCCATTTACCATATTTGTACAAAATGGATTGACGACATAATGGACAAGAAACTTTACAAGATAGTAATTCAATAGTACATTCTGTACAAGTTACATGTAATTTATGACAAGGCCATATGAGAACATCCTTTTCTTGTAGACAGACAACACATTCTGATTTCTCATCACCGTATAATAACAAGTTAGGGATGACAAGACTTGCGATTGTTTCTGTTGCAAATTCTGGATCCAATATATCAAGCATAAATTCTCTCAATATTTTAATATTTGGTGTTTGATTGCATTCTTTTAAAATCTCACTAACAGTATTATTGTTTGTTAAATAACCTTCAGTAAAATACTCTCCGTATCTAAACTTACCTATACGATCAATGACTTTTATATTTACGCATAAATCGTTAAGCCGAGGAGATATTGAATCAATATACTTAAACATTTGCAAATGTTCTCTATGTTGATAATTTAACTGATTACGAAATATACTAATTCTTTCACGACATTCAAAACTATATCTGATATAATACCCAAATGAATTACATAGTTGCAAATCATCTTCTTGTTTTAATAAAGATTCAAGACGCCATTCAATTGCACGTTCATTTGACTTTGTTACAATTTCAGGAATATTTGGTGCAATAAGTAAATTTCCAGTTCCATAAGACCAAATATGAGGATGATGACATAAAATAATATTAAGGCATCTATCAAACAATATTCTAAGAATTATTGATTGATATGGAGTTACACCATACATGACTCTTTTTCTGCGTCTTGTGCAAACAATTTCGAAGAAAGTACGTTGAACTTCAACATTTATGAATGTCATTTGCTCTAATCATTTTAGAAAATTTTGTTTCAAAAATCAATTTTATCAATAATTGATTTTTATTAGTTTACTCTAGTAAGAAAATCGGATGGTTTATTCACAAATTCAATTGTGAAAAAACCATCCGATTTTTTAAAAGCTTCATTAATGGTAATATCGTCTGGATAGATATCATTGTAATGACTATCCATAACAGAAATAAATGTAGTAGGAATAGTTTGATTATATTTATATAAAATAAACTGACTCATAAAATCTCTTACATCTTTTATTAGTGTATTTGGCATAAAAGCTAAATTTTGCCAATTATTGTCATCTACGATTTTCATCTTGAATGAAAATTCTGTTGCATTATCATTACAATTTGATAAAAAATATCGACTATTTGAATCAATATATGGTAGCAATACTCCATTTGATGAATACACTCTGGAAGCCATTTTATTAACGTGTTTTACACTTTAAATAATATTGAGTCTTGTGTCGACACAAACTTATTCTGATAAATTTCAAATAATTATATTTTTTTAATTTTTTCACCGTTTATTTTTGGTAGAAACTTTTCGGAATTACTTTGCCAATTTTCTTTGTAATTAAATGTGCAATTATGATCGTGCATATGCAAATTACAGTAAATATTTTTACATCTACAAGTATGAATGTTAACCATACAAGAATTAATTTTAGTTTTGCATACAACACATTTACTCATTTTTTTATACAAATGTTTTTTTAAATTTTAAAAGATGTTAAATTTTAATTTTATTTATATCTTATAAATGGTAAAATGTCCAGCTGGTAAAATTATAAATCCAAAGAGTGGAAGATGTGTTGATAGAGATGGTAAAAAAGGCAAAGAGATACTAAGGTCTCGAAGAAAGAAATCGAGTACTAAAAAATGTCCTGTTGGTAAAATTATGAACCCAAAGAGTGGAAGATGTGTTGATAGAGATGGTAAAAAAGGTAAAGAAATACTAAAGTCTCTAAAGAAGAAATCTAGTCCTAAGAAATCTAGTCCTAAGAAATCTAGTCCTAAGAAATCTAGTCCTAAGAAATCTAGTCCTAAGAAATCTAGTTCATCTGGTTGTGTAATACAAACTTCTGCAAAATATAATTCTTTAACTCGAAAAAGTCCTCCTTACCCGGCAAATAAATGCAGAGGTAAAATTTTGCTTGGAAATGATGGAAATATGTATAGAAGTGTTTCAAACATTAATGGAGTATATACATGGCGTATTAAAAAATAATTTTGCAAACAATTCTCAAAGTATAATTTTGTAATTATTTACTATGTGCAATAATAAAAGTAAAATGATACTCGCAAATATAAAAAAAATATTTGTACGTTTTTATCATAAAAATGTAATTGATCATTTTGAAAACCCGAGAAATATTGGTTCGTTTGATAAGTCAAAAAAGTCTGTGGGTACCGCTCTCGTTGGAGCCCCAGCTTGTGGGGATGTTATGAAACTCCAAATTGAAGTAGACAAAACAGGAAAAATTATAGATGCTAAGTTTAAGACTTTTGGATGTGGATCTGCTATTGCAGCATCATCGCTTGCGACAGAAATGATTAAAGGAAAAAATATAAATGACTGTGTAAAAATTAAAAATTCTGAAATTGCTTTTTACTTACATTTACCACCTGTAAAACTCCATTGTTCAATGCTTGCAGAAGATGCAATAAAGTCGGCCATCTTAGATTTTAAATCTAAGAACCTATAAACTGGTAAAATTAAATATAAGTCAGACATAAAAAATATTATTTAATTTTTAAAAGTAACGCTTGTACCACAACCACATTTGCTTTGTATATTATCGTTCGCAAAATCAAATCTTGATCCCATAACATCTTCTATGTAATCTATTTTAAGTCCTATTAAATATATTAAGCTTTTATTGCATAAATACAAGCTATGTTCATCTAATTTATACTCTTCATCTAATGTGTTTGGTTTTAGATTTGTGTCTAAGATTTTAAACTTGTATGAAAATCCGTTGCAACCACCACCTTTTATATATAAAAGGGCACTTTTTCCGTTTTTACTAATTAATTCAATTAGTTTTGATTTTGCATTATTTGAGATGTTAATTATCATTTATAATTATTGTTTATTTTTAAAATAAACAATAATTATACTATAAAAGATAAGTTTATTTTTATTAGTCAATAATTGTGAAACCAAAGTGAATATTTGATTATCCATACGGAAATCCACCATTCGGGTCCCAATGTCTCGGTTCCCAAGGTTGGTATCCTCCCCAAGAACCAGTCCATACAAGGGGTGCGTTTGCTTTCTGAACAGCTATTGCTCTATTTATTTTAAGAATAAATAGAGGTTGATTAAATGAAGTTGCACCGTCAAACATACCATTTACATATACATCACTTCTTATATTCCATTCCAATGGTTGATTAAATGAAATTGCACCATTAAACATATTACGCATATCTGATACTTTTCTTGTATCCCAATATAATGGTTGGTTAAATGAGGTTGCACTATGAAACATAGAATTCATATAATGTACATTACTTGTATCAAAATGTAAAGATTTGTTAAACAACTTTGCATTGAAAAACATAGCATTCATCTTTTGCACATTACTTGTGTTCCACTCAATAGGATAATTAAATAATTCTGCATTCATAAAACAACAATCCATATTTTTTACCCTGCATGTATTCCAGTTTGTTATTCCACGAATATTGATAAATACAGATCTCATTAATTCGGACATATCTGTTACATTTTTTGTATCCCAATAAGTTAGATCTAATCCAAGTTTTGAATTTCTTACATTATATCTATCATAAAATAAACTACTCATATCAGTAACATTTCTTACATCCCAGTATCTTATGATTTTGAATTGTTCATTATTTCTTACTAATTCTCTGATAGTAGTGTTGTTTAATCTAGGTATATCAGTCATCTCACCACGTAAAAATTTCCTTTCTAGCGCACTCGAACCTCTCGTTATCAAATTATTAAGTAAAGATTGAGCGTAATCTCTTATACTCAAAGAAGAATCGTGTTTATATATATCTATCAAATCATGAACTCTGCTTGTATACCGACGTTCTATAACAATTCTACCTAGATACTCCTTAATTGTATCACCCCATTCTTTATGTGGTTGAATGTCAAATATACCAGTGCTTATCAATAATTTAAGCCACAATCTTGTATCCATAAAATCAACTATATTAACTTTACTATTATCTGCTTCAATAAACATATTTATCATACGAACAGAACCAATATTTGCAATATTGTGTTGTAGAGGAGTATCTCTTTCATCCTTAAATAATTCTGTTAGTATTTTAAGAATTGCAATTGGTGGAAGTAAAGAAAAATGAAATCCAGATATAGATGGTCTTGACATAATGTTTTATATTATTAAAGATTATTTTATTAATGATTATTTTATTAATGATTATTTTATTAATGATTATTGCACTTTGTGTACGTAAAAGCATATTTAAATGAGTTTGTACTATGTAAGACTTTCCATATCAGATGATGATCTCTTCTTGAAACATCCTTAATATATCATTCACATACAACAATAAAACATTTCATTATAAAAAATTTTAGTTGATTGAAAGAAATTTCCATAATAAACCTCCAATAACACCTGTGACAGCGCCAACCGCATGACCTATTAACGAAACTTTTGAATTTTGAACTGATGGCATTGCGACAAGTCCAATAATTGAAATAACAATTATTAAATTTAAACCTTTTTTAGTTATTAACTCCCAAGTCATAATTCCAAAAAGTATTCCAGAAAACCCAATTGAGCAAGGAAACCCATCAACTACTTTGTGTACAATAACTTCAATAATTGATGTAAAAAGTATTAAAAATAAAATTAAACTTCCAAAACGTTTAGGTCCTATATCTCTTTCAATTCTTGTAAGAGCGTAAAGTGCTAACAAATTAGCAGCAAGGTGATATGGTTCTATATGAACAAAATTACTACAACAAAGCGACAAGACATTTTTACCACACGGTACTGTTTTTATAACCGCTGTAACATATAATGCAAAAATAACAACTATTGATACGGCAAGAAATAAAGACACCGGTACATCTTTAAATTGACAAGAATCCATTTTCTTTTGTGCAAGATTTTTTTATCCTCTATATATAAAATGAAAAATTTTGAAAATACAAAAGAAGATTTTTGTGGTGCGTGTGTTTCTTTACCAGTTGCAATGGTCGGAGCCGGAATAGCTGGAGCTTCTACTAAAAAAGGTAAAAAAAATAAAAAAGTCAAAAAAATTATGTTTATCGTAGGCATTTCAATTACAATAATATCATTAATAATAGCATTACTTTACCTAAAAAAATGCAAATCATGCCGTTAAAAAAGTGCCATTTTATATTTATTTTAATATAAAATTACTATTCAGATACACTATCAAGATTTTTTGGCGAAATTTCCTTTTCTTTTATTTCTGGCAAAATTTCGTCTGTGTCAATCGTTGGAATTGTTATATCTTCTACCATATACTTCATAAAATTATCTTGTATATCTCTTATGTTTTCATCAAGACCTGACTTTTTGCGAGCGTCCATATACTTTTCAAAATATTTATCTTTAAATTCTGGATAATCTTTATCCATAACATTCAACGTTTTACGAGTCTTTATAATAATATCTCTAACTTCTTTTAATTTTTTCAAATGTTCCAAAAAAGTCCAAGAAAGTTGGGCTTTCTTAACTGAAAGTGTAATATACTCTTCATAAGGATCAACTTCCGGATCACTCTTTCCATCATCTTTTCGAGCTTTTTCGGATTCGGCAAGCATTGCTTCTTCACGCTCCTTCATTTCTTTTACCGTTTTTTGTTCCTTATCCCTTTCTTGTTTAATATTTTCAGAAATAACTCTTGTTGTTTCTTTACGAATATCAACCTCGGCTGTTTCGGCAGAATACTTTGAAGAAGAGGTAATCGGGAATGGTCTTCCAACATACAAATGATATAATTGATGATAAGAATCTACATTTCGAATTAAAAATTCGGCTCTTTGGTTAGCTTCTACATCAGTAGCGTAAGTACCTCTAACTTTTGCAAAACCAAATACGCCATTTTCGTTTGGAGTAGCACCTTTAGCAGGTGTAAAAGAAAAAAGAGCAAAATTTTGCATAGGAATAGCCGGATCTGCGTATGTGCGATCAACAGAAGGAAACTTTTTAACAAAATCTGTATTATTAATAGTTTTCATAGCTTCTATTGTTTCTTGATTTGTAAGAGGAGGTACATCTTGTTCTGGACGCCACTTATTTTTAAGATCACGATCCGAAGGACTTGTAAGTGATGATTCCTTTTCCCATTCAGGATGTTGTTTTTGTTCTGTCATTTCTCATTCAAAATTAATTCTTTAGATTAATAGATTAATAATTAAATTGAAATTATTTGATACATTTATTATAAAATTAATAAATGAGAAATAATGAAATTACACTCTTTTTTACAAACTTTATTAAATGTCTCGAAGAAATCTAACTTATTGGGATACAAAAAATGCAACAAATATCTGAATTTATGAGTATTTTATCTATCAATATAACAAACTGGAATATATGTAGAGTAAGAGATATGAATCATTGTTTTTAATCTTACATTACATTGGGATACAAGTAATGTAAGATATGTTTAATGGCGCAAAATCATTTAATAAAGAATTAGATTGGAATATACTAAAACTAATGTAAGTAATATTTTTGATCAGTCAGAAGGAAGATTCATTAATAAAATATTCTTTTAATAGATAAAAGAATATACCAAAACAATCTGGGTTTAATTTTAATTGACTTCCTATCAAATCAGTCAATTAAATTTTTTCGTTTTCAAATTACATATTCTTGTATTTGTAAAGTAAGTTTTATATGGAAAAGACTCGTTAAATAATTTTATTTATGATATATCAATATTTATTCTAAAATAAAAAGTATCTTTACTTTTATTTTGTGATTAAAAACTTTCTTTAGAACTGAAATTCAAAAAAGGCGGAGGAGGAAGGAGCAAGATAAAAAAGATAATCCAAAGGAAATTTTTTACGAATTTTTCAAATTATTTAGAAAACAAAAGAAAAAAGAAAAACTTTTTCCTCCTCCGACTTTTAAAAAAACGGATAAAATGTTCCATTTTCAGAATCTATCTTTTTATTTTCAATGGATATATATATATTTCTATTTTGAATTTCATTTCTTGGATAAAAGTCACTTTATCTGATTAAAGTTACTTTTTTTTCATCATTTTTCTTCCTTTTTTCATCTTTTGTCATCATTTTTCATCTTTTTATTTTTTATGAGAAAAAGTATTGTTTTATCAACAAAAAAAATTAAATTTTCATTCCTAGTTTAAAAAAGGAATGAAAACAATAAAGATGGAACAATGTCAATTCTGTGATAATATGTTTGGTGATATTAAGATGCTACGTCAGCATCAAAAGAAAACAAAGTATTGTCTTAAAATACAAGAAAAGTTGACTAAAGAAAGAGAAGAGGCATCAGCTAAAGAATCAGCTGAATTATTAACATTACAATCTCAGACAAAAGAATTAACTTGTCAATTTTGTAACAAGCAGTGTAAAACCAAATATATACTCAACAATCATCAGACACAAGCAAAATACTGTCTAAAAATACAGGAATCTCAAAATTCACAAAAAATTATCTCATCTATAGTTACCTGTAAATATTGTGAAAAGAAAATTTCATCTGGAAATTTTAACAGACATAACTCAATATGTAAGAAAAAAATTCATTTTTTTAACCAAGAAATAGACAGAATAAAAGCTGAAAAAGATCAAGAAATTGCTCTGTTGAAAGCTGAAAAAGATCAGGAAATTACCAAATTGAAAGATGAAAAAGTTGAAATATATAAAAATATAGCAGAAAACTTTCAGGCAGCTGCTGAAAGAGCAAATTATGTTATTGAGGAGATAGCTAAAAAGCCTACTTATCAGAAAACAACCACTAAAAATATTCAAAACAATCTTATGATTTCTCAACTTACACCGTTGAATTTGAATCAACCAAGTGTTGAGAGTGTTATAGATTCTAACTATACAAGTAATGATTTTTACGGTGGTCAAAAAGGTGCAGCACAGATGATTTATAAGCATTTTGTTACTGATGATAATGGTAAATCTAAAATAATTTGCACAGATATGAAACAAGGTGCTTTTCATCACAAAAACTCAAATGGTGAACATATTATTGATTATAATAATTCTCATTTGATAAAGACAGTTCACGCTCCTCTAAAAAAGAAAGCGTGTGAGATTGCCGCAAAAGAGTTAGTTAAAAACCCAGATATGATGAAAGAAATCAATAAAAATTCGACTTCTATATCAGAGTTGACTTCAAGACCTGGGGTTTTCAACACAGCAATGGCTGAAATGACGGGAAAAAATTCAGCTAGAGAATTGTTAATTGAAAAAATATCATCTGAACATAATTTGTCAATCACAGAAGAATGGTTATTAGAAAATGCAAAGTTTTTGACTATTGATCATATATTAAGAGGACCAGAGGGTTATGCTGATTATGCATTATCTTATCCTTTAAATGATCGGCTTATTGAAGAAGAATATTTAGAAACGACATTTATAAAGTATAAGGATAGATTAGGAAATATAATAATAGATTATGGTGGAAAGATTTTGACAAAGATGATATTTGATTCAGTAAAGGATAGAACGTATGAGTTAATAAATTCTAATGACAATGTAATCGTTGAATATGAAGATATAGAAGATTTTAATTTTCAGGAAGAGTTCATAAGTATTGTGATGAGCAATATATAAAGAAAACTTTATTTGGTTATGATTTTATGAACAATCTAAAAAGAAACTAGTATAATCAATTATGAGTTTACATATAACGTGTGATAAAAATCCACCGATAAATTATATGATATCTAATAAAAATTTATCGTGTAATCGAGTTGCTATGCATCTGCGTAACATAGGAATTTCAGGGACAGTAACATCTCAATTTACAATTAATTGCGAAAAGTCTAAAACAAATTGTAAAATAGAAAATGGTTGTTTACTTACAATTTACAACACTTCTCTTGAAAATTTTTATAAAAATGTGGTTTGCCCTCTAAATATAAAAAATTCTCTTACTTGTGGATATGTTAATATTGACGGTGTATATACTGGATGTGTAAATAATTTGTTTAGGTCATCGGATTGCAAATAAAATGTTCATTGATTATAAATTATATATAATTTATAAATTATTTTTAAAAACGTATTCTACCAAAAGAAACTACTAAAAAATCCGGATTTTTGCGGAGATGGTATTTTGGGAGGTGTTTGAGTTTTAGGCATTGTAGGAGTTTTTATTGTATCATTTTTACATTGTTCTAGTTCTCTTATAGAAGAGACAAGTAATCTACAAATAACACGATCTACAAAAAATATAGAAAATTTATGAGTTCCAACTATTTCAATACGGTTCTTATCTGGACAAGCTCTAATATACGTATTGTATTGAGTTTCTTGTATTCTGCGTGATTTGGCGTAATCCCACATAAGTGTTCTCGCATCTTTAAGATTTTTAGTATAAAAATTTGGAACACCATTAATTGACAAAACAAACATTTCTGAATCATCTTTTACCGAAAAATTAACACTTAACAACATTTCGTCTTCACTATCATCTTCATCGTTATCAGAATCATCTTTCTCAGAATCATTGTTCTCAGAATCATTGTTCTCAGAATCATTGTTCTCAGAATCATTATTTTGATTGTCATTAATTTGATTATTGTCAACTTGATTATTGTCAATATATTCGGTACATGAAAGATATTTTACATTTTTATCTTCAGAAGTTGAAACATTATAATTATCCTTTTCATTTGTTGAAACACAGTTTGTATTCATGAGTTAATTTAATTATTGCTAAAAAGTTTTTAAATAACAAATTAGTAAAATTTTAAGACTTTTAAAAATGGTTCAAATTATAAAAATGAAAAAACATTTATGGAATGGAATAATAAGATAAATGAATCCACCAGTTGAACAAATACTTCGAGAAAACTATGTAGATGGAGTTTTTCACACTCATGTTTCTATGTTACAACCTAGAGGAAAATTTCAATTTAATAGAGAAAAACTAGAAGATTTTTGGAACGCATATTGTACAAAAATTTTTGAGGATGAAGATGCTATTGTAGGTGTTGCTGAAAAACCGCAACATTATTTACCTGTACTTGCTGATATAGATTTAAAAGTCAAAGAAACGGATGATCCATGCCTAGAAGATCATCTTTATACAAAAGATCAAGTAAGACAGGTGATTGATATATACCAATCAGTTCTTAGAAATATTGTAGAAGAATGTACTGATGATCATTTGATTTGTGTTTTGTTAGAAAAACCAATGTATTATATTTCAGCTGGGGAAACAACATATGCAAAAAATGGATTTCATTTGCATTTTCCAAATCTTTTTTTGAGTAAAGTAGACCAAGAAGTGCATCTCATTCCTAGAGTGAAAGATGCAACACAAGAATTAAAGATATTTTTAAATCTTGGGTATGAAGATTCTTCAACTGTGATTGACAAGGCTTGTTGTACAGTTCCATGGTTGATATACGGAAGTCGCAAATCAGAAGATATGGATCCTTACAAAGTAACATCAGTTTTTTTATCTGATGGTTCTGAATTGAGTATTGAAGACGCTTTTAAAAATTATAAGATTTATGATATGAAAGAAAAGCCCATTCCTATTCAAGGAAATATAAAATTTTTTCTCCCGAGAATTTTAAGCATAATTCCTTATGGACGTTCAACACAAGAATTAATAAACGGTTTAATTTCGCCTCTTAAAGGAAAATTACAACAAGAAAAGGTAAAGAGTAAAAAACCATTAAAAGTTTCTGTTGAAGAAGCTCTTAAAATTTCTGAAAGACTTCTTCCAATGCTTGCTGATTTTCGCGCTGAAGAAAGAAATGATTGGATTACAGTAGGGTGGATTTTGTATAACATTGGTGATGCAAGCACTCAAGCTCTTGATCAATGGATGGATTTTTCTGCAAGATGCGAAGATAAATACGATGAGGCAAGTTGTATTTATGAATGGGAAAGAATGGTAAAAAAAGATCTAACACTTGGAACGTTAAGACATTTTGCGAGCATTGACAGTCCACAACTTTATAAAGAATTTAAGAATGAACAAGCAGAACATTACATAAAAGAATCTTTAAATGGTTCACACAATGATATTGCAAAAGTTTTATTTTCAGAGTATGGAAATGATTTTGTATGCGCTTCAATAGCTGGAAAAACATGGTTTCAATTTAGAGATCACAGATGGGAAGAAATTGAAGAAGGTGTGTTTTTACGTGAAAAAATTTCTGAAGAAATTGTTTTACGATATTCAACAATTGGTTCTGATCTATTTATGAAAATAGCTGGTATTCAAGACAAGGGAGAAGAGGCAATGTTTAACGCACGATTAAAGCAAGTTCAAAAAATTATAAATAATCTTAAATCATCTCCTTACAAATCTAACATTATGAAAGAGTCAATGGAAGTATTTTATGACAGACGTTTTAAACAAAAATTGGATCAAAATCCTTACATTATTGGTTTTAAAAACGGAGTCTACGATCTAAAATTGAACGAATTTAGAGATGGTCGTCCAGAAGATTTTGTGAATAAGACAATGCCAATTAATTACATTGAGTATAATGAATCAGATGAAGTTGTACAAAATGTAATCGACTTTTTGGTAAAAGTTTTTCCTGATCAAACCATTCGAACTTATTTTCTAGATACATACTCTGATATTTTTGTTGGAGGAAATAAACAAAAAAAGGTATATATGTGGACAGGAGAAGGAGACAATGCTAAATCTATCACTCAGAAATTTTTTGAATTAATGTTAGGAGAACTTGCTATCAAATTTAATACACAATATTTTACGGGCAAAAAAGTCGCATCTGGTTCTGCTAATCCAGAATTATCTAGAGCTGCGCCTCCTGTGCGACACGCTACGATGGAAGAACCAGACGCAGATGAACAACTTAATATCGGAGAATTAAAAAAGCTAAGCGGTGGAGATAGTTATTGGGCACGTGATTTGTTTGAACCAGGAAAAAGTACCAGAGAAGTTTTTCCAATGTTTACTCTTACTTTTATTTGCAATAAACTTCCTAAATTAAAATACTCTGACAAAGCAACTTGGAACCGTATTCGTGTTATTCCATTTGAGTCTACTTTCGTTGAACCAAATGAACCGTGTCCAACTACTCTTGAAGAACAACTCAAACAAAAACGTTTTCCTATGGATAAAGAATTTGGCAAGAATATTCCAAGTATGGTTTCCGCATTTGCATGGTATTTGCTTCAGTGGAGGCAAAAAGTCAGTGTTCGAATTGAGCCAGAAAAAGTACGAGAAGCAACAGCTATTTATCGTCGTCAGAATGATATTTATCGCCAATTTATTGAAGAATGTATTGCTGAAGACAGCTCTGGAACTCTAAGTATTACAGAAATGTATTCTCATTTCAAAGATTGGTTCAAAGAAGGTTGGCCTAATATGTCTTTGCCCATCAAAAATGAAGTCAAAGAATATTTTGAACGTTTGTGGGGGGATTCAGAACGTGGTGTTAAATGGAATGGATATAGAATTAGGACTTTGCAAGACGATCTTGATTCTGGAGAAGTTGTTATTCTAGATGAAAATGATTTGGTTAAATATTCAGACGACGGAAAAGCTCTTCCGCCTATGTAAAAATATTTATATTATATTAATCTACAAATTAATATAATTACATTCTCCGTTTGTCATTATAAAGCTAAGTATATTAATTATAAATAAATGGATTCTTTTTCTAATGCAGGGCAACACTGGTTTCCAAGAGAAGATGAACTATTATTAGAAGAGTTAAATAACAATATTGATATTCAGACAATCGCACATAATAATAAAAGAACATTAGGATCTATTAATGCAAGACGCCGATTAATTGCTGGTAAAATGTATTTGAAAAAATTTTCTATTGAATAAAACAAAATTAGATGAAAGAGAACTATTATAAAAATAATGTATAAAAAAGATAATTATAAATCAAAAAATAGTTTGTTAGAAAATTATATTGAACAAATCAATACTCTACAAAAATTGGTTGATTTTGTTTATAAATCTTAAATAAGATTTTTTTGCATTTATATAAAATTAAATATCTTGTTTCTAAAAAAAAATAAATTGATTTAAAGATATTCATTCTATAGAATAGGAAGAGAGCATAAGATAGATCATTCGTTTGATCTTATGTAACGTTTTCCAAAGTCGTGTACTACCAGCAATTCAAATATCAACTTTTTTTTGAGAAAAAATGTACGCAGACAACTTTGGAAAACGTAATTATATCCAAAAAGATAATTGTCTTTTTGGATCTGTAGCTCAGTTGGTAGAGCGCCGGCCTTTTAAGCCGGTGGCCGTGGGTTCGAGTCCCACCAGATCCGTACAATTCCAAACATGTTTTTTGAATTGTTTATAATACATAAAAATTGATTTTATAATAGCAAGTCCTTTTAGCGTTTTTTCTATAAATGTTTATAATTTAGAACGTGGATTTAATTCACACCTATTTAATTCAGAGTGATTTACTAATTTGTAAGAATATTTTATTACAAATTTATATTATTAATTTTAATATCCATTCAGTTGCAGTAGTTCTATCTACGTTGTATTTAAGTCCTATTTGAGTATAATTTAGTTTTAAAACATTTCTATCATATAAAAGTTCTTCGTCACTTGGTTTCTTTATACTTGATTTTGGTTTAATACTTTTAATACAACTTTTGGTTATGCCAAGATCTTTTTCATAGTTAACAAACCATTTTACAATTGATTTATCAGAAACATTATGAATTCTTGCCAATTTTGTCATATTTTTACCACAATCTTCATATTGCTTTTTCAATGTTTGATAATCAGGTCTATCTATTACAACTCTAGATGATTTTCTAGAACAAGGCTCGCACCTAGCTGCCTTATAAGTTATCTCTAGACCGCAATCAATGCAAAAATTTTGTTTTTCTGTTTCCATTACATTTGAAATATATTTGTCTACAATTATCTTGTTTTTCTTTGCATATTCACGAATTCGTGTCTTTTTTACATCCTTGATGCCACTCACTGGTAATTTGAATTCTAATAGCATTTTTGTTAATTGTTTTGCATCGTACTTCTCTATTTCCTCTATCATTTCTACTTGTTTTGCATCATACTTTTCAATTTCCTCTATCATTTCTACTTGTTTTACATCATACTTTTCAATTTCCTCTATCATTTCTACTTGTTTTACATCTGATTCTTCACTGTCAATCTCTTCATTATCTTCATTATCTTCTTGTTCTGAATCTGTGTTTTCTTCATCTGTCTCTATAAATTTTATTTCAGCAGACTTATCAGTCAAAATTTCTGTTTCCTCTATATCCTCTTCGTCCTCACAATCTAATAATTTTCCATCATCTACAATATTTTTATTCTTCATTATACTGTGTTCTTTACATGGTAAACCAATATAATCACATAGATATCTAATAGACTTTATTATCTCTTCTAATTTTACACCTTTTATCCATTCTCCGTTGATTGGATTACGCTGATCTTTGAATTTTAATTTGAGTATATCTTCGATTAATTTGTTATTCTCTACATATATCAAGTAATGAACTTTATAATCACAAGGAGCACCTTGTTTGTATGATGCTAATCTAATTTTAAATGCTGGTGTTGTTTCTGTCATTGATTGAGTCGAGATACCTATTTTATAGTAGTCATCTTGGTAGTGACTAGTGAAAGCAACGTGCGACATTATATACACCACATTTCCGATTTCGTACACTCCTCTTCTACGTCTTTTTAAGAGTTTATTATGATTTTGCGTCACTGATGAGAGACGACGAGTAATATTTGCTTTTTCTAGTATAACTTCTTCTTTTTCTTTTATAGCTTGTTGTTTTTCTTGTGTCAATAACTTTATCTGCTTTTGAAATTTATTCTCTAGTTCTTTGTTTGATTTCTCTTGACCTAACTCAACTTTACCAAATAATAGGAGTTCTTCTGTCCAAGCTGCTACCTGTACTGCGAAATCAGCGCTTATCCACTGCGCTATTATAAGAGCTAATCTTCTATGAACAAAAGTACCTCTGCTTTCATTTTTTCCAGTCTTAATATCCTTTATAATTAGGTCCCTCGGAATTCCGAGGGACCTTTCCAAAGCCTGAATTGTAGCTTCTGAATTTTTATTTTCTTTCCAATGAGAATATTCTTTACCTCCAGCTTTACATAATTTAGTACAGTTAACGTAACCATCTTCTCTCATTGGAATTGTAATAGAAGATTCATCTGGTAACTTTAAAGAACAGATAAATAAACCATCAGATTCTTTTACTAATTTAGTATTTGATTTAAAGACTTCGAGTCTATTATTTGGCAAGAAAAGATCTTTGGTAGGGGAAGTTCTTGTCATTTCAGTTTTCTATTTATATAATATAAATAGAAATCTTTAGATGTCCATATAAATTTAAAGCAACGTGTGCAAATCTCGTACACTCCTCTTCTACATCTTTTAAGCCAGTGGTTGTTGGTTTAATCCCTACCAAGTTCATTTCAAACAAAAAAGTTTAGAATAATTCAGAAAACTTAATCATTAGTCGCGGGGATCGAACTCACAAGATTATTCAAAAACTAGTGGCCGTGGGTTCATCTACCCAATTTCATTTTTTTAAAAATATTTAGTTTATGATTATTTTGTAATATTACAAGTTTACAACGATTTAAGGAAAAATGCTTAATTCTTTTTTAGACCTTGATTGGAAAGTATTCAGTATTTTATTATATCAATATTGTGATCACACAAATTTTGATTGCAAATAGCCAAAAATTAATTTACAAATTTTTTCTACATTTGGAGTTTTAAAACTAAAATTGATTTAAAGAGAAGGTTTTATAGAGTAGGAAGAGAGCATAAGAGATTATGTGAAGTCCCCAAAGTTGTGTACATCCAGCAAATTCAAAAATTCAACTTTTATTGAAAAAACTGTACACAGAAACTTTGGGGACCAGTAGCTCAGCAGGTAGAGCGCGTGCCTTTTAAGCACGTGGCCGTGGGTTCAATCCCCACCTGGTTCATCATTTCGAACATTATTGTTCGAAATGATTAAAATAATTTTGTCCCCAAAGTTGTTTAAAACTAGCTTTGGGGACCTGTAGCTCAGTTGGTAGAGCATCGGTCTTATTAACCGAATGTCTTGGGTTCAAACCCCAACAGGTCCATCATTCCAAACAAAAAGTTCGGAATGATTATAAAATTTATGTAGAGGTACCTTGAGAAAAAATTGAATTTTATTAAAGATTAAATAATTGGTAATTAATTCTTTGAATGACATTAAAAGATAATTTATCATATATAGATTCAATTTTATTAGAACCATATACTAGTCTTTATTCACTTTATCAAAAATGGGGAGCACATTATATTTCTGATAATTTAAAAGATGAGATATACGAGATATATATTTCAAAAAATCAATCATGGTGGTGCGTTCGATCTTTAAACAAAACTGAAATTGATCCAGTAAAGTCAGAAAAAATTTCACAATATTATTCATCTTTAATCAGACATTTATTAAAATATAACAAAAAAATTGTATTACATTGTAAAATTCGATGGGAAAATAAGCATAATACACACTCAAATGCATTAGTTTTCACAAAAAATGAAATTACGAATGAATGTAATGTCACTCTTGTTGAACCAAATAAAAAATTATGTTACTCATTTGTAAGACTAATTCGTAAATTAGTTTCGTCTTTAAAATTTGATCTGCGATTGGTAGCAGCTAATTCTCATTTACAATATGCAAATTATCTTCGTTCACTTGGTTATTTAGAATATCCTGTGTGTCGGCATTTGACACTATTTTTAGTATATCGTTTACTACATAAAAAAAATATTCAGTATAATTCCTTTAGTGATTTAAAAAAAGAACTACACAAACCTTTTAATTTATTCTGTAAAAATCTACTATAAAAAACGAAAAACTCTTTGAATTATTTTTATGTTATTTATAACATAAAAATATTAATTAACTATGTCCATCTACCCAGAGAACCAACAAAAATACCAGACGTATCAACTCTATTGGGTATGTCTAGTTCTAATACTTGATTAAAAGAACGAGCATTATGAAACATATCTTCCATAGTATTTAGACTACTTAAATCAAACCATTCTAATGGTTGATTAAAAGATGTTGCCCATTTAAACATATGACTCATATCAATTACTCTACCAGTTTCCCAACCATTTTCCCATGCTAATGGTTGGTCGAATAAAATTGCTAGTTCAAACATATGACTCATATCTCTTACATTACTAGTATCAAATACTAAAATACTATTAAAGCCACTTGCATCTCTAAACATACAACTCATATTAATCACATTACCAGTTTCCCATACTAATGGTTGATTAAAAGATCCAGCATTTCTAAACATATGACTCATATCTGTTACATTATCAGTTTTCCATTCTAATGGTTGATCAAAACAAACGGCACCGTCAAACATACGACTCATATTTATTACTTTACTTGTATTAAAATCTAAAAATGAATCAAAAGAAATTGCCCTTTCAAACATACTTGACATATTTTCTACATTGCTGGTATCCCATTGTAATGGTTGGTTGAATTCTTGTGTATTTAAAAACATTCCTGACATATCAGTTACATTACTTGTGTTCCAGTTTAATGGTTCATTAAAAAATGATGAACCCTGAAAGCAATACTTCATATCTCTTACTCGACATGTGTTCCAATTCGTTATGTTATGAAGAGTTATATTTACATAAGAAACTAAAGAGTTCATAGTTCTTACATTACTTGTGTCCCAATAAGTTAGATCTATATCTAAATGAGGTCTCTGATAAATATTAAACAATCCACTCATATCAGTTACTTTTCTAACATCCCAGTATTTTATATTATTAAAGTTATTAGCGGTAAGTAATTGCGTAATTGTTATGTTGTTAAGAGAAGGCATAATCATACGACCTTCTAAAAATTGATTTTCTATTTCGTCTGAACTATCCGTTATCAAGTTCAGAAGAAGGTATTGGGCTACATATTTTATTCTGACGAATCCAGATCTGAATATATCTATTAAATCATGAACTCTACTAGTATACAGACCTTCTCTAACACATTGATGCATATATTCCTTGATAGTATCACACCATTCTGGATGTGCATCATCTCCGATGACACCCATACTAATCAATAATCGTACCCATAATTTTGTATCAATAAAATCAAGTATTCTAACCCTAACAAGATTTCTTTGAATCGCCAAATTTATCATACGAATAGAACCTGTATTTGCGATATTAGATTGAAACATTTGGGAATTTTCTTGTGTATCATCAAACAAAGAGTTAAATATCCTAATAATTGCATTATTGGGAAATAAAAAAAAATCAAATTGATGAGAACTCATTTTATATATACATACACAAATTAATATTTTTAATTCAAATATAAATGTTGTTCTATTATATTCAGAATAAACTTCTGTGTGATATATATTTTATAATTTTTTTATTAAGTATTAAAAGACCTGATATTAGAATTAAAAATTACTTTATTAGTTGTTTATGCACTTATTTTGATATAATACAGTTTGTAATTAAAAGAATACATAATTTGAAAACAATTTACATTATTTTTATAATAGGAATTTTACTTCATATTTTAGGTGAAAAGTTTAAAATTCATTCATCTTTTTGTGAAAAGAGATGTGTTTAATTTATACATAAAATCACAGTGTCTGCTTCTTTTATTTTGAGAATTATTTATTCAAAATCAATCTCTTAGTTTATTAAAACAGTCATAATCTATATTGCGTATTTCTTGATTTTTTACCTCAAAATATCATTGTTCTTACCTTTAGAGCTTGATATAAGATCCACTAGACTGTAGCATTTTTACTTATAATTAAAATTAATTATAATAATAAATGGAAAAACTTTGTAGAAAATTAATTAAAACGTATAATGCAAATTTATTAGATGGTGCCGATATTGAATTGCAAAAAGCATTTTATAAAGTATCAGAAACAAAACACAATTGTATTAAAGACAGAAACATATTGTCTGATCTTATTTTAAATCATCTTTACGTAGAACAAAAACCGTGTCCTGAATTTATAGGAGGTCCAAAAAATCTTACTGTACACTGGAAAGAAGAAGAACAGAAAATGATATATATTTTTGGAGAGACTCATTCTGATAAAATGGATTGTGAAAAATTTGGAGAAAAAGCAAATGGTGAGTGGGATAAACCTGGTTCAAAAAAAATGTCTGTCGAATATTTTTTAAGTGAACTAATTCGAACTACAGATGTTTTTATTGATGTGTATTTTGAATTTCCTGCATATATGAAAGAACCAAAAAAATATGAAGACTCTTTTGAACCTTTTAAACCAGAACTACGTAGTAATCAACTTTTAGAAAAATTCAAAAAATGTGTTCAATATGCATCCAGACAAGCAAAAGAGTGTAAATTAGCAAGAATTCATTTTTTTGATGTTAGATATGAAGATAATGAAGGGTATAATGAAGGTGTAAATGATGCATCTTGGTTTAAGATTAAAGTAGAAAGAATTTTAAATCTATCATACTTAAATAATCTGGATAAAATAATAAAACTTAAAAAAATTCTATCAAATGATCAACAAATTATAAATGTGTTGAATGAGCTTAATTTATCTTCATCTAAAGATTTTTGGATAGGTCAAATTAAAAAAAATAAATACGCGGAAAAGGAAATAAAAAACTCGTATTTATCAGAAGAAATTATGATATTTATTGAAAAAGAAATGGAAGATTTAGAAAAATATTTAAACAAATGTAAAACACACGTTTCAAATATTTTAAACCCAGAAATTGATAATGATTCTTTTTTACAATCTTTTGAATTTGTTTATTATGTAATTGCACTGATTAATACAATTGTAGCTGACGTATATACTCTTTCAAGAGTTTTTAAAATATTTAAACTTGAAAAAAATCCATATGAAGGATCTTCGTTTAAAGATCAACCATCTCAACCTCATAACATAATAATATATGCTGGCGATATTCATTCAGAAAGATACAGACGATTTTTAGAAAGCGTTGGTTTTCAAAAAATAGCTAGTTCTGGTGGATCTTTAGAAGATCCGGTTAATTGTCTAAATATGAAAACAATACGACAGCCATTTTTTTCTTTCTGGCCAATGACAATTTTTAATACAAAATTATAACGATATACTCTAGTTGGTAATTAAATTTTAAACACGGAGTCCTAAATTTTCTAATGCAATTCTTGCCGATTTTTTAGCATTCTCATTCTCGTGCAATAATAGTTCTGAAATTGGTCCAACTATTCCAGAATCCATAATTGCATCTCGATATAAGTGATTTAAGGCTATTTTACTTATTGCAATTGTTACCATAACTTTTGTAGGAATAGTATCATCACGAATGAATAAATCTCTCAATATGTTAATACCATCTTCTTCCACAATTCTTTCACAAAGAATTTGATCGAATGCAAATGTAGCTAATACACGTGGTGCAATCCAACTATAACGAGGTGGAGCCTCATTATTGTGAATAAATAAAAGAATTGGTGTTATAGATTTTTCTAATGTGTCTATATTTATGTTCGAAAAATCATAATCTTTAGTAATTTCCATAAGAGCTATCAAGACATTCTTTTTTATTCTAACGTTTCTATACATCAAAAGATTTATTAATGGTTCGAGTGTGTTTTTTGACAAAAGGAGGTCTCTGTAGATTTTATTTCTAAAAATTTTTTCAATAATTATAACTGGATATAAAAGTAAATCATCATTGTCTACACTAGCTAAATTATGTTCATCTACCATCATTTCGACAAGTGTATCAATTATATCCTCATTTAAAAGTTCCTGAATGTATATATCCTCTGCTAGGTAAGATAATGCGAATGCAGCATTCCTTTTACATACTAAATTATCACCTTTTAAGAGAACAACCAGAGGTCTGATAGCACCATTCTGAGCAATAATATGAGTATGCTGGGAAGAATTAGTCAGATTAGCGATAATAATTGAAACATATTGATTTATTTCTTCATTTTCTAATCTAAAAAGTTCAATTAGTGGAATTATTCCATTTATTATACTACTTCGATTATCAACTATTATTGACATCTCAGCTAGTTTTTTTACAGCTTTTTCTTTTGCAGTTTCACTATCGTGAGATAATATCTCTATTAATTCAGGAATACTTTTTTGATCAAATTGTTCGTTAACAAATTGTATTCGTTGATCCCAACGTTTAATTAAATCTCTATAGTTCATATCTCTATTATGCAACTGTGGAACAGTTCTCGCTACACGTGATTCATCTTGAAATTGCCAATGTTTTTCTAAAGATCCAAGATCTATATATTTTATAGCATCTACTCCTGTTGATGTTGGATGCCGAAAGACTCCTATCATTTCGTAAGGCAATATTGAAAATGGTTTCAAAGATACAGAATCTTCTAAAACACTACCGTCTTCAGATACAAAATTGGCTCCTCCTCTCCGTCTCCACGCAAGATCACGAACATTAATCTCTTTACATAATTCCTCATCAGTCATATCTTTAACGTGTGCAGGTGAAAATTCAGGTGCTATTATACCAACCCATCTTATCATTTTTTCTCTTTCGTATTCTGACAATGTGTCTTTCCCACAAAATTTTCGCCAATTTGGTAAGTGCGTTTCACATCTACCTTCTTCTTCAGCCGTAGTTTCACATTCATAGTGAAATGGACAATTTCCGTCAAGACATTTTCTGCATATTGACATCTGATTGATCGACGGATCAGTGTTTAGAAGTGGTGAAAAATAAGCCGATGACAATCTTTCACGATTTTTACGACTTTTATTTTTAAGTACATGTTTATGATCACCTACATAATTTGTCATTTCTTTTCTGTTATGTTTATGTCTAAAAAAATCTTCAAAATCAAGTCTTCTTAATAAATTATCTGGTTTGTCTTCATATTGTCTTTGCGATTCTATAAGAAATTCTTTTATTCTTCCAACTGATATTAACCCAATTCCAATAATATTATCGTCGTTGCATGAATAGAATCTATCTTTTTGATCTGTTTTTAGTACATTTAATATCTCATTTAATCTACCGTAAACCAAACAAGAAACTGGTCTGTATTGATCATTTTTATGACTTGTTAACCTAATAGGATAATCTCTTGTTGGATTAATTAATTTTGTCTCATTTATATGAAGAGTATAGATTGCTCGGGATTGATAAAGATAATGTTGAGGTAAGTTTTGAGTATTATACTTTAATCCTAATTCTTCTTCGAGTTCTAAAAACATTCCATCATCGTATGATTGACCTATTTTACATTTACCTGACATTCCTATTTGAATATCATAATTGCCATTTCTATCAAGTTGAATTGGTCCTAATATATACATACTATCATCTAAAAAATGATGATTAATTAAATCTCTTAAAAAATTAAGTCCGTATGTACTTATTTTAATATCGTTATCATATTTCCATACTGATATTTGAGTTTTAACATAACGAGGTGTGTTTCCAGAAATTCGTGGACATGAAAGTGCTTTTCTTTTATTGTGGGGGGGATCAAAAAACCCAACCATAATATCATAAGACATTTTATTTTATTTTTTATAAGAAAATAAGTTTTTCTAAATAAATGGAAGATAGTAAATATTTTATTTGTATTGCTTTGCTCCTACAAATAAAATATTTATTTCATCATTAGATTAAATATATATTTGTTAAATATAAATAATGTCTCAAAGATTTAATTTTATGGATTTTTTGCCAGAAGGAAAAGAAATTATGGTTGATATACCTCGAAATAAATATGCTAATGCTACTCTACAACAATTACACTATGATTATCATCCTAGAGTACATATGGATAAATCTAAATGTCAATTTGAATGGCTTTGTGATACTCTTATACAAACTTATAATACATCCATTTTAGATGTATCAGATACAACTTTTAAAGATACATGTATTGAGGAAGCATATAAATGTGTGAGGGAAGATAGAGATTCTGAAAGAAAAGTTTTATCCCAACTTATTCTTAATCATTCAAAACAGAATGATCCAGACGTTCCAAAAGAAGAAAAAAAACCTATTACTGATTTTATAGGAGGTCCATTATCTCTAACAATGCATTGGAGTAAACAATACAAAAAATTAATATATATTTTTGGTGAGAGACATAGCAGAACGGACGACTGTTGGTTCTCTTTTAAATCAGCTCAAATGATGTTAATAGAAGATTATCTTGAACAATTGTTTAAACATACAGATGTTTTTATAGATTTTTACCTTGAAACGCCCATAACTTATCCAGATAGTTATGGTGACCAAAGAATTGGTGTAATGGCAAAACGTTTTAAAGATTGCGTTTACAATCCTAATACTAAAGAAAATCAAAATAAGTGTAAGTTATCCAGAATGCATTGTTTTGATATTAGAAAAGAAACTCCTGAATTAAAATCAAATCGTATGAGTTATGCTACTCTTGCAATGGTTAATATTGCGAATATTGTCAATAATGATAAAAGCCTACTTAGTCTTAGGAATCTTTTGGATAAATATAATTATGACACACAAATTAAACCAATTCTAGAAGAATTTTCTAAAATTAATATTTACGACGACAAAGGAGATGACGAAAAATATGCAGAATATGATGCATTTTGGGATAAACAAACAGAAGAACATATTTTTGTTACAAAAAAAGTAAATAGGTCTACTATACACGATAAAATTAAATCTTTTATTAAAAAAGAAATCCGTAATCTCGACCATAAATATTACAAACAAATTGATATAAGAATACTTCTTGAAACAGTTAAAGATTTTATTGCTACACTAGATAAATACAGAACAGAAACTGTAAATAAATATGATTTCAAATCTATTACGGACACGGATCGTAAAATACTGTTAGATTTAGATTTCTCTGGATTTTTGATTATTATTAATAGTAAAATTGTAGATTACTACCTTTTGTGTCGTATATTTAAAGTTTTTGATTTTACAAAACTTACAAATCGTCGTTTAACAGATGAGCCTAAAGAACCGCATAATATAATAATTTATGCAGGAGATTTACATTCGGAAAATGTGAGAAAATTTTTGAAAGAGCTTGAGTTTAAAGAGATTTCTACAACTTCATCTTTCTCAAACGTAAGTAACTGTATAGATATTCGAAAATTTCCACAACCTTTCTTTTCAAACCATAAAAAAGTAAAATGGAGTGATAAATTAGAGGAAGAAGAATATAATTTATTAAGTGAAGTTGGTGTTGATGAACTTGAACTTGCTGAACTCCAACGTCAAATTGATCATAATCAATCTTGGAGATGGAAAGCCCCACCCAAACCCCAAGAGGATAAGGTTATTGTGTTGGAAAGAGAAGACTCCTCAGATGATGATCTTTATAATTAATATTATATAACGAGGTATATAATATTAAGTTTAGAATAAAACAAATCACAAATTGCAAAAAAATAAAATCGAAAATTTGTAAGAAATTTATAAAAAAATTATTAAAATATGGATTATGATACCAGAGAAATTGAATCAATAACATTTGGAATATATTCAGCAGAAGAAGTTTTAAATATGGCTGTGTGTAAACTAGATAATGTAAGAAAAAGTGGACCTGGTAGTATTTATGATCCACGAATGGGTACAACAGATTCAACACAAAAATGCGAAACTTGTAAAGAAAATGCAACTGAATGTCCAGGACATTTTGGTTATATTGAATTAAACGAACCTATAGTACATCCTCTCTTTTACAAAAGAGTCACTGCTTTTTTAAATTGTTTTTGTCTTAAGTGTTACAGACTTGTATTACAACAAGATCAAATTTCTATTTGCGGTCTTACTAGATACAAAGGAGAAACTCGATTTGCTAAAATATTAGAAAAAATAAAGAAAGTTGATATTTGTTGTCAATATACTGGAGAAATTGATGAAAACGGAGATCCTGTTATATGTGGAAAAGATTTGCCTAAAATTAAGTTTACTGCAGCTGATAGCAATTTTTCTTTAGTGTATGAAGATGGAAAGAAGAATAAAACAAGTATTATTTTGACAACGGAGGAAATCAAGAAACTATTTGATAATATTTCAAACGAGGATGTTGAATTATTAGGATTTGATCCATTGTTGTGTCACCCTAAAAATTTTATTATTTCTGTACTTCCTGTTCTTCCTCCTTGTGATAGACCTTATGTTCGTGCAGATAATAAAATGTGCGATGATGATTTGACAATTCAATACATTGAAATTATTAAAGCAAACAATAATTTGATTGACGAAGATGATGGTTCAAAAAAAAATGAAAAACGTGATACGATTCGTCAACGTGCATTAGCTAGTTTACGTTTCCGTATCTTGACCACATTCAACAACGGTCAAGGAAAAGCAAAGCACACTACTAATGGAAGACCTATCAAAGGTATTAAAGAACGTCTAACAGGAAAAGATGGACAGATAAGAAATAATATGATGGGTAAGAGAAGTTTGATACCAGATACTCCTGTCTTAATGTATAATACCGGTTTACCTAAACGAGCAGATGAAATAAAAATTGGAGATATAGTTATTGGAGATGATGGCACTCCAAGAACGGTGATAGATACAGTCAGTGGAACTAGTCCTCTTTATAAAGTTATACAATCACATGGTGATGACTATGGTATTAGTTGTGAGCATATTTTGACACTTAAATATTGTGGTCATGCTTGCATCAATTGGAGAGAAAATTTAGGTAAGAATGGATCTTGGGTTATGAAATGGTATGAAAGAAGTGATAGGAAAATTCACGTAAAAAGAGTATCTGTTATTCCACCAAAAACAAAAGAGGATGCGTTGAAAGAGGTAGAAGAAAGACGAGATTTACTAAAGCTAGATAAGGATAAAAAAATTACATGGAATGAAAAGAGAAAAACATATGGAACTTTTCGTTTAAATTATACAGATGATGGGAGTAAGAAATCAATTGAAGTTGCTGTTGTTCCTGGATTAACGAAAGAACAAGCATTAGAAGAGATGGAACAATTCAGAAACACTATAGATGTTAATCCTATTATTGATATTCATGTTAAAGATTATTTATCATTGTCAGACACTGATCGTCGTTTAATGTTAGGTGTTAAATTAAATACACCTATTCAATGGGAACACAAACCTGTAAGTCTTGACCCACGAATTTTGGGAATGTGGTTAGGAGATGGTGGAAAATGTGGTAGAAAATTTACAAGTATTGATATTGAATTAATTGAATATTGGAAAAATTGGGCTACAAAAGAAGGAGGATATATATCCGATATTTGCGATGGTACTAACATACAATTTGGAATATGTAAGGGAAAAACAACTAAACATCCTAGTTTAGTTTATATGAAAGAATACAATCTTATTAATAACAAACATATTCCTGAAGATTATATTATTAATGATGTGAATACGAGGCTTCTTGTTTTAGCTGGTTTAATTGATACAGATGGGTCGGTTGAAAATGATGGAACAACAATTGCAATAACTCAATGCTATGAGCACAAACAAATTATTGATGGAGCACAGCGTATAGCGATATCTTTAGGATTTAGAACTTCGGTGACTAACAAGAAAACATCCTGGACTAATAAAGATGGAAAACAATATGGAGATGCTTTGAAATTAGTTATATCAGGTTCTGGTATTGAAAATATTCCAACTCTTCTTCCGCATAAGAAATGCTATGCTCCGTCTAAAAAAGATATGTCTTGTTATAACATTAAAGTAGTTGAAGATGGTATTGGAAAATATTACGGTTTTGAAGTAGATAAAAATAATCGTTTCTTGCTAGGAGATGCTACTATCACACATAATTGTGATCAAACCGCTCGTACTGTTATTGGACCAGATCCTACATTACGTATGGGTGAAATTGGAGTGCCAAAAGAAATTGCTCAAATTTTAACATCTCCAGTTCGTGTAACATCTTTTAATATTGATGAATTACAAACTCTTGTTGACAATGGAGAAATTAAATCATTATGGAAACCAGATAGTGACACCGTTATTGATCTTAAACGTTTTCGTCGTGGAACTCGTTTAATGCACGGTGACATTATTCATCGAGCTGGAGAACTTATTAAAGTTATTGATGGAAGAGAATTAGTACAAGAATGTGATCAAGTAGAACGAAATGGAGAATTTCTTACTAAATTAAAAGTTGCAAATCGTAAATATAAAGTACCTATTGGATGGATAGTTGACCGTCCTTTACAAAATGGTAATTACGTATTGTTAAACAGACAGCCAACTTTACACAAATCAAGTATGCTTGCTATGAGAGTTGTAATTATGCCGCATAAAACGTTAAGAATAAATTTATCAGTTACTAAAGGTTTCAATGCAGATTTTGATGGAGATGAAATGAATATACATGTACCTCAATCTCTTGAGTCACAAGCAGAAATGAAATATTTGTCGGCTGCTCAATGGAATATGATTTCGCCACAAAGTAGTAAACCAAATATGGCTATTGTTCAAGATTCTTTAGTAGGTGCTTATAGAATGACACAAAATCTTAAAAAATTAACAAAAGGACAGTTTTTTAATATTGCAATGTCTCTGCCAAGAGCACCGTGGTTACAAACAAAAGTTGAAAACGAAAATAGTATTAAAGAAATATCTACATATAAAGTAATGTCTTCAGAAGAAATTTTAGATAGAATTCAACATATACGACGTGTTTTAAAAGAAAAAGAAAAAAAAGTACAATGTTTCAACGGTCATGGTCTTATTTCTCTTTTTCTCCCATTAGATTTTAATTATGAAAAAACAAATGATGTAAACCCAAAAGAACCAACAGTAAAAATATGGAAAGGTGTAATGTATGAAGGAACAATCGACAAAGCAATTGTTGGAGCTTCTCACAGTTCTATTCATCATCTTTTACATAAAGAATATGGTCCAGAAATAGCATCTTATTTTATTGATTGTATACAATTTACTACTAATAAATATCTTCTTATTGATGGTTTTTCGGTTGGGTTGGGTGATTGTTTAATTCCTCAAACCAAAAATAAAGATGGTGTTACAAAAGAAGAAGAAATTCGTGATGTTATAAGTAAATGTTATATTGAAGCAGAAGCTATTAAACAATCAACAACACATCCAAATATCAGAGAAATTCGAATTAATGCTTCGTTAAACAAAGCGAAAGACATTGGTTTGCGAATAGCTAAAGAAGCACTTACGGAAGATAATAATTTTCTTTCAACTGTTCTTTCTGGAAGTAAAGGTGATTTTTTTAATATTGCACAAATTACAGGTTTGCTTGGTCAACAAAATCTAAAAGGTCAACGTGTACCTCTTCTTTTAAATCACGGTAAAAGGTCTCTTCCGCATTATCCATTTGGAGATTTAGATCATGAAATGAAGTATGAGTCAAGAGGATTTATTGCAAGTAGTTTTCTTAGAGGATTAAATCCAAGACAATTTTATTTTCATGCAATGTCAGGAAGAGAAGGTATTTGTGATACAGCTATGGGAACTGCAACATCTGGTTATATGCAAAGGAGAATTGTAAAATTAACAGAAGATATGAAAATACAAGAAGATGGAACAGTTAGAGATACTGTTGGAAAAATATATCAATTGGCTTATGGACAGTTAGGTTTTGATCCTGTATCAACTGTTAAAGTTAAAAATGATCAAGAAATGTGTGATATTTCTCGTATGGTTGCTCGTCTAAATATGAATCACGAACTAAAAAAATAATTTAGGTTTTCTCTTATCTATATTAAAATTAATTTTGTTAACAAAATTAATTTATACAATCAAATCATTTTTATTCATAATCAACATCGTCGTCTTCATATTCATCTTCTTCCTCATATTCTTCGTCATCCTCTAATAATTCGTCTTCTACTATTTCTTCTTCGACAGGAATTTCTTCATCTTCTATTTCATCATCATCGCTTTCTAATATTTCGTCATCAAGTTCGTCGACTTTAACATCTGTCAGTTTTGTTTTTTTGTCTAGATTATCTGAAATAACATATTGAAATTTCCATTGATTACAAACATCAATATCGTCTTCAGTAAGATCTTCTACTGTGCCATCTTCATTTTGTTTTCCAATTGCTTTCGTAGTCTTTTTGTCAAAAATAAATTTTGTATCTGGATGTTCGTGATTTCCATATTTATTGCGACGGATTGCAACGGTTGGAATTGAAGAAGTAAGTTTTTGTGCGACAGGTGTTGATGTTACTTTTTTTGACACCTCGATTTTCTTTGCTGGAGCTTCTTTCTTTGGAGTATCTGAAATTATTTCTTTCCCAAGCAAAAATCCAATTAGTTGTTCTTTTGTACCTGTGCATTTTAAAGAGCGCTGACGACACATATCTTGAAGATCAGTTTTCTTATACTGTGAAAGATCAATTTGATTCAAATCGTTATTTGTATTTTTATCAACAATTGGTGTATCTACAATTTTTTTGTCTGTTGATTTAATAACCTTTTTATCCGAAGTGTCGCTGTCATTCCACAAACATAATAGTTCATTTTGATCTAAATCATACTTAGTTGCTATTTTTTTTACAAAAGAATTAATAATTTCATTTACAGCTTTAGTTACGGTTTGATTCAAAGACATTTTTAATTTTATCATCGATAATTATTCCTTAAACCTCAATTTATTTTTTGCAACATCCAGGATTCTTTGATAAAATTGTTATAAATTTAATTATGATCACATACATAGATTGTTTGTCCAGGACTAGTTGGTCTATTATGAATATGAAGATTTAATTTGTCAACACCTTCTTTAAGTTCTTCCATTCCGTAGAATAAAAAAAAAGTTTTCATACTACTTTTTATATCGTTTATGATATCTTGATCAGACATTATATTAACTTTGTCGTTTAGTATTTCTATATTAAATCCCCAATATATTTTAGCAGAAATTTGAATTTTGGTATAATTATTCATTTTTATGTATTATTTTTTTCTTAATATAAGATTATCGTTGCTTGGCAAAAAAGTTTATACGATTCTTCTTTACTTTATTAGATATTTTAATTGTATTCTTTTTAATAAATCTAACAGCATTTTCTATAATTTTGGCAATTTCATCTTTATCTGTATGATCAAATTCTTCTAACGTTTCTAGGAAATCTTTTATCATAATTGCGTGATTTTTACCAGGTGAATAAGGACTATTACTATCGGAATCATATTTATGACTTCCATCATCCGTTTCATAGCCACTTTCTTCATCACTTTCTAAATTAAAAACTAATTCTTCAAGATCTTCTTCTTCAGGACCTTCTTCAATATCTTCTTCAGGAACTACTTCAATATCTTCTTCCGGACCTTCTTCTTCAGTACCTTCTTTAGGGATTGTTACATTTACTGTTTCTAATATAATAGAAACAGCTGCTTGTACATCATGTTCTGTTATAGTTATATTTGATTTTGATTTAGAAATTTTATCATTAAATTTAAAAATTCCACAAATTAGATTAATTATAGCAGATGCAATACAATTACCATAATTATCGTCTTTAATAATTTCTTGACATTGATAAAAAGTATTTATTAATTCTTGTGTACGTACTATTTCTGAACTAATATCTTGAATTTTTATTTTAGTTTTTAATTTATTTTTAGTCTTGAGATGTTTAATTAAATAATAAATTACTACAGCTAAACGCTTCCATATCACATCAATAATTTTATTATCAAAAGGTGTTATATTGCATTTTTCAACCATTTTAATAAAATAATCAGGCACTTTAGCTGTAATTTCGTGTGCTGCACCGTAAACTTCTGAACAAGGTTGATAAATATTATCAAGAACCATTTCAGTAAATTTTGGTGATATTTCTACCGTTTTTTTGTATTTATTTTTTAAATAATCTTTCATTATTGTTAACGTTTTACAAGAATCAAACACACGTTTTTGAACCCAATTGTTCATAAAAGAGTCATTTTGGAAAATAAACGTAATATCCTCTGTTTTTAATAAATCAAATGAGTCATTTATTTCACGTTTTCGACGAATTTCTTCTCTAATTTTCATCAATTCATTCCCAACAACATTTTTAAGAATATTATTATCTTGATCATCATATATTAAGGTTGCATTGCCAGTTGCCAACAGAAAATCTTGTAATACACGATTATCTAAGAATTTTATTTTTAAACCTTCAACAGCATATTTTATTAAATTATCTTTATCAACTTGCTGTTTTTGTCTATTATAAATATTAATAGCAATTGCAGGGTTAATAAAACTATCTTTTGTATATTTTCCAGATACATTTTTTTTTTCTAAAATATATGTATAAGCTTTACTATGTTCAATACCAATGTGAACTAAAAGCTTTACGATAACATAATGTATCACAGTAATATATTGAAAAGATTCAATTCTAAGAATTGTTTTGAAAAAACTCAATGGAGAAAAACAAGTATATTTCAAATGATCATTATATTTAGGATCTAATGGTCTAGAAGAAGGAGGAAAAACAAAAATTTCCCCAGTTGTTTTTTGGTCAAAGCTATCTTTTAAATCTTTTTTATCATAAGATAAAGGATAATTGATAGCATCTTCCACATCTTTTCTTGATGGGAAATAATATGATTTAATAACAGAATCTTTGTCAATATCATTACATAAATTGTCTGATAACATTCCTTCTGTATAAAGATAATACAGTCTGTCTTCTAAATCAGTTTCCATCAATTGGAATGATGGATCTAAAAAATGCTGTTCTTTTGCTTTTTCATAATCTTTTATGTTTACATGTTTAAATTTTCTATCAAGAAGATAGTCTGCATACATACTAAAAATTCTCTTTTTTATTTTCCTTTCATTTTTTTCTAATAAAAGAGGTAATTGCAATTTAAGAATATAAGGTACTAAATTTTGTGGATATTCATACAATTCTTTAATTTCCATTATAACTTTGTTTTTTCTTTCGTATTGAGTTGAAAAGTTTGTTTTAGTAATAAATGATTCCAATTTTTCTTTACCCAATTCTTTTATTATATCTTCTATATTCTTTTTTAAAAAATGTCTTATATCACGACCATTTTTTACAAGAGTTGATAATTCTTGGTAAGCTATGTATATTTCATAATTAGACTGAAGTTCTTTTTCTTTATTTATTGTTTTTTCTTTTTGTTTTGTTTCATAGATTATTTTTTGTCTTTGTTCTTTTAGACATATTCCGTATAAATTTTTATCAAGACCGTCCGATTCAGTTCCTAAAAAATCGTTAATATATTTTATATCAGAATTTTTTGTTGATAAAAGCAAACTAGTTAATTCGGGTGAGTTACTAAACATTACATCTAAAGCTGTCATAATTGATGCTTTTAGAACGTTAAAAAGTTCAGAATTATTTAACTCTATGAATTTTTGTCTAACTGTTTTGTAATCTTTTTGTCCACAAATTACTTGTTTGTTAGTATTAGATTTTAAAAGTCTTGCATATATGTAATTTGTGAGAGTAATACAACTTACATTATCAATTTTTACATTATAAGAACTCAACCTTTTCTGTTTATAATTATTACTAAGACACCCAAAAGGTTCGATCGCTGGGTTAAAAATTTTAATCTCTGATGTCATTTTTTGTTAATGCAAATGTTTTACTTTTTTTTAAAAAATATTTTACAGTTTCGATTATTTTCATAAATTAAATAAGACTAAAAGACTTTTAAACTGTTCTTAGTCCAAAAAACATATTGTAAAAGGATTTATTCTTTTCAACCAAGTGTACATAAAAGTTGAGTATTATAAATTACTTATAAAGTATGATTTAAAATAATATATTTTAGCTTAAATGTAATTAATTACTCTGATAAAATGAGTGGATTGCTTTTCCTTACGACTGAAGACTTTAATATTCAACGTGGTGTTAAAGGACATATTATGTGTACAATGATACAAGGATTTTCTTTAATTTTATTTTATTCTACAGAGTGTCAACACTGCCAATCTTTGATACCGATTTTTAAGCGACTACCTGGGTCTGTAGGTGGATGTCAATTTGGTATGATAAATGTTAGTCATAATAAACAAACGGTAATTATGTCTAGAGATACTATTGCACCTATTCAAGTAGTGCCTTATATAGTTTTATATATTAATGGTAAACCTCATATGAGATATAATGGTCCATATGTTGCAGAGGAAATTGGTAGATTTATAGTAGAAGTCGCACGAAAAGTGCAAAAGCAGGAAACAGTAGAAAAAGATGAAAGAATTACCGAAGATCCAAACGGAGGAATTCCAGCTTATACAATTGGTCACCCACTTTGTGGTCCTGATACTAAAGTATGTTATTTAGATTTTAAAGATGCTTACAGTTCAGATGCTACAGGATCCGAACGCACTTCTAAAAATCGTCAACCTCCTGGGTTTAATCAAGTAAAAAGGTTTTAAAAATTAAATTGAGTTTTAAGAATTACATACTCTTAAAAACAAACATGAGCTTTCCGCTTTTTGATAGTTTAAATAAAGATCTTCCTAAAAAAGATTTATCGATTAATGAAAAAGAAGAATTTATAAATAAAATTCAAGATATAGATAGCACTGGCAGAGATTTAGTATATGCTCTTATACAATTTTACAGCATTTCTGAAGAAAAAATAGAAAATTCTGATGAACTTCCATATAAAGGAATTAAAGAAAAAACGACAAAAGGAATACACGATTTAACTTGGACTTTTACAGATTTTCCTATAAAATTAAGGCATATTTTGTATAAATTTATTAAAATTCATACTCAAAGTGTAGAAGAAGATCAAGAACTTAGAAAAAGAATCGTTTAATTATTATACTCAGTATGAATACAATCATACTAAGTAAACTAAACATAAATAATATTTTATAAAAAATAAGATGTTTAGATCTTTTATTCATCGGAGGTTTATCACTTAACAAAGAATAAGAATTCGTTCCTAATTCTAAATATTTGCATACACCCCAACAATTAGGATCTCTGCCAACAGTTACATTTTTATAACGCCCTATATGTCCATTTTTTTCCATATCTTTTATAGGTATTTTTTTACATTCTCTACCATCGCAATAATAACCCATCATATTCGATTCTAATGTAAATTTGTATAAAAATTGTTTATTAATATCTATCTGTTCTAAACTATCTTTTACAATTTCCAGTCGTGACAATTGAGTGTTTATAACAACTATATAATTTTCTGCACCATAAGTTATATAAAAAACATCTCCATATGATATTTTATCTTTATTTTTTTTTGGATCAAGAGATCTGAGAATGAAAGTAGTTTTTTCTGTTGAAAAAACAATCGGAGATGCATTCCAAGTCAATATATTTTTATCAGAATTGCTAATTAATAAAGAAGTACCTGGTATAGAAATTTGAACTGGAACACCGTATTGCAATGGTATATATTGTGAAATTTGACCAAGAGTTTGCGTTGTTTCTCTAAATTGTAAATTATTTTTGTTTTCTTTTTTTAAGTAAATATAATCATTTTCACGAATATTTGTTGTAATAGACATTTTATTTACAACATCAATTATATCTACAACATCTCTAAAAAATACAACATTAGCTTCTTCTGGTGGAAATGGGAAATGATCTGTATTAATAAATGTTGATATTGTAGCATATTTTAATTCTGGATATACATCTTTTTTTTTAAGACGATGAATTTGATTCAACAAAGGATTAACAGTCGTACGAAGTGGTGCGCACAATGTACTACCGTTTTCAAATTCAATATGATATCCAGCACCACACGAATCTTTACACTCATCTATACATTCTTTTATTGATTTTCCAGATAAACATATACCATTAACGGTGTCATTGCAATCAGATATGGTTAAAATATCTAATATAGTTTCCGGCCATATAATCCAATTATTTTTATATTTCCAAGGTTTTGGCAATTCTGACTCTTTCATTTGTTTTTAATTTAGATAAAGATTTATTTTTACTAGAAATAAGTATACATTTTTTATGATTAATCTAAAAACAAAATTATATCTGTTTAAAATTGAAATAATGATAGAAACTACAAAATTAGAAGATAATAAAACTGTTGTTTTTAAATCTCCTATTCAAGGAACTGATGTTCTTGTACGAACAGGTAATAACAAAAAGTCTTTATCTTTTTTTCAAGCAGTTCTTCGTTCTTGTTCAAAAAAATATGGCTCTATGAGCACCGAAGACAAAATAACATTTCTTGAAAATTTTCAAAAAGATATTACGTCTAAAGTAGATTGTAAAACTTGGGAAAAAATCAACGGAATGACATCGAAACTTTCCTTTAAAGAAATTACAAATGATATTCTCTTGAATTGTTATCTTTTTTTAGAAGACAATCCAAAAGCAAAAGGAAAATCAACACATAGGGTTATTAAAAAATTAATTGGTGATAATGAAAAATCTCTTGACGTATACAAATTAATTGTAACAACCATTCCATATAAAGATGGATTTAAAAAAAAAATTCTTCCAGAAGCTTATTCTAAGACTGAAGATAAAAAAATTTCAATTATTTGTGATGCAATCATTAACGAAACAATGAATTTTATAAAAAATAAAAAATACATTCTAGACACGAACGTAATACGTAAATTCTTGTTAACTATATTATCTGAAGCAAAAGATCAAGCTTTTAAAAAATTTGTTTCTAATTTGCAAAATGTAACAAACGATGTTAATGAAGATATAGTTTCTCTTGTTTCAAATCATTTTAATCGTGATATATATTTTTTGGATTATAAAAACAGAATGCCATATATACATTGTCAAACAATTGAAAATTTTAGAAAACAAAAATCTATCATCATTTTTTCCTTTGGCAATGGATATTATGAAATTATAGGAAAATTACTACAAGATAATTTTATTCAACGTGAATTCGAGTTTGATGATGATATTATTAAAAAGATGTACACTTTTTTGGTTAATCCAGAAAAAATATTAAAACAATTCAAAGATTTGGTTGAATATTTACCAGAACAATATAAAAAAGAAATTTCAGATTCTGACGAAAATTCTGATTCTGACGAAAATTCTGATTCTGACGAAAATTCTGATTCCGAAGAAAATTCTGATTCCGACGAAAATTCTGATTCCGACGAAAATTCTGATTAGTTTTTATACACGATTGTATAAAAAATTACTGTTTAAAATATATATTGATAAAAGAAAAATGGAATTAGATATTGTTAATTTTCTTCCCAAATATCCAAACATAGAACAATTTGATGTTTCTAAAAATATTTTAAACCCATATGACGAAGATTTTTATAACGTTATTTACAAAAAAAAAGAATTTTATGAAAACAGATTAGAATCTCTAGAAGAAATTCCAAAACAAGTTGGAACTTTGATGAAACATCAAAAACTTATTGCAAGATTTTTTTCATCTAATACACTATACGATGAGCTATTACTATTACATGAGATGGGAACTGGAAAATCATGTTCCGCTATAGGAGCTATTGAACAAATTAGAGAAGAAGGAAAGTTTAAAGGTGCTTTATATTTTGCAAAAGGCGAAGCGTTAATCAACAATTTTACAAATGAATTAATTTTTAAATGCACTGATGGTCGTTATATACCAGAACAATATCAAGCTATTAGTGAATTAAAAAAAGTGCATCGAAAGAAAAAAGCTATTAAAGATTATTATCAATCTAATACTTTTGAAACATTCGCTAAAAAAATTAAAGGAAAACAATCACAAGACGACTTAGAAAAATGGTGTGAAAACTTTGATAATCATATTATTATTATAGATGAAGTTCATAATTTACGTATGAAGAGTACATCAGATGATCTAGATGAAGATGGTAAAAAATCTGCTTTAAATGTATATGATGAGTTTTGGAGATTTTTACATGCTGTAAAAAATTGCAAAATACTCCTTATGTCTGGTACTCCAATGAAAGACGGAATTGATGAAATAGCGTCTGTTATGAATTTGATTTTGCCAAAAGATAAACAAATGCAATCTGGTGATGTTTTTGTTGACGAATTTTTCACAAAAAATAATAATTTGTATACAGTTAAATCTCAATTTTATGTGAACGAACTTAAAAAAGTTTTCAAAGGAAGAGTTTCTTATTTGAAAGCGATGCAATCAAGTGTCAAAAAAGAATTTTCTGGTGATAAACAGGGAACATTACAACATTTGACAGTTGAAGAAGATCGAATGAGTGATTTTCAAACAAAATATTACAATTTAGCTTACGAAGAAGATGGAAAAAATAAAGGAGTTTGGTCGAATTCAAGACAAGCGGCTCTTTTTGTTTTTCCAGATGGTCAATGGGGTAAAGAAGGATTTAAAACATTTATTAAAACAAAACAACAAACCGTTATTAAAAAAGAAACGAAAGGTAAATCAGCATTTTTTCTCTCTCGTGATCTAAGAGACCAAATTAAAACAAAGGAAACAGATACTTCAGAACAAATGTTAAAACGATTAAATGTTTTTAGTAGCAAATATGCTAAATCAATTCAAACGATTCTTCAAGCACAAAAAGATAATAAATCGGTTTTTGTTTATAATGAATTTGTTACAGGATCGGGTATTATACTTTTTGGACTAATTTTAGAATTATTTGGATTTATAAAGGCATCTGGTTTAGAATTAGAAGGTGATCAAAAACCTCGATATGCAACTTTAACAAGTGATACATCTACAGACAGACAGATAACTTTAATTTCTGAACGTTTTAACAAAGCTGATAATATGCACGGAAAAATTATTAACGTTATTATTGGATCTCGTAAAATATCAGAAGGATTTACGTTTAAAAATGTGCAAGTTATAGATATTCACACACCTTGGTTTAACTATAGTGAAACATCTCAAGTTATTGCTCGTGGTTATCGTCTAGGTTCTCATAGAGATTTAATTGACTCGGGTATTGTTCCGCAACTTACTATTTATCAACGTGTTTCTATTCCTTCTGATGAAGAAAAAACAAGTATTGATTTAGATATGTATAAAATTTCAGAAAGCAAAGATATTTCTATAAAAGGTGTTGAACGTATTATGAAAGAATCTGCTTGGGATTGTGCACTTACATATAGACGAAATTTAATAATTGGAGAAGATTACAACAGAGATTGTGATTATACAAACTGTTATTATGAATGCGACGGTTGTGATGGAACACCTGAAAACTTGACAAAACTTGATTATTCAAGCTTTCATTTAAAATATAACGAAGATAATATTCAACTTGTTATTGACAAAATAACTATTTTGTTTCGTAATAATTTTAGACTTGAATTGACAGTAATTATAGATCAGTTTCCTGATTTATTGAATTCGGATGTAATATCCGCATTGCGTATCATTATTAACGAAAGTAGAAAAATTATAAATAAATATGGGTTTCCATCTTATTTGAAAGAATATAAAAATATTTTTTTTCTAGTTGATAGTTTATCTTCTTCTGAAACAGATTATTATACCGAACATCCTCATCTAAAAAACCAAATTTCTTTTACTAATATTGTAGAAAATTTGTATGTTGAATCATTACCTAAAATTGTTAATAAATGTTGTACAACAGCAAATAATATAGAAGATATTCGTACATTTATGGTTCGTCTTCCAGTAGAAGTAAATGAATATTTCCTAGAATCTGCTATAAAAAGCGAATTTCTTAATCGTGTAAAAGGCAAACAATTTACTGCACGAGAAGAAAAAATTAGGAAACTCATCCTTGAGTATTTTGTAAAATATTATATTAATCTTGACGGAGTATGGGTTTCTTGGTTACTTGAAGATAATTTTCGTTGTTTTAATGAAGAAATTGGCGAATGGAATGATTGCGAATCAGAATACATTCAACAAATTGAACTTCTAAACGATAAAAAAGAAAAAGAAATCAAAACGAATATTTATAATTTTTACGGATTATACAATCGTGAAAGTAAAAGTTTTTGTCTTCGTGATATGAGTAAAGATGATCCAGAATTAAAAGGACATCAAAAAACGTCTGGTAGAGTATGCACAACAATCAAAAAACCAGAATTAATAAATCTCGTACTCAATAATTTTAAATTTAAATTACCGACATTAGAAGAAATTAATGAAACAGAAGAAGAATTAAAAATATTAATGGATGACAGTGAATCAAACCTTGATAATATGAGGACAATTTTAAGACAAATTAATGCACAAACAAAAGAAAAAATATTAAAAGATATCAATGATAACAAATATGTTAGATCTGTAATAGATGATACTTCCGTTTTAAATGATCAACCAATAGATGAGTTAAAACGTATACTTTTTTGGTGCAAACAAAAATCTTCTCCTTTATGTGGATATATTCACATTTGGATGAAAAAAATGAATTTCTACATTGAAAATAAATCTTGTAAATCTAAACATAAAAATAAATCGGGAGATTAAATTTAATATTCAAATAAGATTTTCAGTCTCAATATCGTATAATGGTAAATATAAGATATATATTTAACATTTTTAGAACTAAAATTCTAAAAAAGCGGAGGAGGAGGAAAATAAAAAAGATAATACAAAGGAAATTTTCTACGAATTTTTGAAATTATTTAGAAAACAAAAAGAAATAAAACAAAAAGTTTTTCCTTCTCCTCCGACTTTTTTGAAAAACGGGGGAAATCCGCAAAAAACATTTTTTGGAGAAATGGCTTTTTAAAAAGAGTCTTACACACACACATTTCAAATTTTTTCCAAAAAGTGAATTTAATCAGAGATTTGTGACTAATTTCATCCTCTTTTGACTCTTTTGACTCTTTTTGACTCTTTTTTAGTTTTAACAGAAAAAAAGGGTAAATTATCTTAACAAAAATGACAAATTCATTTAAAAACAAATGAATAAAATTAAAAGCAAATGGAAAAATGCCAGTTTTGCAATAATATGTTTGGAAATACTCAAATGCTTAAACAACACCAAAAGAAAACCAAATATTGTCTAAAAATCCAAGAAGCACAAGCCAAAGAAGAGGCTGAGGCTAAAGAGAAAGAGAAAGTTGAAACAACAAAGCTTCAACAAACAATTAATGAATTAACTTGTAATTTTTGCTCCAAGCAGTTCAAAACTAAATATCTGTTGCGTACGCATCAAACACACGCAAAATATTGTCTTAAGTTGCAAGAATCTCAAAATTCTGAAGAAATTATATCATCTTTAGTTACTTGTAAATTCTGTCAAAAGACTTTTTCAAGCAAAAATTTTAGCAGACACGACGCAATATGCAAGAAAAAAAATCAGGTTCTTATAGAAGAAATTGCCAGATTGAAAATTGATAAAGAAAGAGATGAGAAAGAGATATATAAAAATCTTGCAGAACGCTCACAATCTACTGCCGAACGTGCGCAGGCTACTATCGAAGAAATAGCCAAACGACCAACTTATCAGAAAAACAGCACTAAAAACATTCAAAATAATCTGATGATTTCAAATCTTACTCCTCTTGATTTGTCTCAAGCTCGTGTTAACAGTATAATCGATGAAAAGTATACAAAGAACGATTTTTATGAAGGTCAAAAAGGAGCAGCACATGTAATTCATAAACATATTCTCACAGATGATTCAGGAAAATCTCAAATAATATGCACGGATACAGAACGTGGTACATTCCATCACATTGATGTTAACGGTGAACACATTGTTGATTATAAGAATGCTCATCTGATTGATAGAGTTCATTTACCTCTTAAGAGAAAAGCTGGGAAATTTGCTGCTGAAGAATATGTAAAAAATCCATCCGCTTCAAAGGAAATTATTATGAATGAGACTTCTATCAGAGAGCTAGAATCTAAACCTGGTTTGTTCAATAGAACATTGGCTCAACTCACCGGAAAAAAATCTGCAAGGCCATTATTATCAGTTGAATCATCACAAAATATTAATTTATCAATTACTGAAGATTGGCTCTTAGAAAATTCTACATTTTTGACACTAGATTACATACGTAGAGGTCCAGAGGGGTACGCTGATTATGCACTTTCTTATCCTCTCTGTGATAGACTTTTGATTGACGAAGATTATTATAACTCTGATTCAAAAACTAGTATATTGAGATATATAGGTAATGATAATATAGTAATAACAGATTACGGAGGAAAGATATTGACAAGTATGATCATTAACTCTCTTCGAGAAAGAACTAAAACTTTGAAAGAAGAGAATCCAAGTTATGATATTATTTTTCCTAATTTAGATGATTTTCTATTTCAGCAAGAATTTATAGAACTTGTAATGAGCAATATATAATATATTATATTTAAAAATAAGATATACTTTTAACATTTTTAGAACTAAAATTCTAAAAAAGCGGAGGAGGAGGAAAATAAAAAAGATAATACAAAGGAAATTTTTGAAATTATTTAGAAAACAAAAAAGAATAAAACAAAAAGTTTTTCCTCCTCCGCGAAACTTTTTTAAAAACTGGAGAAGATAATTTTGAAAAATCCGATTTTGTGGATATAAAAAATTGTCAACACACACAAAAATAAAAATTTTCTATGATGACTATTTTTACGGTAATTTGTAGACAAAATTACTAATATTTGTAAATATTTACAAATATTTACAAATTAAATTATTCTCTTAAAAGGGAAAAAAAAGGAAAACAAATATTAGTAATTAAAAATTGTTTTGATTACTAATATTTACTTTTTTTTGTAAATCTGTTTAAAAAGATAATTATACATATAAAATGGAATGCGAATTTTGTAAAAAACTTCTTAATAGTAAATCCGCACTAAATGTTCATCAAAAAAATACGAAATATTGTCTTAAACTACAAGGAAATTCTCAAAAAGGACAATTTGTATGCGAATGTGGAAAAGACTTTCATAATAAACATCATTTGATTAGTCATCAAGATGTATGTCGAATCGTAAATACAGTATATGTTCAAGAACTTCGAAATAGAGTTAATACTACAGAACAAGAAAATATTATACTTTCTTCCAAGTTATCTGATGCTTTCAATACTATCAAAGATCTCCAAGATAGGCTAGAAAATATAACTCTTCAAGCTATTAATCGTCCTACACACCAAACAAAAAATAAACAGATAATAAATCTTGCACCATTTGATCTAACTCAAGATAAGGCAAAAATTATTTTTGCAAATAAATATACTCCAGAATATTTTCTTCAAGGTATGAAAGGTTTGGCTAGGTTCGTTAGCGATCATATAGTTAAGACTGATACTGGTGAAAGTATTTACGCTTGCTATGATAGAAGTAGAGATGTTTTCAAATACAAAAATGAAGCGGGTGAGTATATCAATGATATTAAGGCAGTTCGCTTGGTAGAAATTATACACCCTGCCGCAGCAGAACATAGTAGGTCAATGAATGATAAATTTCACGAGGAATATATGTCTGCCTTATCAGAATACGATGAAGAAAATCTAACAAATAAAATAACTCAAAATGAATTAGATTGTAAAGAAATGAAAGCTACACAATCAAGAGATTCCAATTTTTTACATAAGTATCTGAACACAGAGTTAGATTCGTTTTCAAAAGAGCTTGGTAATAATATAAAGATATAAAAATTATATTTATTAGACTACTTTTTTAAATAAACCAATTATTTGAAAAAAAAATTTTCAAATCTGATTTCTATTATATAAATAAGAAATGAATTGTAATGATTTAAGACAAAATTGGCGTAAAACATACGAAAATGGTGAAAAACTTCCTGAATTATGGGAACGAAGAATTAGTAAAACCTACAGTATACTACTGGAAGACTTGATATTTTATTATAAAAATCTAATAACAAAACAAACACAATGGTGTGAACCAGAATTTTCACCTAACGAATTGTCTATAAAAGATCCAAAAATTACAACTCATCTGGTTAAAGGTTCCAACACAAGTCAAGATCTTGATCCAACAATTACTCCTAATCAAGATGAAGTAGCAACTCCAACTCCGGTTACTACTCTTGATACCAAGATAATTCAAGATGCAGTCGCTGATTCAATAATTGTAAAGGATACTAAGAAAACTCCTAATCAAGATGCAGTAGAAATAATTACAACTCCTATACCTAATATGACTCCTAATACGACTTCTGATACCAAGATAAGTCAAGATCAAGATGCCGTTTCTGATCCAATAATTACAACTTCAACTCTTGGTACAAATACAATAATTGATACCACTACAACTCAAGATAAAGTTTCCGATCCAATAATTGTAAAAGATAACACTACAAGTCAAGATAAAGTTGTTGAACCAATAATTTATACCACTACAAGTCAAGATAAAGTTGCTGAACCAATAGTTGATACCACTACAAGTCAAGATAAAGTTGCTGAACCAATAGTTGATACCACTACAAGTCAAGATAAAGTTGCTGAACCAATAGTTGATACCACTACAAGTCAAGATAAAGTTGTTGAACCAATAGTTGATACCACTACAAGTCAAGATAAAGTTGCTGAACCAATAGTTGATACCACTACAACTGAAGATAAAGTTGCTGAACCAATAGTTGATACCACTACAAGTCAAGATAAAGTTGTTGAACCAATAGTTGATACCACTACAAGTCAAGATAAAGTTGCTGAACCAATAGTTGATACCAGTACAACTCGAGATAAAGTTGCTGAACCAATAGTTGATACCACTACAAGTCAAAATAAAGTTGTTGAACCAATAGTTGATACCACTACAACTCAAGATAAAGTTGCTGAACCAATAGTTGATACCAGTACAACTCGAGATAAAGTTGCTGAACCAATAGTTGATACCACTACAAGTCAAGATAAAGTTGCTGAACCAATAGTTGATACCACTACAAGTCAAGATAAAATTGCTGAACCAATAGTTGATACCACTACAACTCGAGATAAAGTTGCTGAACCAATAGTTGATACCACTACAACTCGAGATAAAGTTGCTGAACCAATAATTGATACCAGTACAACTCGAGATAAAGTTGTTGAACCAATAAT